CAGACTCCTCGTGAACCTACCCGCCCTTTGGTCTGAGCGTCGTCCCTTTCCTTACAATGTCATAATAGCAAAACCCCTTGCGCATTGCAAGGGGTTTAGCGAAAATATTTTAAAAATTCTCCTTTCGTCGGTGAGTGGTTGGGCGGGGTAGGGCTTGCGCCCTACCCCTTGCAGTGGCTAGGCCACCTTGTAAGAAACCTTACGACCGTCAACAATCTTAACAATCTTGCCAACCTCAACGCCGAGACGCATAACAGCAGCCGCCTTTTGCGTCGTGAGGATACCGCGCACATGCTCCGTGAGCCACTTAGCATTAACCTCATTGTTGCCCATCGCGGTAACAGCGGCATCTACAAGGGCGAGATTCTCAATCCTAGCCTTAGACGGGGCATCGGACTTCTTGCGAGGCTTCGTGATGGATTCATGCATCTTGTTAAGCACCTCAACAACCTCGGGGTTGTTTGCGCACTGCTCAATCGCGAACTCAAGAGCCATAGCACGGGTAATGGTGTTCTGCTTCGTCATGGTAAACCTACTTTCTGCCTTTCGGCGGTTTGTTGAAAAGCCCCTTTAGCTTTTCTGTATCTTAATTATACCTTGTCGATTTTGGAGTGTCAAGAACTTTTTTTAACTTTTTTTCGTCGTGCGGGATAGGGAAACGCCCAGCTACCCCGCACGCTACTCTTTGTTTTTCAAAGTCCCCTTGTTCCTTTCAACAATGCTATTGTCTCATGGTTTGCCCCTGCCGTCAAGGGGTTTTTCAGTATTACTTTAAAAAGTTTCGTAACACCCATGCATTTACATCCGTCTATTGGATGGAAAAGTTAGGCGTGCCTAACTTGTTTAGTCTCTCCCTCCCTCCCTCCCTTGATATGATAGCATAGGTTTTGAGCAATTGCAATAGGTTTTAGGAAAAAACTTTTTTTAAATTTTCGCCGATTTTTGCTTGACTTTTTCTGCGGGGTGTGTTATAATTTTTTCGCCCTCACAGGGCGTCATTTCTATTATAGCACACTTCCAAGAGAAAAGCAATAGCTTTTTCAAAAATTTTTGTAAAAAAATAACCCCTTGCGGGGTTATTTTTACATGTTGGCGACAAACCAAAACGAAAAGATGGTTACGCACATAAGCCAAATAATCTCATCCATTGCAAACCCCTTTCGTCTTTGTCTTTCCTACAATGTTAGTTTAGCACCGTTACGCCGTCATTGCAAGCACTTTTTCAAGATTTTTCAAAAGATTTGCGGTGTCGCTTGCGTCGATGGTAAAGTTTTCCTCGGTGTACTTTTCCCATGCCTTGCGAACTTGCGCGTTATCATCTACGAGAATAGAGCCGCGAACTTTTGCGGTGGTATGTTTGCTAGTCCCATACTTTACTACATGAAACTCACTAACGCAAGGCAGATTGTTTTTAATCCATGCCCTTTTTGCTTTGCGCGTCTCTTTGTTGTACTCTTTAGTACCATGCTTAGCAGACCATGAAATAACGCCAATAACATACCCAATAGCAATGAACTTGTCAAGGATAGAATTAAGTTTATCCATGTTAACAAGCGGCATAGCATCAACATAGGGCGAAACGTCGCAAGCGTTCAACTTGTTTTCCCAATCGGGCACATTGTACAGGTCTGCAATCGTTCCGTCCATGTCAAAGTAAATCGCCTTGGTCATTTTTAACCCCTTTCTTAGTTGGTAATACTAGTTTAGCATGTGCGGGGCGTGGTGTCAACAAGAATTTTTATTTTATTTTGAGCATAATGAGTTAACCAAAGTTAACTTCTGAGAATCCCCCGACAAGATGATAACACATAACCTAGGCCATTACAATAGGTTTTCGGCAAAAAAATTTTTTTAAATTTCTCGCATTTTTCTCTTGACAAGTTGTGGCAGCATGTGGTAAAATTTTGCGGCCTCAGTCGAACATTTGTTCGACTTTTGCCTTTCTTAGTAGATACCGCGCTTCTTCATTTCTGCATAAGCGGCTTGCATGTGCTTGTAGATTTTATTCTTTTCTGCGCGGGTAACGGTGCAATCATCGCTCATGTCGGCATAAAACTTGAGTTCGTCTGCATATTCCTTAGCGGCCTTGAGTTCGTCATCGGTCATTTTGCTAACGTCGCAAACACCAGCAACCTTGTAGGCGGCTTCTTTGTATTCGTTCGTGTACTTCATCGTTAACCCCTTTCCTATCCTTTGTTCAATTACATTGTAGTGTGCGGCGGCTTGTTTGTCAACCCCTTTTCTCAAAATTTTTGCAAAAAAAATACCCCGCACGCAAGGGGTTAAAACGTGCGGGGTAGGGGTTAGGCAAGTTCTTTGTAGGTGGTTTGAATACGCTGCCACTCCTTATTGTGTAGGCACATGCCAACCGTGCTAGTTTCAAAGTGCTTTTTACGATTGAAGCACTTCCGCAAAATCTCGCACTCAATAATGCAATCTTCGTGCGCTGTGTGCTTTTCAGTAAAGTTTACATCGTTGGTAATGTAACGATACATAACTTCTGCGCCGGTCTGAATGTTGCTAACCGTGGTAATGTAACCGTTATCAATGCAAAACTTGATATAGGTATTCGTGCCGAGAACGCTCATAGCAGCGTGCCAAATGTCAAGAGTTGCAATGTCACCAGCGAAAAAGTTATCATAGCCAAACATTTTAGCGGTCTTGTCAAGATGGTTCACATCAAACGCGATATTGTACGCACAAACCGTGCAATTGTAATGCTCAATTAGGCTGTTAATCCTATTGCGAATGTAGGCAAAATCTGCCACATTAAAACCGCCCTTGTTCTGCCACAAATCAAAGTAATACTTACCAATCTTGTCACGGGTAAAGCGGTCATTGAACATGTCAAGCATAGCGGGATTGTTGATAAATTCACTCACAACATAGCTACCATGTGCGCTGCAATTGCCCTTGCGGTCAATGAGACGATAGCCAATGTCAAAAACATAGTCGCCGCAAGTCTCCGTGTCAATTACCATGTAATATTTCTTGTTGCTCATTGTTAAACCTTTCTGTTTGTCCCCTTTGACAATACAAATACTACTCTTTGCGTTTGGTGTTGTCAATACCTTTTCGGAAAATTTTTTATTCTACTTTTGGAACAATGTTTGTCAAAAAAAAGTTAACCGCGGCTAACAAATTTTTTCGGTCGAGTTAGGCTTGGTTAACTTTTTCTTTTTTTTAAAAGCACACACTTCGCTATCTCGCAAGCCCCTTACGTTGAGGCTGTCCGAACTTCTATGTTCTACGAATATTATAAAGGGGTTGCGCTTGCGCGTCAACCCCTTTTTGCGAGTTTTTTAAAATTTTTTACCAGCGAATAATTATTTGTTTAATCATCCAATGGTCTTTTACATCGTAACCAGCCGAGCGAAGTTCAAAGACAATTTCTTGCTTTTCGTTTGCAGTTAATCCGTCATAGTTCATCGTGTGTGCATAATCCCAAAGAAACCATTTAAAGCCATCTTTTGCACGTGCAATAATAGCCTTTTCAAGATAATTCATAGTTTCATCTTTTGCGTGATTTTGATAACCGTTTGCAATGCGGTTGGCTTCAGTAGCAGTAAACATCTTTTCTCCTTTCGTGCTTGTCCCCTTTGGACAATTACATTATTACATCATGGAACGCGCGTGTCAAGAGAAATTCCAAAAAAGTTAGAAAAATCTTTATGTTTTTTTGAGAATAATACTGGCCGCACTTTCCCCGAACTTTCTCAAGTAGTTGGCTTGGGGTATTACCTTGCTCAACCTTGCAACTATAGAATAAACCCCTCAACAATGTTTGTCAAGGGGTTTGCCGCAACTTTTTTAAATCCATGCTTCAATTATATCATTAGCGGTTAGCCACCCCTCAACTTCATCACCGTAATAATTATTCAAATGAACGGGCGGCATTGACTCCAATAGACCCTCATTCCAACCATAAGAAACGCCAACCCCATAAATAACAGAGCATTTCTCCCCATACTTGTTAATAAACTTAGTGCGGGTAATGCCTGTATTATCGCTAATAATAGTAGAATCATCATACCATTCTATTCCTGCGGTAGTCAAGCCCTCACGCAGCGCCCGCATTTCCTTATTCATTATTTTATCCTTTCTCTTGGAAAAATTAAAAGATTATGCTAAACCAAATCAACATAGTTATTGTACCACAGACCAACAGAATTGTAAAGAGAATAATTTTTGCCGGAATAGTCATAGCATCATAATAATTATTGTTCATGTAGTTAAACCACGAAAATACCAACATTGTAACACATGTTAGAATAATAGCCCATAACATAATTATACCCCAATCGAAAGCAGTACAATACTAACACAAACAACCCCAACAATGCAACCAACAAATTGCATAACATAACCCTTGCGCCAATAATACCACACACCTAGGCCGCAAGCAAAATAAAAAAACCAAAGGGAAAGCCAACCAATCATCCAGACGAACATTTGTACGGTGCTCATAATTTATCCCCTTTCCTTAACTTCTATTAAAATTATAGCACATAATTTAGTATCAGGCAAGAAGAAATTTTTTATTTTTTTCTAAATTTCCCCTTGACTTTTCTTGCGAACTGTGGTAAAATTTTTCGCCCGCAAGCGGGCGAGCTTTATTACTATTATGTTTACTAATTGAAAAATATTTAAATCAATAACGCGAAAAGGCTTGACGTGCCTATCGTTGATAGTGTACAATGGACTTGTCCAAAGGTAAGAAATAGGACAGCGCACGATAGGCTGGCGGTAAACCTAGGGATGCGGTTGGCCACAGTGTAGCCTTAAAAAGTCTTACATACGTAAAGGCTTACACTTGTAAAATTAAACTTGATAGGTGCAGTATAGTTTTTCGGCCAACTATGACATTTGTAATGGTTTACATTTGTAAAAGTTTAGCCTAAAGAAAAACCCCGGTGCCCGCAGGTCCGGGGTTTAGCGTGTTCTAATCACGCTCCAATATTTTCCTTTCTTTAGCCGACCTCCGGGCCGTAGTAGTAAAGGCACATAGCCGCGTCCTCGACGAAGTTCTCGGACAGGCCGAACTTGTTGGCGTAGTACTCGACGAAGTGCTCATACCCGTCGTAGTCCTCAGTCTCGTAGCACTTGGCGATGCGGGCGATAGCGCGGTCAAAACGCGGGTCGTTGATGTAGTTCCTGTTCACGTTCAGCTTCGTCATTTTTAACCCCTTTCATATCTTTAACCTTACAACTCTATTATAGTCCTTTGATTGCGGCTGTCTAGTAGTTTTGCGATATCTTCACATAATCTTCATAACTCTATTGCACTAAAGTATTAAAAAAACTTTTAATAATAGTTCGCTCAAACCTATTGCATTCACTCATTCACTCTGGTAGACTACTAGATAGAGAGAAGGGAGAGAGCAATGGTCAGATGAGCAACATACTACCTGGGTCGTGCCCATACCTTAGAGCATTGCGGGAGACGGTACTCTGTCTTGAATACAGAACATTTGTTCGATAAAAAAGTTAACCACGGTTAACTTTTTTCACGGCCTCATAGGGCCGTTACCCAGTAAGGCCCTTGGTGGCTTACTCTATCAACAGTAGGCCATCATCAAACGATAGCACATAATACACGCTATCATACAATAGCTCATCATAGTCCTCTAGGCCATAATCTTGCGCCACATCATTAGGCGTGTGGTCTGGCCCTGTCTCTTCCCAATGAATAAAATCATACACTTGCGATTCTTTTAGCGAATCAAACAACTCGGGCAGCTCGTCAACTACTGCATCAAAGACATGCGCAGGCAGCGCATCAACCAACGCCCGCACAGCCGCACCGCTATAGATAGACATGTTACAACTCCTTTTCTACTTGATTACCTTTTCCAAAAACGAATATGTGACACATACCCCGCACCATATCCTCAGCAACTATCTTATCCTTGGGGTGTGCCATCATAACAGTGTTACATATCATGGCAATAGTGTGCTCCTTGTAGTAAGGTGTCACATACCCCGCATATCGCTCAAGCAACTCACTAGCCATCTGCTCAACCATGTCATAAGTAACCATTATGTTATCCCTTCTATTGGATAGATGTAACACACACAACACAACACACACATGCGCACAGTGTACGCACTAGGCGCGACGCTTGCGCCGCGCCTAGCCGCCCCGCCCTACCAGACAGGGACGAGGTGGCCGTCGCGCACTTCGGCGAGGGACATATACATTGCCCCATCGCCCTTGGGCGTGTAGATGTACGCGCCCCACTGCTGGCCCTTGGGCAGCGGCTCACTCATGCGAGCGATGGCCTCGGCCTCGGAAGCGCAACGCTGCTCAGCGTTGGGCATCTCGACATAACCCTTGGCCTTCTTGTCATAGGCGAAGATGGTGACGGCAAAGAGCTTGTTGGTGGTGGTGGTCATGGCGTGCGTCCTTTCTCTCAACTGCTTACATGTACATTATAGGGGATGCGGTCACGCTGTGCAATACCTTTGAGCAAACTTTCTTGAAAATCTTTTGTCGTGTGTCAGCTTCGGATTTCAGCTCGTTCACGGTCGATTGAATTGCTCCATGCATCGCAAGCCTTGCGCGGCGTGCCTTTGCGTGTCGCTGCGCTGGCAAGACGGGGGGGCCGCATGGTCATGCCGTCCGTGGGGCCGCGAGGGGTGTCCGCACCCTTTGGCACTTCATCCACCTACAAGGTACTCCTCTGCGGTGACCGGACAACCCGCGGGTGTGTCCTAGGACCAGCGTCCCTGCGATCCGCCCTCGCTCTTTGCCTCATCCAACACACGTTCCAAATCAATTTTCAAATCCGCAACCCACGTTCCAAGTCAAATTTCCAATCCATAATCTTAAATATATTATACTAAAAATTTTTCTGACCTGCAACTGTAATTTTTTCGGCGATTTCGAGGAAAGCTCCCTCGGGTAAAAAACAATTATCGTTTACTATCGAAATTTAGTATCATATGAAACGTGATAAATCTTTCCAAAAAAATTTGACCTACGGCTATTTTTTTCAACTTCATTGAAAAAAATTTGACAAGTCAAAGAAAAACATGATATAATATCTTTGTAAGATGAAATAAATCAGTATAGGAGTGTATATGCAACTTGACTACACCTTAACCACTCCGCAAGAAAGAATTGAGTGTGTTAACAAATTAATTGCAGAGACTCCTGACGAAAAGCTTACCCCACAATATTTAAATTATATGTCCAATTATATTTTATTTACACAAGATAAAAATCAAACTAAAAAGGAGAAAAAATCAGAATATCCTACATTAACAAAAAATCGTGAAGTAACAATTAATAAACGTCAGGTATCATTTGAAGAAATAGTCTCTAACTTAGAAAATGGCGAAGATGGTCTTTACGCCATGATTAATAATGATAAGAATCAAATTCTTGATCCTAAAGACCCAATTACCCAAGAAGAAATCTCTACCATTCCCGGCATGCGGGGATTAATGGATACAATTAACACTCTTCAAAATCAATTTCAAAAAGCAAAGGGCTCCGCACGTTATATTTTAAAACGTTCTATTATTGAAACATGACAACAAGCCTATCTTCTTAAAGCATCCTGAAAAGGTGCGAACGGCAAGATGAAATCCTCTCAAATTAAAACTCTTGCCAAACTAGATTTAGAAGAGCACATAACCTTCAATGAAGAAGGAATGCCAGTGTCCTCCGCACTTCTTTCTCTTCTAAATCCAGAACATATATCTTTTCTTCTCTGCTATTATCCTAAACTTAAAGAAGAATGTTGAGACGACCTTCAATGCGATATGCATTGACTTTTAGTGGACTTAGAAAATCTTGCGGAACGCGTGCTTTTAGAAGATTATCCTCTTCTCTACGATCTAATTATCTGAAAAGTAGATGGTCTTACAAATGAACAAATTCAAATTGAAATGGATCGCAAATATGGTGAATGACACTCTGAACAATATTATTCATCACTTTGGCGTAAACGTATCCCACGTTTACTCGCGGAACAAGCTCAAAAAGATTATTTAATTTGATATTATACAAATATAGAAAAAGGTTATTGGAAGAAATGCACAAAATGCGGGGAGATCAAATTAGGTCACCCGGCTTTCTTCTCCAAAAATTCATCTAAAGATCATTTTTATAGTCAATGTAAAGATTGTAAAAATGGTAAAACAGATAAAAAGAAGAATAAAAATAAAAAGAAATAATCTTACTAAAGCAGCGCTTTTAGCGCTGCTTTTTCATATCCAAAAGGAGGTAAAAGTGTGACAGAAAGAATAACCTGTACAAAATGCGGGCGCTCGCGACCTGAAACTGAGTTTTTTAAACTAAAAGGCGGGCATCGCGACGATATATGTAAAGATTGTTTAACTATGTATATCGACAACCGCAAACCTGACACGTTTATGTGAATCTTAGAAAAATTCGATGTACCCTACATTGAAAAGAAGTGAGTCCAACTCTGCAACGAAGTTTACAAAAAGAATCCCGGTTCCTTTGGCCCCAAGTCAGTCATAGGCCGCTATCTACGAGCCATGAATATGGTACAATACAAACAATATACCTTCGCAGATACCGACAAACTAAATTATGCCGATAAAAAACAACAACAAGAATCAGAAGCCGCTCTAGCAGCCGCCCAAGAGAGAGAAGAAGAGTTAAGAGCTAAATTAGAACGTGGCGAAATTACTGAAGCACAATACAACACCTTATCTGCGGGGACCGCGTCGTCGAATACCACACCTGAGTTCGAGATACCCAACACTCCGCAATACACAATTGATGAGTCAGTTATCACAGATTCTCTCACAGACGAAGATATACAATTCCTCATGTTAAAATGGGGCACAGTATATACTCCTTCTCAATGAGTAGCAATGGAAACGATGTATAAACGTTATGCTAACGAATATGAACTTAACGTAGACCGCGAAGAAGTCCTTAAAAAGATGTGCAAAACTTCTCTAAAGATGGACGAAGCTCTTGATACAGGCGATGTAAATGGTTATAAGAGCCTTGCAACCGTCTTTGACCAGCTCCGCAAATCAGGAAAGTTTACTGAAGCACAAAATAAGGAAGAAAAACAACGTTATCTTGACTCTATTGGAGAATTAATAGCTGTTTGTGAGCGTGAAGGTGGCCCAATTGAGCAATTCCCAGACCCAGACGAGTATCCGCAAGATAAAATAGATTTTACTTTGCGAGACCTCAAATCTTATACTTATGGTTTAGTTACAAATGAACTTGGTCTTGGTGATTTAATTGAATCTTACATTGAAAAGCTTGAAAAAGCAGAAGAAGAAGGGGATGTAGATTTAGACAAAGGATTGATAACATCAGATGAAGAGCTTGCGGCGGACGCGTTGACGGATGACGAAGCTGAGGAATTTCAAGTGTTCTTAGAAAATGAGATAGAAAAGGATGCTGAGCGTCTCTTGGAAGAGTTAGGAGGTGAATAAATGTCTTTAGATGCGTTACTCTCTACTCAAAAGACCGCAGAACAAGAAGCTGAAATTACAAAAGAAGTTATTTTAAATAATATGGATGATTTACGACAGATTATATCCTATTGGAGAGTATATCCAGATAGATTTGTTGATTTTTTATGCAGTTTAAATCCAGAAAATACTTTTCACTTCTTTTTTTACCAAAGATTGTTCTTGCGGGCGGTTATGCGGCATAAATATGTCTTTGCAACATTCGTTCGTGCTTGGTCTAAGTCATTTATGTCGGTTATGTCGCTTATGATTAAAGCAATTCTTTATCCTGGAGCTAAATTGTTCACTGTAGCTGGTGGTAAAGAGCAGTCTGCACAGATTCTTTCTGGTAAAGTAGATGAAATTTGTCGTTTAATTCCTGCTTTTGAAAAAGAAATTATATGAGACACCAGAGGAACTAGAGCTAGAACGTCACAAACAAAAGATAGTGTTATTTATACATTTAAAAATGGTTCAACACTAGAAAACGTGGCTGCTACAGAAAAAACAAGAGGTAGGCGTTTCCAAGCAGGATTGATGGAAGAGTGCGTAGGTATTGACCAAGACATATTGAATGAAGTTATAATCCCTCAAGGTTTTCAAAACGAGTGGGGCCTAGCAGCGTAAGTTGTTAGTGAAAATCGCGTGAACGCAAGGAAAAGCGGTGTGTGATATTTATCATGCTAACGGTGAACGAAAGAATACCGTGCCAAGCTCTTTTAGAGAAGGCGTAGAGACTATGGGTGATGAATGTAGCCCAGTAGGCCAGATTTTACCACTGGTCGAAGCGCGCGACTGCCAAATTGGTAGAAGAGATAGTCCAAGATATATAAAATATATTATGACTTTAAATGTTAACCGCCAGATTCCTGGCTGGGGCGCAGATGATAAGGAAGCATTAAATAAATCTCAAATTTTCGTAAACTTTTTGGGCAAAAGAGTAACATTTTATTGTTAAAAATTTTAATAAATATAGAAGATAAAAACAAAAGAATGGAGTTTTTATGTACTATATTTATAAAATTGAAAATTTAGTTAATCATAAAAAATATATTGGTTTAACTAATCATATTATAAGAAGAAAATCTAGGCATTTTTGTGATTTAAAATATGGTAGACACGATAATCATTTTTTACAAAAAGAATATGATATTTATGGGAAAAACAATTTTTCCTTTGAAATACTTTTCCAAGATAATGTGGATTCTCAGACTATATCGGATAAAGAAAAAGAATATATAAAATTATACGATAGTTATTATAATGGGTATAATCAAAACGAAGGAGGAAATTTTGGTCCTTCTAATGGAGGAACAAAATTTACAAAATCTGACATTTTTACAATTTTAGCTGTATCTGAGTTTACTCATAGATCAGGACAAGTTTTAGCTGATATATATGATACCTCTAGAACAACAATTAGTAGAATTAATAAGGGTGTAAATCATTGCCAGTATTACGAAGAATATCATAATCTTTCTTATGAAGATAGATATGAAATTTTTTATAATATTCAAAAAGATTTAGATATTGAAAAACAGATAATAAATTCTAATAAATTACAAAAAACAAGAAAATTAACTGATGAACAAGCTTTGTGAGTATTAGTGAATCATGATTATCATATAATGACACATGAAAAATTGGCCGAAAAGATAGGAGTAAAATCAACTTACACTTTACAGTGTATATGAGAAAATAAAACCTATAAAGATGTTAATTTACAATATAGTAAAATGACTGACTCTGAAAAACAAAAAATTGCGACGTTACTTAGTAATAAGTAAATGAAAACCTCTCTAATTGCTGGGAACTCCTATAAAATAGGACAATCAGCAGCGAAGCCTTGGAGACAAGGAACGTTCAACGACTAGTCGAAAGACGTAGGCCGCAAGCGATTGGCGGTCGAAACGGGAGGCCCCATTTTATGGGTGAAGATATAGTCTACTCTATATGGTAATATATAGCAGTTCATAAGAGAACGCTTGTAAGTTAGCGCCTTACAAGGAATACAAGGAACAACTGCAGGATATAAAAATACATATTCTTATGAAAAACTAATTCAGCTTCTTTGTATGTCGGTAGCCCGTCCTAAAGATGCTATTGTTCTTGGTGGTTCTTGAAGAGTTCCTGTTATTGAAAAACTTCTTGATAAAAATTTTGTTAAAGAGCTTAAATTAGATGGTACATTTAACGAAGCATCATTTGAACGTGAATATGAATCAAAATGGACTGGTGATATTGAATCTGCGTTCTTTGAATCATCTAAGTTTGATAAAAATAGAATTATTAATCTCCCAGAATATAAATATAGCAATAAAACTTCTAAAGAAGGCTATTATATCATGGGTGTTGACGTAGGTCGTTTTGGGTGTAGCACTGAAGTTTGCATTATAAAAGTTACACCTGCGGCGTCTGGCGCGATGTTGAAACGTCTGGTTAATATTTATTCATTTGATGAAGAGCACTTTGGTATGCAGGCTATTAAAATTAAGCGTTTATTTAATCAATATAAATGCAGAGTGGCTGTTATCGACGGTAATGGCCTTGGCGCTGGTTTAGTCGATATGTTGACAATGGATACTACAGATCCAGACACGGGCGAAGTATTGTTTAACTGGGGTGTTTATAATGATGAAGATAGAATTTATAAACACATGGAAACAGAAAATACAATTCACAATGCAATGTACATTATGAAAGCTAATCAAACTTTGAACTCTGAAATGTATGCTTATTGTCAATCTCAAATGAGCGCAGGCCGCATTAAATTCTTAGTTGATGAAAATATTGCAAAGAATAAACTCCTTTCCCAAGAGCAAGGTAAGAAAATGAGTGCGGTAAAGCGTGCGGAGTACCTGCAACCGTATGTGCAAACCTCTATCCTCAAAGACCAAATGTTAAATTTGATTCAAGAAAATGATGGCGCGCATATTATTTTAAAACAAGCTTCAAAGAAAATCAAGAAGGATAAATTTTCTGCTCTAATTTATGGTTTATATTATTGTAAGCTGCAAGAAGATAAGCGCAGCCGCAGAACAAAAATTAATCCCGCTGATTTAATGTTATACAGTAAAAAAATTGGGGTAAGATAGAATAATTTGATATGTTGTAATTTTAATATTTAGTAGATAGTATTTGAAGGAGAAAATATAATGTTAGCATCAGCTATGGAAGTTAAAATTCATAATATTTTAACAGATTATGATATTCCTTTTGAAGAAGAATATACGTTTGATGATTTAATTGCGTCAAGCGGTAGACATTTAAGGTTCGACTTCGCTGTCTTTGCGGAGGATGGTTCTCTAGATTTTTTGATAGAGGCTCAAGGGCGACAACACTATACTAGCGTAAGTAAATTTGGTGGGAAACGTGGTGTCAGCAGACAGCGATATAATGATACACAGAAGAGAAAATACTGCTTAGATCATAATATAAAATTAATTACCATACCTTATTATGATGAACCTAAAATAACGTATGAGTATATTATGAAGGCGGCAGGTTATTAAGGAGGTGAGCGGTGGATACCGCACAAGACTTTAAATTAACTGCGCAATCAGAGTCCCCGCACGCTTCTAGGGATTTTAATAAAATTAAAATCGGTAAAACTACTTTATCTAATGATGTATTTTTTGATATAGATTATAAGTATGATAGACACCGTGCACGTCCTTTTAGACGTGCGGATGTTATGCGGGCGCTAGCTGAACAAGATGTTCAATCTTTGAGAAATATCTCCCAAAGATATTTTTCTATGAATGGTATTTATATGCGCCTTTGCAGATACATCGCATATCTATATCGCTATGATTGGACGATTACTCCAATAGTCTATGATGAAAAAATTAAACCAGAGAAAGTTATTGAAGGTTGGTATAAAGCTTCCAATCTCTTGGATAATTGCCGTCTTAGAAAGAACTTTGGGGAAATTGCTCTTAAAGTAGTTAAAAATGGATGTTATTATGGTTATAAAGTAGAACAAAAAGAAGCTGCTTATCTTCAAGAATTGCATCCAGACTACTGCCGCAGTCGTTATAAGATTAACGGCAAGCCAATTGTAGAATTTAACATTAAATATTTTGATGATAAATTCGCTGATGCAGATTATAAAATTAGAGTATTAAAATTGTTCCCAGCAGAATTTAGAAAAGCGTATCTCTCTTATAAGAGAGGAACGCTTAGAAAAGATTTTAATGGGGATGACAATGGATGGTTTGTTTTAGACCCTGAAAAAACTGTTAAATTTAATCTTAGTAATACAGATGTACCTTTGTTTGTTGCTGTTATTCCTAAACTAATGGATTTAGAGGATGCTCAGGATCTTGATAAAAAGCGTATGGAACAACAATTATTACGTTTAGTTATTCAAGAAATGCCTTTAGATAAAAACGGTGAATCAATTTTTGATATTCCTGAAATTCAAGCATTTCATAACAATGCGGTCGAAATGGTTGGAGACGCAGTCGGCATCAGTGTTTTAACAACACTTGCTGATGTGAGTGTCGAAGACCTTTCAGATAATGGTAATATGAGTTCTGCAGATCAACTTGAAAAAGTTGAACGTACCGTATACAATGAAGCTGGTGTTTCTCAAAAGCAATTTAATACAGATGGTAACATTGCTCTTGAAAAGTCTATTGCTAATGACGAAGCAACAATGACAGATTTATTGTTACAGTTTGAAGAGTATGCGGAAAGCTTACTCAAACCATTTAATAAAAATACAAAGCGTTTAAAGTATAAAGTAACAATGTTACCAACTACTATTTATAATTATAAAGATTTATCTAAGACTTATAAAGAACAAACGCAAATTGGTTTCTCAAAACTTTTACCACAAGTTGCTCTTGGACAATCTCAAAGCACTGTTATGGCAACTGCATATTTTGAGAATGAACTTTTACATTTGGAAGAACTCTTTATTCCACCGCAAATGTCTTCTACTATGAGTGGAAATCAATTAAAGAACAAAGTTGAAGATGGAAACAGTGAAGCGCCTACCGCGGAAGGTGGTAGACCAGAACTTCCAGACGATGAAAAATCAGAAAAAACTATTCAAAATAAAGAATCTGCGAGTTAGGAGAGGATTGTATGGCTTTAAAAAATATTTCTGAAGTTAATGCAATTCAAGGGCCGCAGTTTATTAATTTAGAACCTTTGGATGTTAATCCTCTCATGTCTAAATGTGAAATTAAAGTATTTTATCTTGGACATAATCGTAATGGTTCTTATATTGATCGTGCGACCGCTGAAAATATGGCTAAAACATTGCGGGGGACACCAATTGTTGCCGCATGGAATGACCAAAAGGAAGATTTTGGTGATCATGGTCATATAATGCATATTGAAGATGGAGAACTTACATTTTCTTGTAAGACGGTTCCTTATGGATTTGTTTCTCCTGATGCCGACGTTTGGTTTCAAAATTTTACAGATATAGATGAATTTGATAACCGCGTTGAGCGTACTTATTTAATGACAACAGGCTATTTATGGTCTGGTCAGTTTGAAGAACTCACAAAGGTGATTAATGAAGGTCAACCGCAATCAATGGAACTTGATGAAAAAACTTTAGATGGACATTGGGCAATGGATAATAATCTCGGGGTTGAGTTTTTCATTATTAATGACGCAGTTTTTAGTAAGCTGTGCATTCTTGGGGATGACGTAGAACCTTGCTTTGAAGGTAGTGCTGTTACATCTCCAGAGGTTAGCAAGGAATTCTCTACAAGGAAAGAATTCGAGCAAACCTTGTTTACGATGATGAATGAATTAAAAGAAGCGTTACAAAGCAAAGGAGGGTCGAATATGCCTGACGAGTTTGCAGAGCAAACAGAAATTGTTGATGAATCTACGGCCGAAGCTGAGGCAACTGAATTTGCTGCTGAAGAAGTAGTAGAAGAGGCTGCAACTGAAGAAGCTGTTGATTATACTAATGCGGACGGCGTTGCTGACGATTCTTCCGACGAACCCGAGGGTGAAACTGAATTCGTTAAAGATGACGACAAGGACGATTCTGACGACGATGATGATGATCCCGACGATGAGGATGACGAAGATGACGATGACAAGAAGCCAACAAATCACTCACTAGAGGAATTTGAAGCTATGGAGAGCGAACTTTCTTCCTTACGCGCAGAGGTTGAAGAGTTACGTAAATTCAAGCTAGGCATCGAGAATCAGCAAAAGGATGCATTGATTAACTCATATCATATGCTTTCTGATGAAGATAAAGCAGATGTTATTGAGCACAAATCAGAGTATAGTTTAGAAGAAATTGAATCTAAACTCGCTGTCATCTATGTCAAAAAGAATGTAGACTTTAACTCTTTAACTGGTAAAGCTGAAGATGATATTAATTTTGAGGCTGAACCCGTAAAGGAAGAAGATCCAAGCCTAACATTCTCTCTAGATGATGAAGTTGCGGGGTTCGTACCAAGTATGGTACAGGCACTCCGTCAAACAGTAGGTAAGTAAATTTAAAGGAGGAAAGTGCTGATATGGCAATTACCATTACACGCGAAGGGTATGGTCAGGTAGAGCCTAACCACCTTTCAGCTCCTCGCGATGGTCGCGTCTATGCGCAGCTTCCCGCCGCCGAGGGCATTAAGGTCCTTGAAAATGGTATGTTTGTAAAGTATGACTACGCTGCTGGCGAGGTCAACTTTGACGGGGACGGCGCTTGGATGCTCGTTTACAACGAGGAAAAGCTTTATGATGAACGTCACCAGATGCACAAAGACTGGGCACAGAAGGTTGAGGATTCCTATGACGGTAAGATTTATCCTCGTGTCTTTGGCATTGTAGCTGGTGATATTTTTACAACTAATATGTTCGCACAGAACACTGAACTTGAAGTTGGTGACGATGTTACCCCTGGCGATGACGGTATTCTCGCTGCTGGTAGCAACGGCGATGTTGTTTTCCGTGTTGTTAAGGAATACACATTACCTGATGGTCAGCCTGCCGTTAAGTTACAGTGCATCAAGGCTTAATTGAAGGAGGGAAGCATATAATGGATTATAAAGATCTACGCGAACTAGCTCGCATTGCAGTTTCTGCTGATCCAAAGGCTCCAGTTGCTTACTCCTTTGGCGAAGAGAAATTTACCCTTGATCAGGTTAACGAAGCTCTTGCTACAGAGTTCCGTGCATTAGCTCCTGATTATCGTACATATAAGGAAAATCAGAACACAATTTTCCGTCTAATTGAAGAGTCAATTAATGAGGTTCTTCCTGCTCGCGTTGAGCAACAGTATATGCAGTTTGCTGAGGTTCGTCGAGTCGCTCAAGGTGATAAGGCCATCTTCCGTCAGCGCATTACTGAGGCTGCTAAGACTCGTGCTAAGAAGAATTTTGTTACTCGTGTTGGCCTTGCTGGTCGTTACGAGGTCTTCATGCTTGATGGTCGTGAGATGGAAGTTCAGACTGCTGCTATTGGTGGCGCTGCTCGTATCGGCTTCGAGGAGTTCCTTGATGGTCGTCTCCAGTTCTCCGATCTTACAAGTCTAGTTATTGAAGGCATGGACGAATACATCTATCGTGAGATTGCTAAGGCTCTTGAGGCCACTGTAAAGAATCTTCCTGCCGTTCAGCGTGCAGAGGTTGCTGGTTTCGATGAGGCTACAATGGATGAGCTCCTAGCTATCGGCGATGCTTATGGTCGTTCTGCTATTTATTGCACAGCTGAGTTTGCTGCTAAGATGCTCCCTGCTGAAGGTTGGGTATCTGACAACATGAAGGACACTCTCTGGGCCAATGGTATGCTTGGTAACTACAAGGGTCACCAAGTAATTATTCTTCCTCAGTCAATGGTTGATGAAACTAATACTGAAAAGGTTATTGACCCCGCTCAGGCTTATATTATGCCCGTCGGCGCTGAGAAGCCTGTCAAGCTAGTCTTTGAGGGTGGCGCTTGTGTCCGCACAGTTGAGGATAATGATGACTGGAGCACAGATTTCCAGACTTATCAGAAGTTTGGTATCGCTACATTCTTCACAAACTTTATGCTCAGCTATCGTAACACTGATCTCAAGAAGGATACACGTTTACATAACCTTCCTGTCGATAACTCTAGCACTATTACTCCTACTGGTACAGTTACTCCATAGGTAGATCAGTTGTTTCAGCCTAAAATCAACAAAGTGTCCGAACATTAATTTATTTCGAGGGGAGGGAAGGAAGTGCCTTTCCTCCCCTTTTTATTTTTTAACGGAGATAAAAGGAGAAAAAATGTTAGAAGATAAAGAATTAGTAGAAGTTCGTAATCTTGTAGATCATATGGTTGTTTATAAGATTGATGAATTAAATCGCAGGGTTGTTTTTAACCCATTTGAAACTAAAAAAGTGCCGGTTGATGAACTTAGACGTTTAAATTACCAACATGGCGGACAAATTCTTTTACATAATTATTTATGTATTTTAAATGACGAACTCCGTCAAGAGTTTGGTATTGATCCAACGATGGTAGAATATGATTGGACAATTAAAGACATTGATGCCGCACTTACATCTAGTCCTATTGACGAACTTTTAGATGCTCTAGAGTTCGGGCCTGAAGGTATTAAAAATATGCTTGTCGATAGGGCAGTACAATTGAAAATCCCCGATACCAATAGAAGAAAAGCAATTCAAGAAATTACTGGTGTCGATGTAAATAATATGATTAATTTTAAAGAACAAGCCGAGGCGATTGAAAATAAAAATGCGGCAGTTGCTCCGCATACTCGTCGCGCAAGCCAAAGTGTTACAGTTGGTGGAAGACGCGTCCGCCATTAATTGAGAAAGGAGATTAATATGGCAGATGAAACAGAAGAAGTAACTCCTTTCCAAGAACAATATGATTTTTTCTTAGCTGGTATTACAGACGACATGTTTATGGAAATGACTAGGGAAGATACTCAAGAACTGTTAGAGGAAATTCTTTTAGCAGCGCTGCCGCACTTTGAATTTCCTTATGGAAAGAACTTGTTTGATACTATCGACCTAGAAAATAAAACATTTGGCGTAAAACTTAGTCTTGAAGAAAAAATGATTATTCGTCAATATATGATTAGTGAATGAATCGGTTATCAGTTAGCTACTATTGATTTAATTAGACAAAAATATAGTGGCACTGATTTCAAATTTACTTCTCAAGCAAGCCATATTAAACAATTAACCGCACTCAAAGCCCAATATGAACAAAAAGGTTTTCATTTGCAACGCCTTTACCGCAGACGTAGTAAACGTGATGAAAACAACCATTTTCTTTCTGCCTATACACAGATTATCGAGCCATTATAATGCTGTGTGTATTTGAGTCTAATATTGATACTGATTCTTACACTCTTGGAGAGTGCTTAAAAAGAATTGGTAATCAAATTTTCAAACTGCTTCCAATGCGGGAAGAGGGCGAAGAATGAATTAAGCCACTTGAAACAATCGCCCTTGAACTTACTGGTATGTATAATTTATTCCCAGAAAAACAAGATTTGTTTTCTTTGATTTGTAAATTAGAAGGGCTTATTGAAGAAGGCGAAGAGGGAGATTTTATGAAGTACCGCCGCACTATTTTTGAGTGTTGCAGTTTAGTAGATAGGTTAAAGCGAAATGTCCATTAAAACATTAGCAGCGAGATTAGAACATATGGGCGGAGATATGCTGGGTAGAATTAACCAGCAAAAATTAAATGGGTTGCGGGCAGCGTTAAAAAATGATTATAACAGCCGCGTCATAGAAACGCCATTACATGACGCATGGCCTGCTTTAATCAATGAAAATAATCTTAAACCAGATTATGATAAAAAACTTATTTCAGTTGAATATGCTTCTGAGTTACAACCAGGAGATGTATTTAAATGTCTTGATGATGGAACTCATTGAATGATTTATCTTCCTAAATTAACAGAATTGGCATATTTATATTCTGAAATTATTAGATGTAGATATACATTAACAATAGATGATACTACCTATTGGATTTACTTCCAAGGTCCAACAGAAACAGACATTCGTTGGTTTATTAAAAGAGGTATCAATGTTAATGAATTGAATTTATCTGGTACTATTTTTATTAAAAATAATGAACAAACCAGAGCATTTTTTGATAGATTCACGCATATTAAAGTAGATAATCATATTTGGGAAGTACAAGTTACAGATTCCATTTCTGTTCCAGGCGTTCTTGAATTGGAAGTTCAAGAATATTATGACAATTCTATTGCGGAGCTTCCTGAAATTATTGATATGTCTAAACAAAGCCATATTATTGGTGAAGAAGTTGTTGAACAAGATACTATTGTTGGTTATTTTATTCCAAAAGAATACTATGATGACAAGAAGGAATGGAAAGTTACTGGCAATAATAGAGTTAAAATAACTGAAATTCTTGATGAAGGACAAATTTGTAAGGTTCGTATATACGATGGTGCGGTCGGTGGATATACTGTTTCATATGGTGATGAAACTTTAGAAGCAGTTATTAACTGGGAGCATGGTTATTATATTGAAGGACCTGATGAAGTTTATCCTTATGATTTTTATACTTATAAAGCCAATGGTACTTTCTCTGTTGATTCTGATTTAGTTAAAATCGTTGAACAAGACGGTACTAAATGTGTTATTGAAGTTCTCACTGGTAAAAAAGGTGAGTTTGTTTTAACTTGTAACACAGAAGAATATGGCGAAAAACAAATGACAATCAAGATTAAGAGTTTGTGGGGAGGTAATGATGAAGGCAGCATCGGTATTGTTAGCTAAAAACTTCAAAAATACCTTCCTTTCTTGTGAAGTCGATCAGGAGACAATTTGGCGTAAACTATTTGTAGAGAGTAGACCTTATAGCGATAAATTGAAAAGGTTGTTGGTAGTCAATACGCCAAATTGTCTTGATGAATCTCAAAGACAATTTCAAGAAATTATTGATAAAAAAACTCTTCATGATTTAAAGGAAGGTAAGTATTTGCGGACGGTACCAAAACTTACCTTTCCTGAGCATGAAGAAGTAAAATCTTATATTCTTTTAGAATTTGATAGTTTTACTCCAACAGAAAATCCACATTACAGAGATTGTATAATTTCTTTTACAATTATCTGTCATTTAGATTATTGAGAACTCGAAGATTACAAGTTGCGTCCGTATCAAATTGCGGGGTACATTGATGGTTTAATGAATGAAACTCGTTTAAGTGGTATTGGTACTTTACAGTTTATGGGCGCACAAGAGGTTGTCTTGAATGAATATTTAGGAGGAATGTTAATTCGTTATCGTGCAACTCACGGAAATGATGATAGAGAAAAGATTGATAACGATATACCCTCCGCATATACCTATCCTTTAAGTTAGGATGGTGTTTCATGGCGATAAAAGGAGATTTAAAGCAAGTTGGATTATATCTTTCAGGTTTACCAATTCCAATAGCTGATTGTAATATTATATTAACTCAGCCAAAAGTAAAAGATGTGGTTATGTTTGGCGAAGATGAATTTTTAGTTATAACAAACATATTCGCACATCCTGAAAATTTGACAAATGAAGTAAAAGAGGGCAACTCTCAGTTAGGTATTATGTCAGATTTTCAATTACTTATGATGATATTTAAAAACGAACCTTTAATTAAAGATTCTGTGGATAAATTATTTGATTTAATCTTTCCTGATTATGAGGTTAAATTTGAAGATACTTCGTTATTATTTTTGAAAGAACAAGAAGATGGAAAGAAACTTCCAGTTGGACGTGTTACTCCATTTAATTTTGAAAAACTTTCAAATGTAATTAATGATTTATTTGAACCACAGAATGAAAAAGAAAAAGAATATAATCCTGCTAATAGCAAGGCCGCAGAAATTGCAGAGAAGATTAAACGTGGTAGACAAAAGGTGGCGCAACAAAGCAATGATGTTGCTCAATCTTTGTTTGGTAGATACACTTCTATTCTTGCTATTGGAATGCAAATGGACGTAAATGTATTTTATAATTATACACCTTTTCAATTATATGATGCATTTAATCGTTATTTTGCTAAAGTTTCAAGTGATTTTTATTCTAAGGTTGCTACAACGCCTCTGATGGATACTTCTAAAATGGAAGAACCAGAAGAGTGGTTTAGAACATTATATAAGTAATAATTCGGTGCCTTGACCGATTTATTATATAGAAATTATTTTAATTTGCGCGAATTAAAATAATTACTAAGGAAAAATATGTATACAAATTTTTTCTAAAGGAGGAAAACACATGCGATTTGGTGTTCGCGAAATTTGCGATGTTGTTTTCAAGCCACTAGCCGCTGTAGATATTGGAAACCAACACTTTGACGCTATGCAGCCTGTCCTTTACTTAGATACTGCTAAGACTTCTAGTTTAGAGGGCGCATCCACAACTGTATATGCTCAGGGTGGTAAAGGTAACCCACGTCTTATTGGTTGGGACGGTGAGAAAACTCTTACATTTACCGTTGAAGATGCTCTTATGTCACCTTTAAGCTTCCATATGCTTTCTGGTGCGGGCGTTGTTAAGGGTAGTGGACAAGTTGGCGCAGAGGGTGCAAAACATATTTATGTCCATCAGACTTATGATCTTGTTGTTCATAGTCAAACTACTGGTACTGGGGACGATGCCACTACAACTTTTTATGCAGAACTTCCATCTGAAACTCGTAATGGTGCTCGTTTAATAGCAACAGTTGAAGCTCCAATTTACGCAACTACTCTTGACAGTGCAGGTGCACAAAAACTTTCATTAAGTGCAATTGCTGCAGATGAAATTAAAAAAGGTGCTAAGTGAAGTACAGCAGAAGCTGCTACTCCCGGAGAAAAGGGTCTTATTCCTCTTGCTGTTACCGACAATGTTTATTTCATTTTAGATCACAAAGGCGATATTGCCAGTGCTGATAATTATACTGACGTTGAGCTTAAAGATGGCGATACTGTTCGTATTGATTGTTATGCTGCTTATGCAGATAAAGCACAAGAGCTTCAAATTGATGCTGAGACATTTGGCGGATATTATTACATTGAAGCTTCTACATTGTTCCGTGATGAAGCAACTGGTCAAGACTTCCCCGCTGAGTTTGTAATTCCTCGTGGTAAGATTCAGTCTAACTTCACTTTTACGATGGCTAACTCTGGTGATCCTAGTACATTTACTTTCACTATTGACGCTTTCCCAGCTTATACTAAGTTTGAGAAAGGAAAGAAAGTTATGGCTGCTTTGCAGATTATTGATCCTGAAGCAGCAGCTCACAACTATGCTGATCCTAATGTTTCTGGACACGGTGGTCGTTACGCCGATAGTACTGGTGCTATGGATAGCGATGCTTATTATGACGAAATTTACGACGAAAAGAGCGTATTTACTGACTAGTCATAATTTAACTAATTACAATTTACAAATTGTAACAAAGAAAGGGGTGTCCCGTGCGGGCACCCCTTATTTTTGTATATGCGGAAGGAGGTGCGAATGGTCAGTGATTTAGGAACGTATGCAGGAACATACAAAGCTGGATATAGATATGTTCAATCTCAAAATTTACCTGCTCATTATCCTCATATTACATCTAAATCTCCATCTATTATTAGAGGAGCGAAGGAAAAAATTTTAAATGATTTTCTTAGTCTAGCTAATCAACAATTTTTTCAATCTTCTGGAGGAGTTTTTCAAAGTTTTTCTTCCGTAGAAGAGTTAGATCAATTATTGCAAATGTGAACTTCTCAAAATACAGGGAGCGAACTTGGGCAAGCTTTAAGTGATGGAATCGCACAAAAATTAAATGATGATCCTTGAACTGGCTCAGGACTAACAAAAGGATTGAAAAAAAGTTTAAACATGGAGAATATTTCAGATGGCAGAACTCGACAAGCAAAAAAAGTTTTACAAGAAGCTAGTTCTTTATGAGAAAAAATTGAGCCATTATTACAACGATATATTGAACATTATGCCAACACAAAACAAGATGCTTATTTAGCAAAATGCTTAGAAATTTACAGACGAACAGGAAAAACTGATAGTAATTTTTTGAGTAAATATAATAATATTCAGATAACACCTGAACAAGAAAAAACAATGAGCAATAAAGTTAATGGTGAATTTAATAGAATGGACGAAACTTTACAAAAAATAATGGCTTTAATTAATAATAAGGGAAATGCAGGAAAAGCTGGAATTAAACAAAATCCTTATACATTAGGACAATCTATTGGTGGTAATTTTTCTGCATTAGGTGGAGAAACAGTTGGTGAAATTGTTGGAATAACAGCAGCAAGTTCAATAAAAGTTAAAGAAAAAGAAACACAAAAACAAATAGAAGATATGTTTGAATCGACCGGCGGAAAAATCTCTTTTAAAGGGGTTCAAACTGGAGAAGATACAGTTTCAATTGGAGAACTTAAAGTGCAAGCAAAAGGAGACTGGTTAATTTCCATGACTGTAAATGGTGTTACAATAGAAATTCCTGTTTCTCAAAAAATGAATGCTTTGCAACGACAAGGTGGGAAAAAATCTTTTTGAGGTAAAGCTCGTAAATTTCAACTTGTTCAAGAATTAAGTTTACAAGCTCTTATGTCTATGACTTTTACAGACAGTCCGGAATGAATTGAACAACATTTGGCTGTTTTATCCTCTTCAGAAGAAGATAATATTGATATTAGAAATAATTCTTCAGAATTAAATAATGCTGTACAACTATGGAATGATTTTAAAGAAAATGCTAGGTATTTAGGGTTATTCAGAGCATTAGTCGGTACAGGAACTGAAACGAGTGCAGGAAATTTAGATTTTGCCGCTTTATTAGTTGTAAATAATAGAATAGTAAGTGTTGGAGATATTTTAATGAGAGCGGTAAATGGTAATTCTGTATTTAGAATGAGGCCAAATAATATTATAGATTTTTATCAAATGAGAGATATAGTTTCTGGTCCTTATTATGGAGAAAAAAATATTCATGACATTCATAAAGATGATGGAGGAAAAGGAGCACGTATAAGTGAACAATACGCAGCTATTAGAAAATTATATATTGAGCAAAAATATAAATTTGAAATAAATATGGGATTATTAGGAGCCACTCGATAAATTGACATAATAAAAAATTTATGATATACTTATTATATATAGGAGAAACAAGGAGGAATAATGACATTATATATTGATAAAGAGAAAACATCTGCATTATCTTCTGCGGCGCAATTCGATATTATTAATTTTTCAATTCAAGCCGCAGAAGAAAATGGTTTTCTAAATTCATTTATTTTTGAACGTGCTTTATATTGCTTTGCGGCAATCGTACTTAATGATGACCGCAAAGAAGAGATTTCTTCACTGGTAGCATCTGGTATCATTGAGGCTTGGGAAAAGCTAGTTGAAGATGGTACTATGGATGAGCTTGTCAAAAATTATAAAGAAGCACTTAATGATTTAAATGAAAATGCAATCCGTTGGTTTAACGAGTATCAGAAGTATACTATTTCTGCTCGTGGTTTGCTTAATAATATCCAAGAGTTGAGTGGTAGTATAGTTCAGAATGCAGCAGACCAGTTACGTAGCGCTTCTACTGAGACTGGTGTAGCCGATGTATTAAAGATTGCTGATGCGTGGGGTATGAATCGAGACATAATGAAAGAACCAATAGAAGAAAAACAAGAAGTGGAGCTTCCTGAAGATAGTCTGTTATAAAATTTTTATTTACAAGTTTTTAAATATTACAAGTAAATAAAAAAGGAGAAAAATGTACATCAATCAACATCATCATTTTGGTAAAGGTAATGAATATAGTAATGTTTGGTATATTTATGCAATAGATAAAAATACTATTATTGATTGTTTTGATGGTTGGTCTAACGATTGTTGGGCATATATCGAAGAAAAGTATGGTATTAATAATATAGGTAAGATAGCTGTAGGTAATATCGCTGAAGCTAAATACCTAGGAATGACTGTACATTATTAATTTTAGCTAAAATTAATTAAATGCCCTTGCGGTGCGTCTGCCGCAAGGGCGTTTTTTTATTATTTTCTTTTATTTTCTTTTATATTAGTTAGGGTATATATTACTTTATTAAGTTAGAGATAAAAGGAATTACGGTGAGACTCTTGGAGTTGTCACCAGTTCAACAAAGAAAGGTGAGAACATTGGCAAAATATAGTAACACCGTAGAATATCAAATTAGAACAACATTAGATAAATCTGGTTTAACTCAATTCCAAACACAATTACGGGATTTGCAAACAGAGTTAAGATCAATGTCACAATTAAATTTAATTGATCCGACAAAAGCAAAACAAGCTATTGCTACTATTAATCAAGTTCAAACAGCTATGAAAAATGCTTTTAATCCTAAATTGGGGATGATGGATAATAGAGCTTTAATTTCTCAATTAAGCAATATTAAAGGTGGTTTTAACCAAATATATAATTCAATGTCTTTGGCTGGAACTAAAGGATTAAATGCTTTTACTCAATTGTATGGTCAAGTTCATAAAATTGACACTGGGATGAAGCAAGTTAGTAGTACGACAGATAAGATTGCTAATACAATCGGCAATACTTTTAGATGGGGCGTAATTGCTAGTGTATTCAGCCAGATGATGAATGGTTTACATCAATCTGTCCAGTATGTAAAAGACTTAGACGAATCTTTAACTAACATCATGATGGTATCTGGTACAAGTCGAGATGCTATGAACGAATATGCTAAAGCTGCAAATAACGCGGCTAAAGCTTTAGGTAATACAACTGTTGGTATGACTAATGCTACTCAGGTTTTCGTGCAGCAAGGTTATGATTTAGGTACTTCTCAACAATTAGCAGAATCTTCTGTAGTTTTGGGTAATATTTCTCAGCAAGATACTGCAACTGCATCTGACGAAATTACCGCTTATATGAACGCATTTAAAATTAATATTAATGATTTAAACAATGCATTATCTAAATGGGCAATTGTCGCTAATGTATCTGCGGCGGATGTTCAAGAATTATCTATTGCCTCTCAGAAAGCGGCTTCTGCGGCTGTTACTACTGGTGTAAATATGGACCAATTAGCTGCACAAATTGCAACGATTGAAACTGTTACTCGCGAAGCACCCGAGAATATTGGTAATGGTTTAAAAACCTTATACGCCCGTTTTTCTGATATTAAAATGGGTGAAACTCTTGAAGATGGCGTTGATTTAGGTAAAGTCACTTCTACTTTAGATGCCGTTGGAGTTCAAGTTCTTAATGCAGAAGGAAAAATGCGTGAGGTCGGAGATATCATGGAAGACCTCATGGATGTTTGAGGAGGACTTGATTTAACTCAAAAGAATGCTATTGGGCAAACATTGGCGGGTAAATTTCAATATACTCGTTTTAGCGCTTTGATGAACCGTTCTGATTTATATAAACAATATCTTGCAGCTTCCAAGGAAGAGACTGGCACCCAAACTTTTGATATGATGCAAGGCACCTATGAAGAAAGTATGCAAGGCAGATTAAATAAATTACAAGCAACGATAGAGGGGGCTTTTTCAAATTTATTTAATACAGATGATTTTTACGGATTAATTGATACTGCCCAAACTTTGGCTGATACATTCGATGAATTAACTAAGGCTGTTGGAGATGGACAGACCGCTATTATAGGTTTGGCTAGCTTTATCACCAAACATTTTTCTGAAAATATTGGTAGAGGAATAGCTAATACTATCAATAACGCACAACAAGCAAGAATGTTAAAATCTAATCAACAAGCTGTAAAAGAACAATCTCTATTAACTTTACAAGGAAAAGGGTTAAGTCGTACAGACAATGAGACACAATCCTTAGCTATCCAAATGGCAAAAGCTTCTCAATATGCCCCTCAAATGAATCCGGAGCAGAGACAAAAAAATAATGAATTAATTGATCAAAGCGTAGCGGCTCTTAATAGGGAACGAGAAGCTCAAGAACAGGTTAGGAATGCCATAATAGCAGCATCAGCTGCAAGACAACTTTCTTCTGGTGAAATGGTTCAAAATGAAGAGCAATTATTAAAATTTGTTAATGATTTAAAACTTTTAGACGCAGAGATTAAACCCGGAGATTTAGAAAAGTTAGGGTTTGGAAAAATATCAGAAGAAATTTTCAAAGCTACTCAAAGTTTAGATGGTTTTTTGGGAATGCTACGTACAACTAAAAAAGGAACTGTAACCTTTACTGATGGAGTAAATTGAGGACAATTCCAAGAAGGTGCCATAAAAACAAAAGAAGAGTTGCAACGAATAGTTGAAAATGGTAATTTAACAGAAGAAGCTATGGATAAAGTCAAAAACGCAATTGAAAAATTAACAATTGCAGAAGACGGTGAAATCCGAAATTTACAGGGTTTTAGAAATAAAATAAGTTCATTGAATCTAGATTTAAAACAATATAGAAATATTATAATTGATGCGATGAAGTCTGCTAATTTGTCTAACGAACAAATTAGACAAATGATTGGTCAAATGGCAGGAGCTAAAACAGAAGTAGAAGCAACAAAAGGAGCTTTTGCTGGTTGAATTAAACAAATGGAAACACAAGCTCTTGCTACTAATATTACAAATGCGGTTGCTGGTATAGGGCAATTAGCTTTTGCTGTTCAAAGTTTTCAACAAATTGGTAGTATTTGAAGCAATGATGATTTAACTCTTGGAGAAAAGTGATTACAAACAATTATTAATGCCAGCATGGCTGTTCCCATGTTTACTTCTGGAGTCAAAGACGCTTTCGTAGGAGTCGGTGCTTTAACTAAAGCTATTACCGAGCAGTGGACAGCACGAAAAACAAGTACTGCAACTGAAGCAGAGGATGTAATAGTAAAAGAACTTGAGAAAACTGCAACAGAACAAGCTGCAGAAGCAGAAGAACGAAAAGCAAAAGCTGATGGAGAAGGAGCTATTAGTAATGCAGAAGATGCCGCTGGTTCTCTTGCAGATGCTGGAGCTAAAAAAGTTGAAGCAGCTGTAACAGATACTGCTACGAAAGCAAATAAAGGTTTTTGGGCAAGTTTTGGTCCAGGACTATTAATATTAGCTGGAATAACAGCAGCAATTGCTTTTCTTACTTTTGCAATAAAGACATTATATGAAGAATATAATAAAGATGCTATTGCTGCAGAAAAAGCTTCAAAAGCTGCGGTTAAATTACAAGAAGAGTACACTAATCTTCAAAATACATATGAAAATTTAACTCAAAAAATGGCTGATTATCACGATGCAGTTGCTGGATTGAATGAATTACAGAAAGGTACTGAGGAATGAGATAAGCAATTACAAAAAGTAAATAGCACTGTCTTAGACCTATTGGAAGCTTATCCGCAATTAGCTCAATATATTAGCACCACTGTTGACGGACAATTAAAAATATCTGAACAAGGATTAATAGAATTTGAAGAAGCTCAAAAAAATGCTTTAGAGAAGGCAAAAGTTGCTGCTACTCAAGCTAGCATTTCTGCTTCTGATGCTCAAATGCAAGCAGATAAAACTAATTTACGTCGAAGTATTAACTGAGTAGATAATAGTGTGGCAGTAGGAGGATATGGTGGATATAATGGTCCTATTACTATGTCTTTATCTGAAGCAGATTTTGATAAAATAGCAAAAGCTTATCGGGAAAATGGTGCGCAAGCAATTAATGAAGCAAGTGAAATTGCAGATTTATTAGGAGTAGAAGTAACTAATCCAATGGTTACTGCAATTTCTTCTCACATAGATAAAATTATTAAATTTTTAGAAAAAGAAGCAAATAACGAAACCAAAAATGACATTATGTCAGACCAAATGTTAACTTCTTATCTAAAGAGTCAAGGTAAATATGATGAAAACGATGCTAATGCAAATGAAATTGTATCTACTCTTACTGATAAATATTACGAGCCAGAATATGAAAAACAAAAAAAACAGTATGAAGATTCTAAGGACAAAGAAAAATTAAGAGAAGCTTTTGAATCTACCGATCAAGCTTCTGGATTATCTTTTAAAGAATGAGATGGAGATAGTGCTATTTACGTAGATAAAAAAGACAACACTGAACATACTTATACTAAAGAAATGATGGTAGATGTCGCTGCCAGCGCTAGTGCTATGGATGATGCGGCAACTCATTGGGAAGAAGTTGCTAATTTATTAAGAGGTGTAGCAGAAACAACTTTTGGAAAAAACACAGAAGGATTTAATCAATCTGCAATTTCTGGAACTAGAACTTATGATGAAAATGGCAATGAAGTAAATGAGTTTGATTATTCTGACATGACAGATGCTGGATTAAAGCGTTTTACTAAAAAAGATAAAGATTCACTAACAGGAGCAGATTTAGGAATTACAGATGATTTTGCAAAACAAGCTGGTTTTGCAGATGGAGCTGACTATGCTAAAGCTTATTACGATGGTGCAGTAGAAGAGTTACAAAAAAGGGATCCTATTTCAAAATATCTAACAGAAGATGGAGAAATTAAAGAAGGTACTATTCAATTAACTGAAGAAAATGGTTTATGAGATCCTTTTGATACTGCGGGATATGAAGAACAAGCTCAAAAAATTTTAGAAGAAGTTGAGAGTATTAATCAATTAAATAAAGCTTATGGTGAATCTTTAATAGGACAGAAAGACTATGATCAAGGCTTAATTAATCTTGGTTCTCAATACGGAGATTTAACAGGAGAAGTCCAAGAACTTTCCGAAGCACAAAAAGATTATGACGAATTAATGAAAAGTGGTACCGCTTCTGCAGAAGATTTAGAAAAAGCAGAAGAAAGATTAATAAAAGCTCAAGAAGATATGGAACATAAATTATATGAAAAAGAATGAATTAAAGCAGCAGAAGCAATAGAAGAATATAATGAAGTTTTACAAAATGCAGAATCGTCTGCAGAAGATGTTGATGACGCTAGTCAAAAAATGGCCGATGTGCTTTCTGACTTAATGGATATAGATGTTACCCCTGATTTTGTTAAAGATAAAGATAATAAAGCTTTAATAGATGAATGACTTAGTGGAAATGAGGCTGCGGCTGAGGCTGCGGCTTCAAAAATAAAAGCTTTGGCTATATCTTCTTCTACTGAAGGTCAAGCAGCACTAACAAATATAGCTGAACAAATGTATCAAACAAACGCTGAAATGTGAGGCGATACAGAAAGCGCTTATACCGCATTGCAGGGTTATATTAAAGGATTAAATTTTGATATTCATGGTCATGCAGATATGACAGAAGTTTTTACTGCATTAGGAATATTAGATGAAAAAGGGCAAATTGCTACTGGTTCTATGCAAACTTTAGCCAATTGAGTTGCTGCAATTGGACAATCAGAACTTACTTTTATTAATGAAAGTTCAGGACAAGAAGTTACAATTGATACATCTGGATTAGATTCAACTGATTTACTGACAAAAGCAAGTGCTTATGCTAGAGTTACTGCTCAAATGGCGAATTTAAAAGGTGGCGGATGAACAATTAAAGGCCAAGTCCCTGCTGGAGCCGCAAAACCAAACATGAAACCAGCTGGCGGAGGTGGCGCTTCTAGCTCTGGTGGTTCTGGCGGCAGCAAAGGCGGCGGAGGCGGCAGCAAAGGCGGCAGAGGTGGCTCAGGTAAGTCTTATGAGCCCAAGAAAAAAGATTATGCCGCTAAAGAAAAAGATCGTTATGAAAAAGTAAATACTGCTTTAGATGAAATTGATTCTTCTATTCAAAATATCACAATGGATCAAGATCGTTTAGTCGGTAGTCGTGCTTTAAATAATCTTGAAAAAGAAACAAAACTTCTTAAAGAACAAATTCCTTGGTATCAAGAAAAACTTAATATCCAAAAGCAAGAAGCAGAAGAGCTTAAAAAACAATTAAAAGATGGATATGGCGCTCAATTTGGAGCTAATGGTCAACTTCAAAATTATTCAAATATTTTTGACCAACTTGAAAAAGAACGCAAAGCTGCTTATGATAAATATAATGCGGCTACTACTGAAGAAGGACAAAAAACTGCGGAAGAAGCTATTAAGCAAATTGAAGATAGACAAGCTGCTTTTGAAAAACTTTATTCTAGATATGATACACTTTGGTCTAAAGATATTCCTGATACCGAAAAAGCTTTAAAAGAAATTCAAGATAGGCTTGAAGATATTGCAGAAGAAGCTTTTAAAGCTAGACGTGAAGCCGCACAAATGTTGAATGATATGCGAGAGACAGCTCGTGACACTGAACAGACATTCCAGAATTTGTTTGGTGAACATCCAGAAATTAATTTCAATCTTTCTATGAAAAGTATTGATGAAATCATTGGTGGCCCAGAATTAGAAGCAAACTTAGCTAAATATATAACTGATTATGAAAATAAACTAAGCCAAGCTACTGACAAAAATATGAAACAATATTATCAGTCTCAAATTAGTGCTTTAAAACGAGTTCAAGCAAATGGTGGAAATGGTTTATTGGCATTTAATGAAAATCGTTTAGCTGAAGTTATGCGCATGTGGAATGAATGGCAAAAAACTGGTTCATATACAATTGAAGGTCAAGCATCTACTAATGAACAAGCTCTTCTTGATTTAATGAAAGAAGCTGTAGAAGATGGTAATGACTTAATGTCTAACCTATCCAGCGCCATATCTGATGCAATGGATAACATGGAAGCATTAGGCGAAATCATGGATTCTGAGATTGAAAATCAATTAAATGGTATGGATGCTATTAATGATAAAATTGAACATCAACAGAATATGATAGAATTAATTTATGGTGACCAAGCATCTGCCGCACAGATTCAACTATTAAATCGTCAAGCAGAAGTTGAAGAAAATAGAGTTGGTATTCTTGAAAAACAATTAGATATTCAAAAGCAAGCTACGGCGACTGCCAAAGAAATGTACGAAACTGACCTGGCCGCACATGGAGGAAAAGTAAATCAAGATTTATTAGAAAAATATCTTGATGCATTAGACCAAGAGCGAGATATTGATAATCAGATTCTTGAAACAAGAGAAAAAATTGCACAATCCTACAAAGATGCAAAAGAAGCCGCTAATGATTTAGCTGTAGATAACTGACTAACAAATTTCCAAGGACAGTTAAGTGATAATGGCCCCTTCGTTCCTCTTGAATATATGGCTGACCAGTGAGAACGTATCCAAGAGAATGAAGAATTGTATCTTGATGATTTAAATAAAGCCTATGAAATTCAAAAACTTTCAAACAAATATCAGGAGATGCTAAACGATGCAACTGATCCAAAGATTCAACAGCAAATCACCGACCAGATGCGGGAGCAGCTAGGATATTTGAATGAGAAAACAAATCTTTCTAAGTATGACGTTGATTATGCTAATGCTCAACTTGAAATTTTACAAAAGACTATAGCTCTTGAGGATGCTAGAGCTGCAAAAAATCAGATGAAGCTCCGCAGAGATAGCCAAGGTAACTATCAATATGTGTATGCGGCTGACCAAAATCAAACCGCAGAAGCAGAGAATGATTTGCTTGATGCTTCGATGAACGCTTATAATATGAGCAAAGAGCAACAAGCAGATGTTCAAGATAGTTATATTAAAAAAGTTCAAGATATGGCAGACGCTCTCCGCAAAGCCGCCAACGATGCAACTTTAAATGAAGAGCAAATTGCAGCTATTACTCAAGATATCATTGATAAAGGCCACGAATATCTTGAAGCTATGGGCGAACAGCTAAATACTTCTCAAAAGAATATGATTTCAAGTTTTATAGACGCCGCATTCCAGTTACAAGAGGAATATGCAAGTGGTGTCCGCAACATTGCAGAAGAACTTAAAGAAGATACTTCTCGTGGTCTGGATGATGTTGATGATAGGTTTGATACTTCTGTTAATAACTGAGTAGATGGCGAAACTGCAATTCGAGAACAGTCTAATAAAACAAGAGAAAATATTATTAATAATATTAATAATTTTACCGATGCTGTTACAGAAGCTAATTTAGCTGTTGTTGACCCTCTTGGAGAGATACAGTCTGGTATTGATGGTATTGATGACTCTATCGTGAAAATGAAAGATGATATGAGTGATTTATATAACACTTTAGACCAGCAGACAGGCGCTTTTGCGAATGCTGGAGCAGATGTAGAAGCATTGCAGGAAAAACTTACAGATGCAAACAATGCATTAAGTAAATACTCAACAGATTTGCAAGCAGCAAATGACAGAATTCAAGAATTAACAACTGCAAATGAAGGATTAACAGCTCAATTAAATGGTGGAGGATCTGGCTCAGGAAGTGGTAGCACTGGAGGCACTGCCGCGAATGGAGGATTTGGTGGTAGTGGATATCAACAATCTGAATTAGCGGAAGGCGTTGCTGGAGCAATATGGACAATTGCAGGCGGCGGAGGATGAGGAGACAATCCAACTAGACATAAATTAATGAGAGAAAAATTCGGTTCTTCTGCTGGTGATCAACTATTTGCTTCTGTCCAATCATTATTTAATAATGGATATGGTTATAATTATGGCGCTAATAAAGGAAGTCAATATTATAGCAAATTCCAAGCAAGTAGTTTTGACACAGGTGGTTACACCGGTGAATGAGGTACTGATGGTCGCGTAGCCATGCTTCATCAAAAAGAACTTGTATTAAATGCTACTGATACTCAAAACATACTTGCGGCAGTCGATGCTGTTCGCGCGATAACAGAACAACTTAAAGGTTCTGCATTTATTAATAATATTGGTTCTTCTATTGGAAAAGCCGCTCAAAACAATATTCAAGGTAATAGTATTGAACAAAGAGTTGAAATTACTGCGAATTTCCCGAATGTAAATTCTGCAGAAGAGATTGAACAAGCTTTATTGAATATTTCTGATAGGTCTTATCAATATGCATATAATAAAAATGATATACCTTGGTAGGGCAAATATAAATTAATCTTATATCAAAACTTTGAAATAATAAGAGTGAGATATAAGGACAAATATACGGGGATAGTTAGTATATCTTACTATCCCCGTTATTTTATTTTATAAAGGAGAATGCGGATGGCTACTACCGATATTCAGAATAGTGTGTATAAGACTATTGATGTAATAGTCAAAAAACGCATTGAAGATTTACATCTAGATAAAACGATTGAATGTATCGTTGAGAATTGTGTTGATTTAGAAACTGGAAAATATAGAGTTAAATATGGCGCAGGATTTTTTGACGCATATTCTATTAATGGAGAAGTATATTTTCCTAATACTGCAATTTATGTTTTAGTTCCAGAAAATGACTTTAATAATAAGAAAACTATTATTGGTAAAGTTAGTTCTGGATTACCAACTTCTTCAAATGAAGAAACTGACTTATTATATACAGATTATAATATTATCGGAAAAAATATTCTTGTTCCTAAAACTAGTGACGAATATTTTAAAATAAATTCTACGTCTACTCAAGAATATCAAAAAATATTGTATGATATAAACACTCCAGAAGAAAATTTATTAACAATTGATACGAACAGTTTAAACGTCTATTTAAAAGAAACTCAAGCTTTTCGTCTTTCCGGCAAATTCAAAACTAATGCTAAAACTAAAACTGGTCGAGAAAGCTTTGGTCTAACTTTTACTTTTACTCAAAAAACTGCAAATACTAATTATAAAACCATGCAAGCGAGATGAGAAGCAGAAGCAGAACAAGCTAAGGCTTTTGTTGAAGTTGAAAAAGACAAAATCGAAGAAAGAACTTTACAATATTACTATAATATAGTAAAAAATAATGTTTTTAACAATATGGCAGATAAGTCAGTAATTGCTGTTCAGAATGAATTGTCTGAGATTGTTTCTGAGTTACAATTATTTAAAACAGGAATCTCAAAAGAGAATAAAGATGGATTAGAATTAACTGATTTATATATTCAACTATTAAGTGAATTAGCTAATTATACTGTTAATGCTAATAATAATGCTGTAACTAAAGAGGATATAGTGAGTCAGTTTAATAGCTGGTTTACTGGGATTTCTTATGGATATGAGAAAAAAGTTGTTTCATATTCATTAACCAGTAATATAATGACTGGTAATCCTTATCATTATTCTAACGCAAATGGAAGTTATCAATATTTCTTTGTTGATATTGATCCTGAAAAATTTGTTTCTCTAGACCAAATTTTATTTTATAGTGATTTTATTCGTGATGATTCTAACGCAGAAGAAGACTTATGAGTTAAAGATATATCTTTAGAATGTATTAAATATGTTACTAATACAAATGAAGATTATCGTTTATCTTTAAGTTATAGTGATATTTATTTCGATGAAAGTGCTAGTGATGATACAAAAATTACCGTTAGCGCAAAATTAATTTATCAAGATAATAATGATGTTACTCAATATTCTAGATTTTTGTGGTTTAAGAAGAACAGTAACATAAAATCAACAGATTTGAAATATAATAACTATGGCGGAGAAGGTTGAGAGCATATAACAGATAATTTAAATACTGTTTTATATGACCGTTCTCCAAACCTAGATTTATACGTTAAAGATAATAAAATTTATCGTAATCAATATAAAGTTGTTGCGATGTATGATTCTTCTCTTCCAATAGAACAAGAATTTACTATTTACAACGAAAAACATAATCATGATATTGAGTTAACAGCTCCTTCTGGTCTATATTTTAGAAAAGAAGTAAATGGTGTTAAAGAAATTATTTGTAAAATAGATGGAAGCGACACTCCGCCTTCAACTGACTATGTATTCAAATGGTTTGCTAACGATATTGAAATAAAACCTCAAGCAGAAATAAAAGCATGAAGAGATAAAATTTCAATAGAAAAAGATAAAAATGTAAAGAATAGAGAACAAGCAAAATTAAATTTAGTTGGAACAATATTATGAGATAAAGAAAAAACTCCTAATATTATTCAGGTGCCTAATATTATAGAATATTCTGAAATAGAAGGGCAAGTGACGATTACTTGTCAAATATTTGTATTAGATGAAAATAACCAAGAAAATGAATTTGATGTAATTAGCGTTATATTAAAGAATGAAGAATCTTTACCTGTTTATTTAAAAGCTAATTATGTTGAGATAGAAAATGGTGACCAAGTTTTCCAATATAACGAAATGGGCATATCACCCGCCAGTGCTAGGTACGAGAACCCGCAAGTGCCTAAACAATTAAGTTGTAAATTATATGATCCCGCTGGCGGTTATATTGATAGATTAAAATATTATGAAGTTTCTTGGGAAGTTCCTATAGAAAATACTTTAATTAGAGTTGACAATAGTCTGTTACAGACTGGCCCTTCTGGTTTAAAAAATAAAGTCATTGGAGAAGTTCTAAACTTTTCTATTGCAGATGAATATGATTATAATGCTACAAATAATCAAATTATTTGTGAAATAAAAATGTTGCAAGATGGACAGCCAGTACCCTATCGCCAATCAACGAATTTTTTCTTTGGAAAAATTGGTGAAGATGGGACAAATGGAACAGATGTAGTTGCTAAAATTAGCCCCATTAATATTAATGATACTTTAGCTAAAGAAGTATTAACTTTAAATATTGATAAAACAGATGCAGATAATATAAAAACAGAATGAAATAATGGAGTTGCTACAGATGTTAATGTTAATAACCAAGATGGGATTTTGCAATTACAATTATTTAGAAACAATAATTTAATCGACCCAAGTGAATATAAACACGTTTCATGGTCTGTTTTAAACAATGGTTTAACTTCTAAATATTGAGGAACACATACAATTTTAGAAAACAACTCAGCTCCAAAAGTTTCATTAGTTTACAAAGAAGAAAAAAGTCCAAGAGCGTATACAAATTATGTCATTAAAGGACAAGCCGATCTCAAAGTAAATAGTACAGAAGATGATTTTAAAGAAACTAAATATCAAACTTATTTTGGTTTCTATCCTATTTGTACTATTACTCAATATGCGGCAGACCTTAAATATAATGTTGGTATTGATAAAGCTAGAACGCTTCGTCGTATCATGTATAACTCAGATGGACGTTTCCCACAATACAATAAAAACTTAGGTGTTGGATTAACTTTTACAAATAAGGACAATAATTCTTCTAAGTATTTTGGTGATGACACTTCCCGCACAATTGTATGGGAAGCTCGTGGTGGTATCATCCAAGGAGAATATCAAGAGAATAATCCTGCTTTTTCTATTGGAAGAACTAAAACTTGAGTTCCTTCTATTGAAGGTCAAGCTGAGGATAAGATTTTAGAATTAGAAGAGACAAAAAAGAATTCATTAATTGATCTTATAGCAAAACAAAAAGAAAATTGTATTTCTACCGACATTCCAAATACATTAAATGATATAAAAACACAAATTAATAATCAAAAAACAGCAGCAAATGAAGAATTAGAAACATTAAAATCTGAAGTTAATACTCTTTGAGAAAATTTTAGAACGGCACAACAGAATAAGAAAAAAACAGCTTGAGATCTCCTAGAATCTTATTCTAATGATATAGATATAAAATCATATATTTATAAAGATGATCAAAAATATTTTGATGATGAAGATGAATTATCTTTTAAAGAATATGTTGATGATTATGTAGGAGCAATGCTAACAAATGATTCAATTAGACGTAATCCATCTGTTAATTCTTCAATGGTTTCTCCTAAAATTCTAACTTCAGATTGATTAAGTTTTTCTATAAAAGGTGTTTCAGAAGAAGTTGAATTAGCTTTTCAAAATTTAATTATTACAATTACTATTGGTTATAAAGCTAATTTAATTGTATATGATAGCACTAGTGATAGTGAGTCATTATTAAGTCAAATTAATGAGTTAGAAAAAGAATTAGAAAAAATAAATAAAGAATTAGATAATTATAATTCTATTACAGATACAGATATAGCAGGAGAGCCTGATTCTGAAGGCAAAAATGCTAGAGCAGAAAAAATAAAAGCTATTATTTTTGAGAACGATACTGTTACTGATGAAGATGGTATTTCACAAGTATTATTTAATCTTATTTCACAACAAAAAGAAATTTATAATCAACAAATATTAGATGCTTCTGAAAAACTTGATTTTCAAATTAATTATTTGAAAAATGAGTTAGATAAAAATGCCGATCCAACATTTTGTAGTATTCTTCCTAATGAAATTTATAATGGAGAATTTACTAATCAATATGTAAAAGCTAGTATATATAAAGATGAAACATTAGAATATGAAATTATTATTCCAATTCATATATATTTAAACCTTTATGGCCTTGGATTATTAAATAGTTGAGACGGCAATGGCATTGAAATTAATGATGAGGGTGAATATATATTAGCTCCTCAAATTGGAGCAGGTCAAAAAAATAGTGATAATACTTTTACTGGACTCTTAATGGGTACTAAAAAAGAATCTGAGCAAAATGGTGTTATTGGTCTATTTGGATATAATCAAGGTAGACAGTCTATTGCTCTAAATTCTGAAACTGGCAGTGCAGTTTTTGGTTTACCAGAACAGCAAGGTTCATTAACGGATGGCCGCATTGAACTAATTCCAGGAGGAACAAGCAGTATTTCTCAATGAAAAGTTGATGCTCGTAGTTTGTATAATATTTTACCTAGCCAAGAAACAGATATGTTAAGGATAACCGAGGATGCTCATATTACAGAAGAGCCAACAGACGAAAGACTGCTTGGTCCTAGATATGAGGATGCCCCGCAATTTGCGCATGGGTCTATTCCGCATGACAAACAGGGTATTTTGTTCAGTGCTCTGCCACCATATGTTTCATTTAAAGGTAGACAATTAAATGCGGGTGACCATGAACAGAAAAAAGTTAATTTCTTGAATTTAAATACTACTGCTAGAGAAGGCGATAGTTTTGAATTACAAATTGACCCCAATGATTCTAAGTTTTTTACTCTATATGAACACTCATATAGATTAAAGTATGGTGAAGTTTTTTGCGACCAATGGAAAAATCTTAAGAAAAGAAGCTTATATGATTTCTCCGATACACAAATTGATGACATTAAATCACAGATACAAGCCAATGACAAAACTAAAGGTTACGAGATAGCAGAAAATGATTATATTATTTGTCAAATATATTATACAAATAATGGTAGGCAACTTCATGTTTTATCTCTATTAAAATTTACACCAGGAAATAAAGAATGAATATTAATTAACCCAGCGTATCAAGACGCAAAGACTTTATCGAACGAGTATGTCGTTGGAGAACTTTATCAATATGAAGATTGAAATAGTTCTTCAAAATCATCTGTGTGAAAATTTATTACTTTCACTGACGATACTCAAATTATTAAAGTTGATAAATTTAGTTTAAATGACACTGATGGTGGAAATGGTTTTGATACTTTAACTGTTAAAGAAGAAGATATTCAAAATAAAGTGTGAAGGCGTCATCGAAAAGCCGGCATAGATTCAACTGGTAAATTTACCGCAGAAAGTCTTGGCGTTGGTAGTTTAGGAATGGGCTTAGGAGATATTAAAGCATTTAATAATGCCTCTTATTTCGTAGGAACGAGTCTTGAATCTGATAATTCGCCAATTATTCAATTTTTTGCTGATAAACAAGGTATAGATATACAAGATGGAGATACTGGGCCTGTTTATATTTCTTCTAGTAAAGATTTAGGAACAGACGAAGGAAAAAGACCTATTCGCATATATGCTGGAGTTAAATCTTCTAATTATAATGAATCTGTATTTGGTAATGATACTTATAAATCAGGAATTTTTGTTGGAAAAAATTCTATTAAAGATCCAATTAAGAACATTGCTAAAATAGAATTATGGCAAACTAATAGTTCAAATGACGATAATATAGTATTATCTGCTCTTGGCAATGACACTAACCATCAAAGTGTTTTTACTTTAAGTTCTAATCAAGCTGGTGGTTTAAATCATACTAATGATTGAACAACTACTATTGGTGGGACTTTAACGAAAACTATAACCGGAAATTGGGACCAAACAGCTAAAAATAAATTTAAATTAAATACTGTATTGGGTATTCGTGTTACCGCTTTAAATAATCGACTTAATATAAGCAGTGGATATGACGATGGTACTGTTGATTCTGGATTACAAGTAACTTATCAAACAACAAATTCTACTAAATTAAATAATTTTATTTTAAATGAGAATAGTAAATTTGATGTATGTCGCACTATGCAATTTTTTACAAGAGGCAGATCAGGCAATGAACCAGGAAATGATGGAACTGGTATGCTTATGTCCGCAGAGAATACCAATGGAGGTATTCTTTTACGCACCACTGCTGCTGAACAATTTGATGGAAATTACAGCGGAATAGCTACCGCACCTGGAGTTGCTTCTTTGTTATTACGCCCAAGCGCAGGTAATAGCGATGCTCCTGGTGAATTTTATTTACAAGGTGGGCAAGCAACAAATGATCCAAATTCAAGATATAAAAATAACCTTACAAGAGTTTTTAGTTCTCATGAACAAACAAAAAGCGGTGGAGAAATAGTCCATCATTGAGATAAAGCTATGGTTATTATTGAGCCAAGATTAGATGTTAAAAGTGGTTCTACACCTGGTCCAATTGTTGCTGGATCATTAGAGCTTCAAAAACAAGGCACATCAACTGGTGATATAAGTGCTGCTGGAAATGTAGGTGTTGCTGGAAATATAAATGCTGCTGGTAATATTCAAGCTACCGGTAAAGATAAATGAATTTGAGGAACAGCGCTATATGCCGGAGAAAAATCAGGTGATTGATATAAAGGAAAAATTTATGGCGACGGTTCTGAAATAAGTAATACTTGCAATGGCGGAGGCGCAACCCCTGGTGGGGGAGGAACTATAACATTAGGTTCTTCGGATGGAGTATCTATAACCATCCCAGAAATTTCTGTTGTTCACGGGAGACCCAGGTTTAGCACTGATACAATAACTATAAGAGCGAGTGAACCCGATAGTGGAAAGTGAGCTACTCGAGAATGAGTAGGAGAAAACGCAGTTAGAAAAACAGAAGTCTGATCTGAGACTACTTCATTCACATATAACGAACCAACAATGCAAGCAATATTAAATGACATTGCGGTCAAACTAGATTCGTTAAGAAATGCTTTAAATAGAGGTATATAATAAGGAGATAAAAGGATGAATTTACAACAACATTTAGAGATACAAGCATCCGCCCAGCAATGGGCGGATGACTTTATGTCACAATATAATATTACGGCAACTGAAATGGCGGATGCTTTAACTAAAGTTTTATTAAATTTAAAAGATAAAGTTATGGTTGAATATTTAGTTGATGTGTCCAAGAGACAACAAGAAATGTACGCGGCTGCCCAGCAAGAGCAGATGCAATCACAAGCCCCGCAAGAGGAGGAATAAATGGCAGAGCCGAAACAAGTAACGACTACTTCACAAGAGGGTCTTAACATTCCTCTTGTTATAAAAAGAATACAACAGACTGTTGTAACAAAAGATGAAAACGAAAATGAAAATGAAACTACTGTTTATGCTCCTTTTGGAGTAGATGCGAAAAATGTTGAACTATATCAAAATGAAAATTTATGGGGAAATCTACAAACCTTTTTTAATAACTGACTAAATTTTCAGACTGCCTGAGAAGATTTTGTTAAAAATGGGCAGCATATTCAGTATGGTGAGCAAGAGCCAGTAAGTAAACAAGTCCGAGTATGATATGATACAACCGTAACACCGTAAGGAGGATAACATGGCTGTAAGTGTTGTTAGTACATTATACCCTCCTTTAATTGAAACTTTTCAGCCCGCTTTTATTTATACCAATCCTGCCGTAGTTACTTTTTCTTTATCTCCTTTCAATGAAATTGAAAAAATTAAAAGGATTCATGTTTCTGTTGTAGACCAAAGAAACAATTCAAATGTTTTAAAAGGCTACATGGAACCTACGCCCCAAGTTGTTAAAATTGACAATGAAGAAAAGGTTATCGGGTATTATTGTATCGTTAATGGAATTTTAATAGCAGATTTTCCTGAATTTAAAAGTGAGACTATTGCAGAAGAGTTGGGACTATTTTATCATGACCCTATTAACGATATATATGCAATAAAACTAAACCCAGCTTGGCTGGATAGGGGTGAAGATAGTAAGAGTTCATACTGAAATAATAATCAATATTATCAAGTCCAAGTCCGTTTTGACAGTTCAGAACAATATGTAAATGGTATTAAACAAAATTTAAATTCTTATAATAGTGCAGAGCTTGCGGGATACCTATTAGATAATAGGTCAAATTTTTCTGAGTGGTCTGATATTACTCTATTAAAGCCCATATTGAATCCTAAGATTACTATAAATCAAATAGATAATATAGAGAATCCTGAAATTTCTAGAGGAAATTTTCGCATTACTGGGTCTATTGATTTTCAAGCTCCCACAAGTGAATTAAACGGAGTAACTTATCCTGAGCAAGAACGACTTCAAGCTTATCGAATAGAAGTTATTTTTGCAGATAAAGAAATATATGATTCTGATTGAATATATGCAAAACAGAATATTTTAAAATCAGAAAAAACAATGATTGACCATTTATTAAATACAGATAAGCTACCTGAAAATAGTGATTCAACTGTTGAATTAAAAATTTTTGGTCGCACTAATAATAGTTATGAATGACAAGAGTCTCGTTCACTTACTGTTGCGATGTTGCAGCCTGTTTTCTTAGATGATACAAGATGAAATTCTAAAGACTCTGGTCTAGATAAAAATGATATTTTTGTGAATCAAGAAGATGGTGTTGCTCATATTCGTTTTAGTAGCTCTATCAACTCAACAAAGAAAACAGGAACTATTACTCAGGGTATAATTTATATCAGACGGTCTTGTAGTAAAGATAATTTTAAAAACCAAGAATTAGTTTACAGATATATTTATAAACACAAAGGGCAAGATAATAATGTTACAATATCTTTTGATGATTTTACTATTTGCAGTTTATATCAATACAAATATTCTGTTCAGATGTGCATAATCCATGAGGAAGGTGAATCTTGAAGTAATATAAAAGAGAGTAACAGAATTTATCCTGAATTTTATGATATGCTTTTTATGCGGCAGAACAAACAAATTGCTGTGCGATATAAGGGACAAGTTGCCTCCTGAAAACCAACAGTAAATAGACAAAAAATAGATACTTTAGGAGGCCGCTATCCTAAGTTTGTTGAAAATGCAAATATGAATTATAAAACATATTCAATTTCTGGTTTAATTTCAGCAGAAGAAGATTTCAATCGAATGTTCTTAGATGAAACGACCGAAGAAAATAACACCGGAAAAGTAGTTGAGGATAGTTACTCTGAACCTGGCAACATTAGTAGGTATGAAGAAAGATTTGGTAATACTTATCAACTTCGTAATGACACGTATGCTGATGGAAATATAAAAAATCATACAATAAATGTACCAGAAAAAGAAAAGGCTTTTGGAGCAAGCTTATATGCAAATACAGAATTTTCTGGTCAGTTGAATAATTGACATGATTCTTATCCACACAATCATTGGTATTGAGAACGTGAATTTAGAGAAGAACTAGTAAAATGATTGAATGATGGAGAGCCTAAGTTATACCGTTCTATGCCAGAAGGCAACATAGCAGTAATGTTAACTGACATAAATTTGACTCCTGAAAATCAGCTCGACCGCATGTTATATGACTTTTCCGCTACAATGTACGAAATTGCCGACGGATATAACTTAGAAGATTTAAATGATTTAGGTATTATAGATATACCTACAACGTCTACTGTCTTTATTAATGGAGCTGATATTAGCAACGGTCTTTCTGAAGAAACAGAAAGTGCAAACATTGGAGATAAGGTTTCAAATAAAATTGGTCAGATAAAATTAACAACAAAAGTTTTTTACGATAGAGATAATAAACGACAGACTGTTAATTTAATTAATGGTTCTTTAAATAATACTTCATATAATCCAAATAATCTTTGGGATAACATCACTATAATAGAACGATTAAAAGAGAAATATTTAAACGATATTTCAAATGAAGTAGTTGATAATTCTGTTCAAATTACTAACGCGGATATACAATTTACGAGTCCTCCAAATTATTTTAATAGAAATGCTAATTCTAGGTTTGAAAAAGTAAATAATAAAACTAATTGATTGGGTTATGTATTTAATATTCAATTTAACAACAGTACTTCTCAACAAATCTTTGTTAATCAAAAAGGTTTTTACCATATCCCAGATACAACTTTAATTACAGGTATTAGTATGGATGTGGAGGGGCAAACTGCTCAAATGACATATGTATATGAGTACAGAACACGGGTGCCAGAAGAAACAAAATTTGTTCCAACCAGAATTTTAAAGCATATTATTGGGCAATATAGTGCCGATTATCCGCTACCATTAGGAACAGATATTATTTCGTTAATCAAAGAAAATCATAATAAAGTTAACTATGAGATTAGTTCTGTTACGACCGTTGTAAATTCAATAGAACTAGAAACCTGTTCTGGCTTACTATTGGATTTAAGTCCTTATACTGTTTTAAAATACAATTATAAAAATGACAATGTTTCTTATCCATTATTAATAGGAGAAACAGGTGTTTTTAATGGCTTTGAAGATTGACCCATTGAATCTTTATTTATTTATGGTCGTCGTTTAACCAAAGCTAAAATTAAAAATAGTACAACATATCCTTACTTTATGGAAGATAGAGAATATTATTTAGATAAATCTGTTGATACAGAAAAAATACAAAAATTAAAATGAAATTCAATAGATGCGGAAAGTATTTCCGATACTTTTAATATCCGAATTAATGGTCAACAATACAACCTTAAAAAAGATATTCAATATATTCCAACAGAAGATAGCTATGGGTATATACATCCTCAACAAATATCTAATCCTAAATTTAATACGATTTATCGTTTTACAAAAAAAGTAGAGAATAACACACCGACAGAATTCTATTATCAAATTCATTATATAGATGGAAATTGATATCCTGTTGTTTTTCTAGAAGATGATAGCGTATTAGCCGCAGTTCCCGTCTATGGCTTAATAAACTATCATGGGAATCTGTTGAGTAGAAAAACTAAAAGCAATAGTGATAAGGAGACGTCATAGCAATGCATAAACAGTATCCTTATTTGCAAGACAGTTATATCTATAAAACAGATTTAGAATGAGAAAATAGAAGTATTTTAAAAGATATTGACAATTTTAAAAATCAACGTCAATATGTCAAAATAACATTGCTAAATTGAGATGAAGAGCCCATCAAAGAAATCCAAGGAGAGATTTCTACGGGCTCTATCTCAAAGACAGCCGATTCTCCCATCCGCCGCACAGCACAGTTGACTTGTGCGGTGGATGCTCATTCTTATTCTGTTGATAATGGAAAAGCTGATTTTGCGATTAATAAAAAAGTGTTCATTGAAATCGGAGTAAAGAATGAGACGCCGCACTATCAAGATTATCCTATCTTTTGATTTCCAGAAGGTGTTTTCTTCATAGGTTCATTTGCTATTAATGCTGGCTCTAATTCATCTACCACTATTACTCTTGGATTAAAAGATAAAATGGCTATGCTTAATGGCGATGTTGGAGGTACTCTTCCCGCAACAACAATTTTTGATTCAATGGATACTCAATTACCAGATGGAACTTATATAGAAAAAAAGGTTTTAATTTATAACATTATTCAAGAACTCGTTCATCATTATGGCGGAGAAGATTTAAGTCGTATAGTAATTGAAGGTGTACCTTTGCGTATTCGTCGTATTATGCAATGAACTGGAGATACTCCTTTATATAAAATTACAACAGCAGAAAATTCTAACGCGGAAGTTGGCTCAGAAGAAGGATTCTATGAATTTACTCTAGAAGAGCCAGATAGTTCTGTTACTTATAATAAATATGAAAAAGGAGACGATGTTGGTTATATCATGGATGATTTTGTTATCGTCAATGATTTAACTGGCGCGCCAGGAGAATCTGTTACATCTATTCTTGATAAAATTAAAAATATTATAGGTAATTATGAATATTTTTATGATGTTTTTGGTGTATTTCATTTTAGAGAAATAAAAAATTATTATGTTACAACGCAGGCCAGAACTTTATTAGATGAAATGGCTGAAAATGATTATTTAGTAGAGGTCAATAATAATAAAAGTATTTATACTTTTGATGATGAAAAATTGCTTACTTCTATTTCAGTAACTCCGCAATATGAAAATATAAAAAATGACTATATTGTAGAGGGGAAAACTACTATAGGTGATAGCAATATTGTTTATCCTGTCCGTTATCATCTTGCTATTGACGAAAAACCTAAGCTAATAGGTACAGATAATAGAGATACTATTAGAGCAATGGTTGATTGTACAAAAGAAATAGAAGATATGACTAATCAATTAAATCAATTACTGACTAGTCGCGAAAATTCTAGTAAATCATTGACAGATATTTTATATAAAATTCAAATTAATAAAAATTCTATGTCCGATGATTTAAATACAATAAATACAAAAGACAAACTGTTATTAAAATATTTGCAAAATTATGCTGAAACCAATTGAAGCTATTCAGAACTGACAAAATCAAATAAATTGTTGTCAGAAGTATGGCTAGAAAAAACTTTTCCGCAAAATAATAATTTGACTTTAAGAGAATATTTAAACGCTTTACCAGAAAAAGAAAATGATGTAACTGAACAACTTAATAATATCGAAGAACTACAAAAAGCATTAGAAGAAAATCAAGACGTTTTAGAACATTTTACTGATAAAACGGTAGAAAATTTTACTGGCAATAAAGATATTTTTAACAATATATCTGAAGTGTCAAAAACAGTAAATAATGCTAAAAGATATGCTGATATTAAAATAGGAGCTTGAGCGCTTAAGGAACAAGCTTTACAGCAACAGCAAGCCGCTAACAAAAATTCTTTTAATAGTTTTAAACAAAGCTGTATTGATTTATATGACTTTATCCAAAAGCTGCAAGAAAATGTTAAAGACAAGAAAAAAATTCTAGTAGGGTCTGCGGAAAATGGTACATTAGAACAAAAGTGAAGAGTTAACAATTATGAATGTTTAGTCAATCGTTCTGTTAATGGTAAAATTTCTTTTTCTCATAATATTGATTATTTTGAGCAAGATGTTAGAGATGATGACACCTATACGATAACATCTAATAACGCTACAGTAAAAAAGATTTTACACATTACTGATGACAAATTCCTCTATAGCGATGGATTATTTTTTCAGTTCCTAGAACTATGAAAAGCATACCATGATATAGAAAAAAATCAAGATTTAGCAAAAATTAATCAACTACAGAATCAAATTGCTAAATATAACGAACAGCAAGGAACTTTCCAATTTGTAAAAAATCCTAATCAGTCTAAAAAATATTATGGAGCTTATCCAACAGAAGAAACAAGTACAACCGCTGATAATTTTCAAGAAATGATTTTATACACGCATCCTAGGAATGGGGTTAATTGCGCGGCTTATGTAAAAGTTGTAGATAATTTGCCCGATGTTGGTAATTTTAATTTAATATACAAAGAAGGAAATACTTATTATTATTGAGACGGGCAAATGTATAAAGAAGTTAAAGTTTTAGCGGCTTATGATAATGCGGCAGATGAAAACAAATATTATGCATATGATTGACGCACAAAATTATATCTTGATGGATTGAAAGGTGTTATTAATGGCACTGACCAAGGATATTATTTTGCAGAGCTTTCCGCATTCTGGCCGCAAGTTTATGATTTAACTGAGCAGAAATTCTTTGGAGAGAAAGAGGACAAATCAACTCATTTTAAAACTCTAACTTCAAGCGGAACATATTATTTAGACTTCTTAGATTCAATCTCTACTTCTTTTGGAGAATGAAGTGTTAAAAATATTGGGAGACGCTCAGATGTAATTGTAAAAGAAGAAATTAATTGCTTATTTCAGCCAGAAATTCCAAATGTAGTTATTTTACCCGCAAATTCTTTAGATTTAAGCGTAGCAAATCGTTCTTCGTCTGATACAATTTTTACTTATAATAATCGAGCATTAGAAAGTGATATGACTTTAGAAGAATTAAGAAACGAAGCTAAAATTAATTTTTATCCTTGGACGCAAGTTGATTCTTCTATTTATTCACAATTACTTACTGGTGGTTATAAGAATGGAGCTTTTGACCAAATTAAATATGAACTATATTTACATACTAGATATCAAAAAGCTATATCTATGACTAGCATACCAGTATTTTATTTAGAGCCAAATAATAGAATTACAATTAACGATACAACAACAAATACTTATGGAGATTTTGTTGTACAAAGTATTAATTTAACATTAGGGCCTGGTGCAAATATGTCAACTACATGCAATGAAATTGCAGAAAGATTTTAAGGAGGGGATATGACTATTAGAATCCAACAAATATCAAATGACAATCAGATTTCTTTTGCGGAAGAGCAACTAGTTAAGTCATATCCGCCTAATCTTGATGAAGACCTCGACTTTCAACAATTAGTTTTAAAATTACCAAATAACGCTGTTTTTGAACAAAATAAAGATTATTTAATTACAGTTAAACTTCCTCAAAATCGTTATTATGATATGAATTTTGGGGTTAGATTGATGAACCTTGATTCAAGTAACTCTGGGGCTGATTTAAGAGATATAACTAATTATCAATTTATTAAATTTATTACAGTACCTAAAATAGAAAAGTCTGATTTAATCCCAGAAACGGTTTGATTATATCAAATAAATTATGGTAATCGCGAAAATACTATTAATGCGGCCTTAGCTATAAAATTTTCTATTGATTCTAGTCAAATTGTAGATATGGAATCTTTTGTAGATGCCATTAAACGAGATGAACGATATAACGAGATTAAGAATCGAGCAAATAAATTTTTCTATTATTCAGGAAAAGATGTAGAATATGCATGTTATTTTGATTATAACGGACAAGAAATTAGAGAGGCCGCAGACGGAAGAAACGCGATAGTAAATTATTTTCAGCAGAACGGTGATACAAAATATGCAACGATTGAACCAAACTTAATGTTAAATAATTTTAATATTGCAAAATCAGAAAAACAAAAGATGGAAATTAGTTTTGTTATTCACCCTGAATCAAATTATAATGCTATTTTCCTGTGTCTAAAGTTGATTGAAACTGATAATGATATACAATGGATAGACCCAGAAAATAATAATGTTATGCATGGTCGATATGTTGATATGGATACGAAACCTACTTGAAGTTATGTCCAATTAAATAATATCTTAGAGAGCATACCTGGAAGAAAAATAAAAACTATTGGAGTCTGGGGACGCTCAGAACAAATAATGGCAATTAATGGACAAGAAATAAAAATTGGCCCGAGTGGATATTTTGAATTGGATGTTTCCGGCATTACTGGTTTAGATATTAATTCTTTGGCTATTGCAAATACTGATAAAAATGACAAATATACTGTAGATATACAGTATGAGTTAACCACTTAAACAAAGGAGGTACTTTATGGACAGCTTTTATGGAGGTAAACAAGGTATCTCCTTTATTATTAAAGAACGTTTCAAAACTATTGATGAAATGAATAACACTTTCTCAGACCCAAACTATGAGAAAGTTTGATATGGCGAATATTGTATCATAGATACTGATAATAAAAATAATCCCGATAATGGTAAAATCTTTAGGAGAACAGCAAACTCCGCTGTCTCTAATAAATCACCTATTTATTATGAATATATAGGTCAAGTAGTAGGCCCCGCAGGTGGAGTCCCAAATATTGAGTTAAAAAATTTAAATGATTTTAAAACAAATTTTCAAAATTTAAATCTTAATAATAATGGAATGGTGTATTATCCTGTTTTATCAGATAATAAAATTGAATATATATCAGAAACAAATACAGAAAACGGTAAGCCTACAAGCACCCCCGCATTTTTTTCTGATGATAATTCTGTTATTTATAAATCTGGTAAAGATTATTATAAACACACAAATTCAAGTGGTTCGCCTGCACCAATAACGCCCGTATTTAAATATGGGTTTTATACTTTCCAAGGAACAACTAAAGATAGTACAACAGGAGAGTTTCCAATTGCTACTGTTGGATTAGGTTTTGAAATTCCTTATGTAGATTTTGACGTAAAAGTTAATCCTACTCCAGCATTTTATAGTGGGGAAGTTAGTATAGAGACAGAAAAGCATAATAATTTTTATAACACTTATACCCTTACAATTCCCCAGGGTGTTCCTGGCTCTTTTATAGGAAATATTCATAAAGAATCTACAACAACAGATTCTGCTTCTTTCTATAAATTAGATGAAGATGTTGACTTTATTAATCATAAATTGATGTCAACAGCGGAGAAAAAGCCTTCTTCTTCTACTAGTGTATTAGTGGGTAATTATTATTATTATGATTCAAAAAATGGCATAACCACTATTATGGATCCAACAATTGCAGCCTCACCTGCAAAATTTTTAATAAGTAATAATCATGAAGCATCTATAACTTTAAATTCAACACCAACTTCTAATGATTTTGGTAAATTTAGTGTAAATTATACGGATAATATAGGATCAACTTATACATATTTACCTTTATTGAAATCTTTAAAAACAGTTCCAGAATATGATTCTAACGGTAATGTTAAAAAATATCAGTTAAAAGCAACATACCAAGGAACATCACAAGGTGCTTCAGTTACTTATTCAATAGGAGATGCGGGACCAACTTATTGAGGTGTTTATGGTCATCGTCTTACACAAGAAGATATTACCAAGTCTAATGGTCCAAAGAATGGTAGTGGAAACCTTGGTTTTGTCGCTGACAAAACTTCTGTAACATTTTATTATTGAAACGGTAGTTTATGAGAAGCGCTTGGAACAACAGCCGAAAATAAAATCACAAATATTAATTTTGTTGATCCTGCGGGCAATAATATTTTCAATATTCAAGATAAAGATCATCCTGTTATTTTTAAAAGTTTTGAAGAACCACAAAATGAAGGTCCTATAATTACTTTTCCGGAGCGGCCATGAGAATAATTCAATTAAGTAAATTAAATTTATCTTCTATACCAACTAAAGGTATAGTTCATATAGGCATGGAACACTTACATTCTAAACCTATTTATGTAGCTGAAAAAATTATAAATATGGATGAAAATGTAAATGATTATAAAATTAATGAATGTGATTTATTGGAATTTAATCATATTTATGAAAAAAACAGTCTTTCACTTATTGATAATTTAAGTGATTACGATATCATTACTATCGTATATGATGAAACGGAAAAATAATAGGGAGGATGAATGGCTATTACAAATATTTTTAAAGAGAAGGTGCGTCATCCTTCTGAAGATAATCAATGAATTACAATGCGAGACGTAGTTTCAGAGGATGGAAAAACTAATACTATTCGTTATTATGATGGAGAAAATAATCTTCTTAATGTAGGTTCTGAACAAGCTCCTACTTATATAAACGCAGGTGAATTTAAATCTATTGATGTTAATTTAGATGATTTAAATTTATTTGATGGCACAGTCGGCAATAAAAATAATATTGATACAAAGATACAAGTAACTCCAGATGCTATTAATCTTACTATTAATGATACTGTTCTTAGTGAATTGAAAGAAATTGCATTCAGCACAAGCAATACAGATTCTAATACACTTAGAATTATAGAGGAAGAAGGTGAAAATAATGGCTAATATTTTTTATGCATTTTGAGAAAAAATCAATAAAAAATTAGTTCCTAGAAACGTTAAATTTAACGAAACTTCCTCTAATTATATTTTTACTCTTCAAAACGCCAATGGAAGCGAAGAAAGCACTAGAGAAAATTTAGTATCTTTTGCAGTACCTAAACAATATGGATTAAGTGAGAAAGACAAAGCAAAATTAGATAAAGTTTGAGACATGGATGCACAGCTTGGCGGATTTACTTCAGAACAATGGCAAACTTTAGTAGATGTTTCACATGCTTTTAAAGGCGTAAATAATAATATTACAACACTTAAAAATCAAGTTGACACTCTTGAAGGTCAAGTTGACACTCTTGAAGGAGAAACAGATAAGACCGATTCAAAAAATGAAGCTTCATCTTCTTCTGCAGGATATATGTCTGCCACAGATAAAACTGCTTTAGATACATTAAAACAATATAGTCAACGATATGCTTTAATATATGCCACTGAGAATTCGACTCAACCAGATGAATATGCAACAATTGTTTTACAAACTGGGGAAAAAACTCAATACGATCAATATGGTTTTAAATTTAACAATGTTACTTTTAATAAAAGCATTGCTACTATACAAGAAGATCAAACTCGAATAAAAATTAATCAAAGTGGTGTTTATTTAATTTTAGCTACGGGGTGTATTCTTCCGCAATTACAAGACTGAGTTACAAGACAGTCTAATTGTTTTACAATGAGAATAATACACGGCAAACCTACTGATAGTACACCTCTTGCCGTAGATGGAGAAAAAGTTACAGGCGGAAGAAGTATTGCATCTTCCAATGCTTATTTTTATGAAAATTTATACACTTCTGGTACCACTTTTACTGTAGCAAAATTAGAAGCAGGAGATATGTTAAGTTTGATCGCAACTATCCCTGTTACAGCAAGAATTCAAATGAGACATTATAATAGCAGAATATTTTTATTTAATATATTATCAACCCAACAATCAGAATTTATGCCAGAAGATCCAGTTAAGCTTGCTCCCGATGCGGATGCATCAGGCGATGATAATAATACGCAACAGGAGGGATAGTAAATGACTAAAAAAATAATACAATATAGAAAAGATAAAACCTCCGATTGACAAACAATAACCCCAGCAGACATTAAAGCCGCTCCTGAAAATCACAATCATACTGTTAATGATATTAATGGAGTATTACCAGTTAATAAAGGTGGAACTGGGCAGCAAACAGTAGAAGCAGCTCCTTTTGTAAAAAAAGGAAATGGGATTAATACTGCTTTTATAGATGCTAACTGAAATAAATTTCAGCCTATGAACATTTGAACGAATAGTTCAGATCAACCTGTAACCTCAAATTATGGTTTATGTATAAGTACCATGCATCCGTTTCTTTTTAACGCAAATACATCGCCTCAAACAATTTGAACTGGATTAACGACTAAAAATGTAGGTAAATGAGTAGAAACTAAGATATGGACAGGACTAGGTAACTATTTAAGTGCAAAAGTAAGAGCATTTTACACAAATGATTATTTACAATTATTTTATATTAATATTTGAGATGAAACAACATCTGGTAGCAATTTACAATTAGCATATGAAATTGCATATGAAAGTTGAGTAGCACCACATCATGAAAATGACCGTGGTGCACCACTATATTTTAAAGCACAAACAAATTCTCCTTTATATAAAAATTCTGATTTTTTTGATGGTTACTCTACGGCTCTAGTTCGTGGTGCTATACGTTTTGGTTATTATCTTGGAACAGCTCAAATAAAAACTACCGATGGAATAACAGATGCAAATATATATTTAGTATGTGATAATACTAATACTGGTATACATATAATAACAACTACTAGTTTTACTAATGCGAAATCCATAACATTTTCAGGCATTTTTCCTTATTCATTAATTGGACTAAGCACTACAAAATAAGTTAATAGGGCAAACTCTAATAAATAGAGTTTGTCCTTTTTTAATTTATATAGATTGTGAACAAAGACAGACTAAATGTTTGTCGTTGAGATAGTGTGGCATAATTCATTTTGAAGGTTTATCTTTAGAATTAACTGTTAGTTAAAGGGAGTGGATACATGAGTGAAGTTAACTTTTTATTCACTCACTTATCAACAGAGGAAATTGTTGTATTAGTCGTAGTCATGGTGCTGGCGGTAAAAGCAGTATGATCTGCGGTTGAGTGAATATGGAATAAAATAAAAAACAAATTGGATATAGAAAACGCCCAAGAGCAATGGGAAGAAAAAGTTTCTAATCAACTTGAAACACTAGATAGCAAAATCGACAAATTAGAAATTCAAAATCAAAAAACACATGAAGAACAAGATAAAATGCACGATCAATTAAAACTTGTCCAAGAGAGGCTACAAGAAAATACAAGGTCATATTTAATTGACGCGCATCATAAGTTTTGTTATCAGATAAAATCAATAGATGATATTAATTTACAATCTATTGAAAGAAGATACTTATATTACAAAGCTGCGGGTGGTAACTCATTTATTGATGGTTTAATGGATGAAATTAGAGCATTACCTCGAATAAATATTTATACTATAGACAAAGAAAATGAAGAAAAAGATGGGAGGGATTAATGCCGGCAGACTTAAAGAAAAATGTTATTAACATGAAGCATCTTAGCCAAGACATTGATGACCCCATCGTAGTAAATGCGGCAGATGCTAATGGCCGCACTCTTGAAATAATTTTTACTCAAGAGGCTGCCGCGCAATTAACACCTAATACAAAAGTTTATCTCTCTTGGTATCACCAACAACAAAAAATTAAAGGATATAATGTTTTCACTTATATTCCCGGAGATAACCCTAAGAGAGATCCTTACAGATGACAAATCTTCTACCCGCAATCAATGTTATATTGCGGTGACGTACTCGCTTGCATAGAACTTGTAGACGACGTATCTATCGCCGCATCTAACAATTTTATGATTCATGTATTAGAAGATCCTAATGATGGCTCTACTTTTGTAGTTTCAGATGATTTTTCTGAATTTAAAAACGCAGTTATCGCTTTAAACAATACTGCCGATAGAATCACCGCAGAATTTGAAGATATGAAAGCGCAGCATCAATATGTTCTTCAAACAGTTGAAAGTTTTGAAGATGATATTGAAGATTTAAGACAGCAACTTGCAGAAATTCAAACTCAAGTTGATGAATCATTAAGAGTTAGAATGGATGCGGCAGAAGAGAATATTGAAGATTTAGATAATAGAGTCGCCGCACTTGAAGAAAATGATACTAATTGAACAGAAACAATTAATCAAGCTAGACAAGAAGCAATTGCAACTTCTGTTGAACAATCAAATGTTGTCATTGAAAAAATATATGGTGGTCCGCCTGACAGTTTTATTTTCCGTTATGTTTTCCGTCAAGGTGGCACTCAAATTGAAAATGGTAGAATTGATATTGCCAAAGACATGGTTGCTACAAGTGGTAGTTTAGTATATCCTACCCCACAACGACCTATTGAAATAAACGGAACAACAATTACATCTGGTACATATATTAGAATGACTATTGCTAATGGTCAGCCTTTCTATATTAATGTAGCAGATTTAATTGAATACAATACTTTCCAAAATACAGATGAAATTATTATTACTGATATTGATCACTCTGTAACAGTTAGAGTTGGCGAAATTCTCGCTAATAAAATCATATATCAAGAAGAAGTTTTACCTCAAAATTTAGGTTCTGTTGAATTTTATAAAAATGAACCAGATGATATACAAGCTTGAAGTGAAAATGCTTCAGATATTCTTGCGGCGCTTGCAGAGAACAATGTAAGTGGCAACGATATTGTTAAAATTAATGTAGATGGCAATGTTTATGAATATTCTGTCCATCCAGATTTAACACAACTGCCGCAACAAGCTTACTTATATCCAACAGACGAAAATAGTGATTTTAGTAAGATTTATCTTACTCAAGATGGACTAAGCGATATTGGATGCCCTGCTGAATGAGAGGGTGGGACAGTGTCATTTACAATTGGTGAGTCACAACCAAAACAAACTGTGACAGAAGCTATTGATGAACTACAAGATGCTGTTTCAGGATTAACTTGGAAATGGCTAACTCCTAGTTCCTAGTAAATAGAAAAGAGATAAAAGGATGAAAAATAAAGTTTGCGTTTACGCGATTGCGAAAAATGAGTCTAAGTTTGTGGAGACGTGGGTCAAGTCTATGTCGGCCGCGGACCATATCATAGTTTTAGACACTGGTTCTGAGGACAATACTGTTGAACTTCTTCAATCTCTTGGAGTGGAAGTTCACGAAAAGACATATGAACATTTTAGATTTGACGATGCCCGCAACGATAGCTTAGATTTAGTCCCAGATGAATATAATATTAGAGTTTGTACAGATTTAGATGAACGTTTTGATAACGATAATTGAGCTCAAATTCTCAAAGATAACTGAGACCCCGAAAGACCTAGAGCTGTTTATCATTATGTTTGAAATCATACCGCAGATGGAAAACCTGGACTTGAATTTGATATTAATAAAATTCATGGAACAGACCCTAATTTGCGGTGGGCAGGTGCTGTACACGAACATCTAACATTCATGGATACCGGTAAACGCGAATTTGATAAATTCATTGATTTACGTGATAAAATTACTTTGCATCATTATGCCGACTTAACAAAGGATAGAAAATTTTATATCCAACTCGCAGAAGAGCGCATTAAAGAAAATCCAGATGACAGTCAAGCATATATCTTAGTTGGTAATGAGTATCGAGCTAAAGGCTACCCCGCCAAAGCTGTTATGATTTATCAAGAAGTGCTTAATAAATTTTCAAGTGAAATGAACACTGTTGAATTGGCTGCTCTTTATTATGCTCTTGGAGATGCATATTATAAAGATAAAGATGCGGTAAACGCTATGGTAGCTTTCTCTCATGGAATTGCTTTACATAAAACATATAGAGATAACTATTATGGTTTAGCTATTATTTTAATTAATAATAATATGTTAGAGGCTACAGTCGGTGTAGTTAAAGAAGCATTAAGAAATACAAAACAAGAATTTTTCTGAATGGAAGATGCAATGTCATGGACATATCCCTTATATGATATTTTAGCCGATGCATATGCTAGGCTTGGAGATTATGAAAATGCCGTTGCAGCCGCCGCATGTGCTCTTAGTTATGAACCTTCAAACAAAGCTTTGCAAAGTAATTATAATAAATATTTACAACTGTTAAAAGGTCGATAGAAGAGGGGGTGAATATAAGTTTGACCCGAGTAAAATTTTACACAGGACGGAAAGAAGATTTAGAAAACCATGAATTAGATAATGGTACAATCTATTTCCTCTCTGGTGATGATAACCATGCTACAGTAGCATATGATATGAATAATTTTAGATATTATGTGGCTAGGCCAACAATTAAAACTCTATCTCAATTGACCGCAGATTGAGTACCTGATGTTGGAGAAATTATTATTGTATCAGATGCAACTATTGTAAATGGAGTACCTGAGCCATATGTAAAAATTGGTGACGGTAAAACTAATTCACAATTACTTCCATTCATAGGAGAAAGTTCTAGAATTGATTTATTAGAACAAAGATTAGACCAACATATTAATGATGAACATATCCATTTTGAACAAAGTGTAACGGGTACAACTTATATAGTATCAAAATATACCCCAACAGGAGAGGAAATAGGAGCATAGGATGGCGAATTTACCATATATTGACAAGATAAGCGTTAATGGTACATTATATGATATACATGACGCTCGTCTTGAAAATGTTAATTTCTTAAATTTCGCAGGAGTTAGTGATGAAACTGATTGACCTGTAGATAGAACTGCACTAACTTCAACAGAAATTGATACTTATAGTGTCGGCGATGTTGTTATTAATACAACAACTAATAAAGAATTTGTTGTTATTGAAAAAGGCGACCCTGCCGCGAAATACTGGGCAGAATTTGGTGATGCTAGTAATTTAGGTGGAACTAGTTTACAATATGTAACTGCACAAGGTAGTTATACACCTGTTGGACAAATTAGCAGTTCAACTGCTGTAGTTACTGCCACTGGTGCATATACACCTTCTGGTAGTGTAACAACTTCTGCAACCACTCTTACTTCTAATGGTAATTATACTCCTTCTGGATCAATTGCTTTAACTCAGCCAACAGATGGAACAAGTATCTCATTAACTGGTTCTTACACACCTGCGGGTACCAATACAATTACACAATCTACTGATGGTACTGCTATTTCAGTAACAGGTACATATAGTAAAGCTACTGGTTTTAATGGAACAACTGCTACAATTACTTCAACTGGAAGTTATACTCCAAGTGGCAGTATTAGTGTTGTACTTCCAACCGCTTCAATTGGTAAAGTAACTGCGGTAAGCACTGCATCTAAAAATGTTGTTTCTAGTGTTAGCACTGGCACAGTGGCAACTGTTAATACATCAGTAACAAACAATACCTTAGTTTTAGGCACAACAACTGCTGTTACAAGAGTAACAACAGCAGCTCAAACTATAGTTACTGGTGTTACAACTGCCGCACAAACGGTGGCTACAGGTCAACCTACAACTAAAACATTTACAGGTGATGCTGCTACACTTTCCGTTACAACTAGCTACAAACCTGCTGGTTCAATTACAAATACAGACACAACAATTACTTCTAGTGGTAAGTTAAAGGTAATATTCTCTGGTACTGCTGCTACTATTACTACTACTGGAAAACTTAAAGCTGCCTTTACTGGTACAGCTGCCACAATTAGTGTTACAGGTAGTTATACTAAGCCTACTGGATTTAGTGGAAATGCTGCTACTATTTCTGTCACTGGTAATTATAACAATGCTACTGGATTTAATGGCATTGCTGGTACAGTTACAGTTGTTTCTGCTAGAAGATTTGCGGCTGAAGGCGCAGATGACACTATCACTCCCGCACAAGGAAGTGATTTCTAATGGCTATAGCTGAACCAACTGCTGATAATATAACTAAATATTGAGTTACAGATACTCAATTACAACTATTGGCGAATGCAATTAGAAAGGAGGGCGGAACAACCGCCCTCCTTACTTATCCAGATGGTTTTGTAAGTGCTATTAATAGTTTAGATCATGTTAAAACTGAAAGTTTAAATGTAGCATGGCCTGCGGAATATAATAACATATATTGGACTACGCAAACTGAATTACAAAATATCGCAAATGCTATTAGAAGCAAAAATTCAAGCTCTGAAACTTTAACATTTTTAGAAGATTTTGTGGATAATTTGGTTATTGTTAATGAAACTTCAGAAAAATTATATCATATTTATCCTGGAAATGGAAATGAAATTTTTGCGGCTATAGACTGGCCAAATCAAGGTTTTAATAAATTTATAAATGATATCCCAGCTGGAACATGATTTACACCCTTAAATGCTTCTGGTGATGCTGTGTATCGTGGAACAATAACATTTTTTAAAAAATCAACTCAAGAGCAAGTTTCTTTACCACGACGTACCTTACAACAAGCTTTCTGGATTTATCAAATGCCAGATTATGATATAATTGTATATATTTCTTAATATAAATATGATAGGAGTCGAAATATGGCAGGAGATATGGCAACAGTGGGAAATATTTCACAAATACAAGTAGGAGCAGACTTCTATAATATTGTTGGCGGTTTGTTCTATGGGAAGGTAGATTCAACATCTACCTCTACCGCATTTACTGCCACCATATCTAATTTAAAAACACCATCATTGTATGATGGTTTAACAATAGTATTAAAAAATGGTGTAGTAACCTCTGCCAGCGGATTTACTATTAATGTAAATGGATTAGGAGCTAAACCAGTTTATAATAATATGGCAACTGGTAATGATATAACTCCAACAGCGCCAACAAGAGATACTATAATATTTAACATTAATTATACGATGATGTTTATTTATAATAGCACTTTAGTTGACGGTGGTGCTTGAATTTGTTATACCGGTGCAAACAAGTACACGCACCCCGCCTACACCGCTGCCACCGCAGCTGCTGTTAAAGTGGGTCGTGATGCAACTGGTCATGTAGTCATTGGTAATGCGCTGACCGCCTCTGATGTGGGAGCTTCTGCCACAGATCACACGCACGATGCCGGTGACATAACGAGTGGTACACTTAGCACAGCCCGCATCTCAAGTCTCTCAGCCAGCAAGATTACTTACGGCACTATGTCGCAGCTTAGAGTACAACCTATCTACTATCAGGCACATGGGTCGGGCACTATAAATCTTACAGCGGGCACCTCCACGAAGGTAACGCTCGTAAGTGAGGGCGCGCTATCCAGCGGTTCGGGCTTAGCTATAGCCTCGGGCGGAATCAAAATAACAACAGCTGGGCGCTATAGAATCACAGCAAGCGCGTATGTACAGAATGCAGACACCGCCGCATATGGTAGGGGCGTATACGTTTGCAAGGTAGCATCATCGGGTGCTTTTAGCGCTACCGCAGAAATTTTCTCGGCTGTTGATGCCAGGGTGGGAGCGAGCAGTGGTGCGATTTGTTGCGGTCCCAAGATAGTAGAGTGCGCTGCCAATGATATTGTCTACCTCGCGGCCCGCTCGATAAACGCGGCAGGAACCTGTTACCAAGACAATGTGAGCACTTATTTGCTTGTTGAACGGCTTAGCTAAGAGGAAATAATGTATATCAACTTGATAGCGCTGGAATCATTGAAGGAATATTTATCTGCATGGTGAGTATTAATATGCTCATTATAGTGCAAATACTATACGATTCTATTTTTTTATTCTTCTTATATATATTATATACATGATTTAAAAAATCATACAATAGATAAAACAAATATTAATAGAATTATAAAAAGAAGGAATTGTAAAATAATTCTTTTTAAGCAAGAAGGGGAAAATTATGCAAATTAATAAAGGTGATATTATATTAATATGCATCTTAATAGCAACTTTTTTAATTTTCGGTATAACCGAATATAATATTATAAATGGTTATGAACAATTTGATAGTAGTGCTTGAACTGCTTTTATTGCAATCTTTGGTGGTGAATTATTAACATTTGCCTTATATAAAATTGGTAAAGCTAAGTATCAACCGAAAGATAACAATAAAGTTGTTGAAGATATTGAAGAAGAAGAAAGAGAAAAGGAGTTAGATGATAATGAGTAGCAAATGGACTAGCCGCAAGTTTTGGATTTCTGTTGCAGCCTTTCTTGCCTCAATTGCGACAAGTATTTCTGGTTTTGCCGTCGCAAATAGTACAATTGCAACAGTAGGTATTGTTTGCGGCGTTATAGCGGCCGCAATTTACGCAGCTGCTGAAGCTTATGTAGATGGACAATCTATTTCTACTACTACAACTCAAAAGGTAATTACTGCTACTAGTGAATCAAAAGATGTTGTTCAATCTGCTTTAATTGAACAAAAATAAAGGAGGAAGTATGGCAATAGTACCAGCTCATACTCACAAAGCTTCTGATATTACTTCTGGGAGAATATCAGATATTTATATTGAACCAACTATTTTACAATTACAAGGAAAAGGAACAAACATTAGCCTTTCTAATGGAAAAATGATAAATGTTCCTTTAGATCCTAATTCTGCACTTCAAATTGGAAAATCGGTTTATCTTTTCCCTTATGCGGGAGGTATTCAAGTAGATACTTATGGTATTTATTTAATCTCAGCTTCCGCTTATATTGAAGGCAGACAAGGTCAAACAGGTGCGGGCGTTTATGTCTTTTGTACTGATAATGCAAACTACTGGGGAAATGGTACAAAAGAAATCATGGGAACTTTAGCTGCCCGCAATGGCGCAATTTCTGGAAGTGTTAGTTGCGCAAGTAAATTAGTCCAACTAAACGCTGGGGATGTTATTTATTTAGTTGCTCGTTCTGTTGGAAGTAATTCAGTTTGTAGAGCAGATAATATGATGACTTTCTTACGCATAGAAAGGTTAAAGCACTTAAATTATAACCTTTAAGGAGTTAAACATATGACAAATTGTGCAAACGTAGCCGCGACTATCCATGCAAACATGTGTAATGATGCTGGATTTGGATATTCAATGGGCAACCGATGGGGTGGTGGCGCGACTCGTGTCTGAACAATTGACAATAAAAAATATGCAGTAACAGCCGGAGACTATGACTGTTCTTCTTCTTGTATTACCGCTTGAAGAAAGGCATTAGAAGGTACTGCTTATGAAGGTACTTTGAAAAATGCTACTTATACTGGTAATATTCAAAAAGTGTTTGTCAACAGTGGATTATTTGAAGTAAAACCTTTATCATTCATTGCACAGCGTGGAGATTTATATCTTTCCACAGGACACCATGTTGCTATGTGTCAAACCCAAACACCTGATATGTTAAGTGAATTTTCAATTAATGAAAAAGGTGGAGCTTACGGCGGACAACCAGGTGATCAAACTGGAAAAGAAGCATCTATACATGGATACTATAATTATCCATGAGGATGCATCATTCATTATAACGGAAAAGCTGATACGGTGCAGCCCGCGCCAGCTCCGCAAAAACCTTTAGGATATAGCACAAAACTTTATCAAAGTAATAATACGCCAGCGCAGCAATTTACGATTGAAAAAGTCGATAATAATTATGTTGCATTAAAAAATATTGAGCGTAATATGTATTTAGATGTTAAAAATGGGGCTAAAGCAGATCATACTCCTGTTCGAGTATGAGAAGGTAAAAAAACATTAGCACAACAATGAAAATTAATTGAAATTAAAACAGATAAAGCTATTCTTTATGAATTCGAACCAAAATGTGCACCGGGTATGCGCTTAGACGCTATACAAGGTGGTACTGTTAATAAAACGGGTCTGCAAATTCATCCTAAAAATGGGACTGCCGCACAAAGATGGCAGTTTATTGATAGTGGTGACGGAATTTATAGAATTGCAAGTTCAAAATCAGGGTTAATGATTGACGCAGGAGCAGGTGTACAACCATAAACTTTCTTAAAAAAATAAAGGGCGCTCACCGGAGCGCCCTTATTTTTTTGTTTAAAAAGCAGACATTTTTTTATTTTTTTCTACTAATCCCGCAAGACCTATACAAATTGCATCACATTCATCTTCTGTTGCTTCAACACTAAACTTTTGCCGCACTAATTCTTGTGCGGCCTTTTTTTGTTCTGCACGAACTTTTCCAAAATTAATTTTATATTTTTCTTTTAAAATACTTCTTCAATGACTAGGCGATAAAATACTAAATTTATGTTCAGTATTATAACATCATATCATAATTGTGGCTTGGACATAAGCTAATTTTTTATAAGTTTCTTTATTTTGTTGAGCTTGTATATCTTCAAAAAATACATTATCAAAATTAAATTCTTCTTCAATCAAAGATAATCTTTGCATTAAAGTTGATAATCTTTGTTCTATTGGTTTATTAGCGGGGATTGTAAAATGACCATGACCTATTAGTTTAGAATTTTCAAATACAGCTCATCCTGTAGTTTGTAGAGCTTGATCTAAAGCTAAATAAATCATAATTAATCTCCCGTACTGCCAAAACCACCCCTACTATTTGTTCCAAGAGAAGAAACAGTGGTAAATTTAATGTTAGGTTGGCGCTGTTGAATCCTAAATTGACAAAGTCGAGTATGCGCAGGGATAATTACATCCCTTGTAGCATATGCGGGAAAGGCTCAAATATCATCGTCTCCGCAATAACTATTATCAATAATTCCGATACTATTAGTTTGAAGAACTCCCCATTTCTTAAAAGTAGAACTGCGGGGTGCAATAATAGCTTCAAAACCTTGCGGTAGCTCCATTGCTACACCTAAAGAAATATATTCACGCTCGCCCGCATATAACTCAACTTCTTCATAAGTATATAAATCAATCCAATCGCCTTGCTCAATTTTTTGAAGTTCTGGCATACCGTCTAAATATCTAACTTTAATTTCAAAAGTTGGATTGAAAAGTTCCATTAACTGTTCTTCAGTCATCACTTGCGGCATTCCACCGCCAATTGGCACACCCATAGACAAATCTACTGGCGGCGCATTAAAATCATTTGGCATTATTAAAGAACTCATTAGAATTGCTCGCCTACCTTATAAAAATCATAACTAATCTTATTATAAGCATCTACAGGCTCTTTCGCATCATTAAATACAAAAGTCCATTTACAAATCATCCACTCTTCAATAATCTCGCCCTTAGACTTTCTATCCTTATGAGTTTCAGACCACGCAGCAAGAGTGTATCCATTATCTTGAGCTTCCTGTTCTAGCTCCTTATGAAGCTCATCAGCCTCTTCCTTAGTAGCAACACGAACTTCATTTGTAGACTTAATTAGAAACTTAATCATATTTATTCTCCTAAAGTAACTTGAATATCGAAAAAATGGTCTTGAATTTTCTCTACTACATGACCCGCATAATTACTAGGCCCCATAACGATAATTTCATCTATCTGATTAATATCAGGAAGTTTTCTTAAAGTTGGGATAATTTCATCAAACCAAACATTTTCTTGGTATAATGGTTCTTCTTGTTCTAAATTTTCATATACTTGAATTGTTACTGCTGTAACAGGATACGCTCAAACTATTGTTTTCAACTAAACCTCCTTCTCATTTTTTATACAGCTATATTGCTTATATCATTAAGCTTCTACAACCATTCAGTCTGCGTCAAATAACATAAACATGTAGACTTGGCGTTCTTCATCGCGTTCCCGCACCCAACACTGATAAACGTTCTCACCATGAATAAAATCAAATCCCATAATATCGCCGCGCTCTTCAAGAACTTCTTTTAGCTCTTGGATTGCATTTGCATAATTGAAGTCATTGATATGGATTAAAGTATAGTCAGAACGTTCCTTACACAATAGCATAAAATATTTGGCATTAGGTTTAGAAGAAAATCATGCTCCAATATTAACTAGTTCTGTATCAATCTTAGCTTTGCTTGGCGGACTCATTTGCTTAAAAAGTTGCTGATTCATTTCATATAAAGAACCAACCTGTACTCTATTAATTGGTTTATGTGACATTATCTATATATCCTTCCTATCTTTACGTTGCATATATATTATATCAGAAAAAACTTTTTTTGTCAAAAAGAAAAACGGGGAGTAAATTACTCCCCGTTATTTAGTTCTATAATTTCTTGGTTGCGACTTCCTTTAAAAGCAAGACTTCTATCTTTTTCTTCTTCAACAAAAGGACCCGCAACTAAAATATTTACTTTTTCTAGGATGGATTCTAATAGGTATGCATCGTTAAATTTAGGCCATTTAATGCGCCATTCATCTATTAATTGCATTAAGAAACTATATTCATAACCTGTATATAACCAAATCTGTAATTTAGGAAATTTCTTTTTTACGTCAATTAGTAAATTATTTAACCCTTCCCAATTACAACGCTCTAATGGTTCTCCGCCCAAGACACTAAACCTATGAACATATGGTTTTTCCAATAGAGAGAATAAAGTTTCTTTTGCGGCAAGGTCAAATTCTTGTCCACCTTTAAAATCCCAAGTTTCGGAATTAAAGCAGCCCTTGCAATGCAAAGACTGTTAAGAACACCCTTGCACAAACAAAGAAACGCCAATATTGTAACCATTAACATACTCACATCTTTGAATACAAGAGTATCTCATCTACATCACCTCACTTTCTGTTACCAGAAAGCAAGATGTTTCTGGAAGCAAGTTTCTTGTTTTAGTAATTGGCGGATATTTTTTACCTGTCATATCAATTAATTTTGGCATATTGACCTACTCATGTTTTGTACGCATTTCAACTTCTTGCTGTTTACCTTTATTAAAGGCAGTGGTGTACGACCCTGTTAAATACCCCGTAACTCTGCGAAGTTTTTGAATATTGTGGCTGCCGCACATAGGGCACTCTTCATCAAATTCATCACAATATCCACAATCTAAGCAGGTATCATTTGGTACATTGACTGCGAAATAAGGAATATCTTTATCCATAGCATAATTAACAATATTTTCTAATGCATCAATATTATGTTTAACCGTTGACTCTAATTCAACGTATGTAATACATCCTGCACTGCTATAACCAGTTAATTGAGATTCAAGGTCAATTTTCTCAAAAGGTGTAACTTTCTTCCATACAGGAACATGGATACTATTTGTAAAGAACTCCTTATCGCTTACATTAGCAATAACCCCATATTTCTTTTTAAATTTTTGCATTGCAGTATAGCAAAGATTTTCTGCAGGAGTATAATAAACACCAAAATTTAATTTGTACTCTTCTTTAAATTCTGCACATCTATCTTTAAACAATTGTTCAATCTTTTTTGCTAATTCCATTCCTCTTGGGTCGGTGTGGTCGCATCCAATTAGAATTTGTAAAGTTTCTGCCAAACCTAACTGCATTTTATACCCTCGGTTTCCCGATATTTTAAAGGGTTTAGACTATACCATAAATTATAACATAATTTTTACAAAAATCAAATTGTTTAATTTCGCCCATTATAGTCGTTGAACGTTTCTCTGTTCTAGAGACTTCGCTGCGTCTGGTTGCCCAATCCTTAACGATTTTACCTTACCTTGGTCGCTAACCTTGCCACTAATATATCCCTATATTAGCTTGGTTGTTAAGGCTCTAAGGGCGTTCCCGCAATTTAGAGCGTTTAATGTGGGCCAGTGTTAGGTTTTAACCCACAGCAAGAGTTCCATGCTTAAGGGCAGAACGGATTCCTTCTTCTGGGACATAACCAGCCATTACATTATTTTCATACATGAATGAAGCTGATTTAGGGTCTTGGCTACAAATCCACTCAAAGCGTTCAATTAACATATCTTTCGCTTCGTGAATTTTAGTATCCAATAGTTCAAAGAACTTATCAATATCTCCCCTAGCCTCCATTGCTAAAGTGGGGAGAATAATAGTTACAGGACAGATGTTACCCCTACCGTCTTTTTGAGCTGCTGAAATGTAATTATCATATAGATGTCCTGTTTCTATTACCGATTGAACGTTCGCTTGATAGGAATCGAATGCATTTACATCTGCTCCGTTCTGTGTCCTGCATCCCATGGTCGAGAACAGTTCTACTGGGGTTTCAGCTTGTTTAATTCTTATTTTTTTCATATTAAGCATCCTCTTCATATATTTCAAGCATTAAAATATTTTGTAATTCTGGGTTTTCTTCTAATTTTGCAATTAAAATATTATATTGTTCTTCTGTTAAAGAATTTATATATTCTTCTTTTTGTTTCCTATCATAATCAATTCAATCTTTTTGCATTTTAACATCGCAATTAGCATAATTGGGATATAATCTTTGAGAAGTAGACTTTAAAGCCAATCTATAAAGGTCATAGTTCGGATCACCTGGTTCACGATTAACACCTTTCATGCATTGGAAGATACCACACATTTATACCGTTGTTTTCACAATACTTTAACGCTTATTTAAAAGCCGGATTAGACTATATCATTACTATTATAATATTTTTATAATAGCACAGGGCACTTCGAAATTATATTGCTATAATTCTACTCCATATAGGATAGTCGTTTGACCTTATAATATTTCTTTAAAATAATAACCATTAATTGATTGTCCGTCTTGAACTCTTCTCCATAGAGTTGTAAGACTAATATTATATGCTTTTGCAGCTTTAGTTATAGAAGGAAAATTTTCAATATATTGATTGCTTTTATTATAAACAGCAATATCATGTCCTTCTTTATCTCCAATTTTTTTGTTCCTATCATTATAATTATTATTATAAGATACGGTACACCATTCAAGATTTTCAACCCTGTTATTCGCAGGATTTTCATCTTTGTGATTTATAATTTGATAATTATTTGGATTAGGAATAAATGCTTCTGCTACTAATCTATGAATAAAAACACGTTTTTTCTTTCCAGCTTCCGATAATACTACTCTTAAATGACCGTCCGCTGTTACTTCTGGTTTTAATATCTTTTCTTTATAATGTCTAATCCCTGTTTTTGTTTTAACGTTTCTTTCATTTGCTTTAACGTTTCCTAAATTACTAACAGAATATAAGTTATTATAAATTTTTATCCATTGTTCTTTCAATATGCTTGTCCCTCCTTTCTTGGAGATTTTTTAAAGAAATATTATCTTGGCACAGGATTGTCATGCTTTAAGAATAATAAAGTTTAGAGTTTCCCTGTTAGCAAAAGTATCTCAATAGTCATTTCCTACTATATTTTACTTTCACACCCGTCTCTGACGGTTCACCCTGTTTTAATTCCCCAGTGGTTATATTTTAGGGAAAATGCTAGTTTTATGAAGCTTACCAAGACCTTCAATGCTTACTTCAAGAAGTGCCTTTGTAACTAAACGACCTTCTGGTTCTGTGCAAGTACCATAGTTAATTGAAGTGAACGGTCAAATCTGTTATCGCAAAGGCTTTTTGTCCTTTGCTTCTTATAGTTTCCTATAAGTTCAGCATATATTTTCACCTTCGCCATTGCGCGTTAAGGGCGGACACTCGTGGACGAATTATATTTATTCATCGTCTATGCGTTACGGTTCTTAATAGCCTTTCGCAATCTATTAAGTTACCTCGGGGTTAACATATCTAATGACTTAGTCCTTCCCCGATTTTGCCCGGATTTTCATAAGTATCTCTACTTAAGCAGCCACTCTTTCTAGCTGATTACCACTACGACTTTGAAGAGTATTTAAGTTATGATACATGCCTTCAACAGCTTGACGAGTTTCTTTCTCCGTCATATCAACAGCATATTTGTATGCGGCTGGATGCATTTTATATTTTTCATCCATAACAGACATGGTATTATTTACATCTGCTTCGAGCCCAGCTTCACAATATTTCATACCATCTAAAAAGTGCTTATAGAAGCTCTTGCGGACGTAAGGAACCATTGTTCAATCAAGATGTGTAGCTGCAACTCCGCCAAACTGTTGTAGAGACTGAAGCTGAAAAATAACAGCCACAAGCTGCATAGCTGTATTGATACTATTAGCAGGCCGCACATCTGTTTGTCTAGTATTAAAACCATTAGCAAGCAAATCATCAAATGGGATAGAAAGACAATTGTGTGCGCCAATCGCATATGAGTCCAAGTCGTGAATGTAAATTTCATTATTTATATGGTTTTCTCTAGACATTTTAGACACAAGATGGTCAAGAGCATATTGCTTCATAACTACATTATTAGCCTCACCCCTGCGGCCACCGAAAGAATATTCATCAACATTGGCATTTTGATTTTGGACGTTTGAAGCTAAAAGTTTTTCTTTAATTGCTTCTTCTGTCTTTTTCTTTCTAGCAAGTTCATGGTCATATCTATATCTAATATAAGCTTTGGCTTCATCAATATAGCCATTGTTAATTAAACAATCTTCAACTATATCTTGAATTTCTTCAACTGACACATTTTTCTTATGTAATTTTTTAATAGCTGTTTCAATATCATTTAATACTACCGCATCATCAAATTCTTTTCCTAGTTCTGTAAATGCGCCAGATATAGCAATAGAGATTTTTTCTAGGTTATATTTTACCTTAGTACCATCTCGTTTAACTACTTTTATTCGCATATATCACGCTCCATCTATACTATATTTTGATATTTTTCTATAATATATTATTTGAAAGCCACAAAATATAGATTATACGTTTTTGGCCAAACCTTTATGTATCCCATGAATTTTAATTCAATAATATATCATAGATACTATTTTAGATGAATCTTTTTCATTATGAAAAATAAGAAAATCCTTAAAATAATCGTTTAAATATTTTTCCATTTTCTTAAAATCTTTATGGTCAGCAATAATACGTCTAATAAATTCTTTTTTAAGTTTATTTTCACGTTTTATTGACCTATTTAATCTAGTAAAAACATTTGTATCTATATATATAGGAATAATAGTATAAAAACTTTGCAGTTCATTTAATTGTTTTAAACTTTTAGGATTAAAAATTCCAATATTTATCATAGTATCGACTATTTGAAATTTATTTGTTCCATAATATCAATTATTAAATTTAGTATATTCTAAATACCGTCCAAATATAATATTATGCCCGAATACTTTATTAGAAACAAAATGATAATCTATATCTTGATACTCATCTTTTCTTCGCGGTCTAGTTGTATCGTGTAACAAAAGTTTTGAAGGAATATTATTTTTCTTTAAAAGTTTATGCAATTCTATTGCTAGAGTATTTTTTCCAGATGCAGATTTTCCTAAAAATGCTATAATTATAGGTTTAATTTTCTTCATCTTTTTCTCCCCAACGTTTATTAGTAAACTCTAATGTACCATCCTCGTTAATCTGAGTAATCTTATAAAGTTGGTGTGAATTTGTCTTTTTATAAGCTTTCGTAAAGAACATATTTCCACGACGAAAACCATTCACCATTACTTTTGTACCACGAGTAAACCAACCATTTTCCTTTACTTTTTTTGTTCCATCAATCTGAACTTCACTAATCCTTCTATTATACTTTGCATAATAATCACGACTAAATTTAACTGTTACAACTCCACTGTTCGGAGTCAAAATACTAATTGATGATTTATTATCATCTTTCGCAATTACAGTCCCAACAATTCTTAATGTTTTAAAAATTGGAATCCGCACATTGTTTCTCTTAAAGGTATAATCAACAACTGGATCTTCTGGCAAATACTCATATTCATGAATATTATACTTCTCACAATCAATATTCTTCAAAACATGTGGATGATAATAAAATCCTAAACTATCCATTTCCCAATCAGACAATGTACCTTCCGCATACTTATCCCATACCTCTTGGAACAAAGTATTATTCAATTTATTAAGAATATCTTCTTGATGCTGCTTAAAATATGTGCGGGCCGCATCCATTCCCTTATCATAAAGTTTCTTCCAAACTTTCTGACTAATTACCAATTCACCATCAATATTTGGTTCAAGTAAATCTACATCAAAAAATTCTTCATAAAAGTCATAATAATTATCTTTTACAATAAAATCATCACCACTTTTACAATTTGCTTTTAGTGCTTTATTAAACACAAACAATCTTTTTTGAAACTCAAGATGTTCTGGAATCAAATTTCTTTCCATTAATCCATTAAAATTTTGAAGTGTAATTCTCTTTTTTGGTTCGCAAACACTCCAAATATATTCTTTCATAATTTCTTCTCTTTTACCAAATGAATCAAATGCTCCACTCTTAATCAAAGAAATCATAACAGTTTTATTACACTTAACTTTCTGTTGAAAGTCTGTTAAACTTGCGTATGGTCTATTCGCAATAATTTGCTGAATAATTTCTCCACCAACGCCATTTAATGCCTTCATGCCGTATAGAATCGTGTCTGTTACAACATCCGGTTCAAACATATAACCAGAACGATTAATATCAATCAATGATACATCAATGCCGCGATTAATAATATTACCTACTGCTTTTGCAATCTTACCATAGTTTGTACTTGCTTCTTCCTCCAAACCACTGTCAACTCGAAGACAAGCTGTATTCCAATAGACAGGATTGAAATAAGTTGCGAGATAAATCGTTTGCAAACCAACAAAACTATATGCTAAACTATGAATTAAACTAAAACTATCATTCACCCTCAAGTTTCCAAGAGGAATAGACTATCTCTTACCCGCTTTCGCGGGAACACCCATTTCCAATTACGTATCAATAGTAATTGTACTCCCAGTCTCACCCAGGATAGTCGTTACAGGTTTCTTAGTGGATATTTTATATTGTTATCTTTATGTGTTTCGCCCTTATTGATACGTCGGACTGTTTCAATAGAGCAATTATATTTTTGACTTATTTCTGTTATTGATAAATTGTTTTGTAACAATTCTTCTTTTATGTAGTCTGCTTTATTTTTCTTTCTTATTGGATAAGTAGGATACAATCCTTTTCTTAATTTTCCACTATTTATTTTTTTAACAGTAGAATATCCAATATTTAATTGTCTTGCTATGTCAGCTAAAGATAAATAAGATTCAGTTAATAATTCAATTAATTCGTCATAATCAGAATCTTTTTTATAATACTGAAAAAGAGGATAATCAATATCTTCATCGTGATAATAAATTCCATGATTAACAGATGATATAAAACTTGCACTTATATTATATTTATTTTGTAACTCATAATATTCAATACCTTGTTTTATATCTTCTTTTAATTGTTGAATTTGTTCATTAGATAATTTACCTTCATACTTGCGAGATCCACCCAAGTCCATGTTATATCCTTGTCCAAATCCGCAATATGATTTTTTATTATCAATTCAATATTGTTCTCGACTATTTATATAATTTTGATCATTACTAGTTCCTTGCTCCAATAAATATATATTAAAATTATTTTCTCCATATTGTCTAATTTTTTTATGAATAAGATCATTATAAGAACTAGCATTTTTATTAAAAGCACAAGAACGATGTTCATTAATTCGACGGTTATAATTATTAGTTTGTCCGACATAATTATGACCATTAATTTTATTTTCATAACAATATATATAATACATTTCCACCAAGCCTTCCCACGGGATTGCCATCACAAATGGGGTATATTTTATACCCTCATTATATATTAGGTTTCCCCGTTAGCCAATTATAAAAATTGACCCCGCCGATAAACGGAAAAGGTGTTTAGGGGCAAGTTTTTTGTTTACCCCATCTGCGGCTTAATTGCTGTTTCCCAAATATACGCACCAAGATTTTCTGAAGTTGCTCTATCCATTACTCTTTGATGAAGTTCTTCAATACGATTCATTTGTTTCTTTGCACAAATTTTTCTCGCATCGTTCGCTTCTTTCAATGTAAACCCGCAAATATCTTTGTCCATCAAAATCATCATCATATCTTCTTGCTGTGCGGGCGTTGCATAAGTTGACAGATAATACTTTTCCAATACCGCAATATCATGTTGAGTAATATGCCATCTTTTAAGCTCATCATACCAAAGATTCATATTATCCATCATTCGCTTATATCGTTCAGTCGGCGTCTCTCCACCTTTTTCTGTTGCCATCAGCCGCATACAACTATTACTGTTTGCCATTTCCTTTGGTGTGCGCGGCTGCAATGTTTTAACTGTCTGACTTCCAACTTGTGAATCAAACTGGAATAACTTCAAAACATTTCCAGATGCTAATGTATCCCACATTTTATCATCTTGAATCGGCAAAACATCTGGATGAATGTACTTATTATAAACTTCTCGCAAAGTTAATTCTGGTTCAATTTCTTCATGCTCTTGGAGCATTTGAATACACTGAACAATAACATCCTGAATTTCTGTTACAAGAAAATCATACTTTACATCACCTACATATTCCGCGTCATGAAGTGAATATTGAGTTACAATTGCTCCACTCGTTGCTTTCATAAAACATGCTGTCTTATATGGGTCATTATCATAAAAATTAACGCCTGACGCATGAATACCACGATGGTTAATAAGACCCTCAATGTTTTCAATAATATTCAAAAGTCCTGGATACTTGTTTACTTCATTAATAAAATTCTTTACTGGTTTGCGGCCAGTCTCTTCGTTTCCATATACCAGATCATGAATCGGCCAAACAAATCCTCGCTCAGATGGCGCAAGACTTGTCATATACTGCGCAATATCGTTGTCAATTCCATTTGGAAAACTTTCACTACGATAACCACGACATGCTGTTGCAATTGCAGAACGAGTTGACTCTGTTCCATATGTACAAACTTGAACACATCCAAGTTGTCCGCGCTCTTCACGAATCTTACTAAAAATCTTTTCTCTCTTGGATGGACAAATATCAATATCAATGTCGGGGAGTTCTACACGATCTTTATTCAGAAAACGCCAATATGGAAGTTCATACTTAATCGGGTCAAGCTGTGTAATACCGAGAAGATAATGATTTAATCCTGCACAAGCTGAACCACGACCCGCGCCTACTGTGCTGCCGCACTCCCAAAAAAGATTAATATAATGCTGAAGAAAGATTGGATAACTAAACATACAAGTTTCCAACTTATCTCCAATTGTTTTTTGAATATCTGCTTCCTCTTCAAGACGCTGAAGATAAACATCATTATATAAACCAAGTTCTTTAAGTTTATCTACACAATAATTAACCCAATATCTTTCTTGAATTTCGTCACTTTGATAAAGATAATCAAGAGTTTTATATCCAAGAGAAGATGAAATCTTAGGATAATTATGAACCTCTACTTGCGGCACCTGCTGTTTGTGTGCCAAATTAAAATTTTCAATCTTATCATAAATCTCTATTGTATTCTTTTCAAGTTCATAATAATCAAGGCCAGTATCTTTAAGATTTTCAATTACTTCTTCAGTTGATTGAAGATATGCATACTCATAAAATGCATCGACTTCTCGCTCACCATTCTTTGAATTAAGATATGCTTTATGAACTTCTCTATCTGCTTTTGAAAGATAATGCGCGTCAGTTGTTACAATAATCTTAACACCAAAATATTGCGCGAGAGCTTTCATGCGGCTGTTGACAACCATCTGCTCTCTACTTCTTGCTGGCTGAACTTCAAAATAATAATCATCACCGAACACATACTTGCACCACTCAACAAAGTCAATAATTTGATTATAATACTTTGTTTTACCCTCAATGTTTCCAAGATGTTCAGCCTTGCACATTTCAAGAATACAATAATCAAGTTCTGAACCAAGACATGCGGAGGATGCAATTAGATTTCCTCGACCATACTTTCTCACAATACCTTCGAGGTCACTTTTAAGAGTTGGAACCCTCTCCATACCACGGTCATAATAACTATTCATCCATGCAATAGACGAAAGTTCACGTAACATTTTATGTCCTGTTGCATTCTTTGCAATCAAGATAAAATGATAATATTTTTGCCCAGTTTCTCTCGTATCAGTAAGATAAATTTCATTACCGAGTGCTACTTTAAAATCAGGATATTCTTTCGCAATTTGATGACGATATTTATCTATAACCACATGACCGCCGAGAGACTCGTGATCCGTAACGGCGATCCCCGTAAGTCCAAGTTCAATTGCTCTATCTATAAGTTTTTCTGGGAAGTTAATTGAGTCAAAGTAAACGAATATTGCTGTACATTGTATGACTATGCAGCTCCATCCTACCCAATATTCTCCCTCCTTTCAAACTATTCTTTCTCAATTTGTATATTTATTATATCATAAAAAAACAGAGCTGTCAAACGACAGCTCTTATTACCTTATAAAAATTAGATTACTTAAAGGCCGCACAAATTTCTTGCAACTGTTTTTGGTTTTGAATCACTTCATTGATGACTGTATTTGGTACAGTAAACTCTACATATATTTTATGTTTTTCTGTATCTGCGCGAAGATTATCTGGAAAATAAAACATTACTTCATTTGACTCTTCATCAACGGGGCCTCGAAGTAAAAATGTAGAAAATTGGTGCGCACGCATAAAATTTAAAAATGGTTGATAAGCATCATCAAGTTCCATATTAATATCCTATTCCTCTATTATGTCTTTTACACTTAAAAATAACAAAGCGATTTGTTCAAATCCTTGTTCATCTTTTCATTGAGAAAGTTCTTCTTTAGTGAATTGACATCGTTCATCCTGGGTGGGGTCTATGATTTTTAATTTATTAACTATTTTATCAAACATAAAACTATGTAAAATTAACGAATCTAATTCAGTTAATAGCTCTTTAGGATTAAATTCTACATATTCTTCTGTATTCATTAGAACACCCATTCCTCTCTTAATTTTCTATATTAATTATACCATATTATTTTTTATCTGTCAATTATTAAAATATCCTGCGCTAATAATTATAATTTTATACCATTAAAATAAAAAGGCTATTTTCATTTAAAAAAATAGCCTTTATCTTTAAAATGATCAATCTTTTAGCAATCCATCTTTATAATAACCGAGCTTTTCAACTCCTTTTTGATTATTTTTATTAACTGTGCGGAAACCGGTTCCTTCTCAAGCTAAATCAAAATCATCAGGCAATGTCTGTTCACTACATAAAACATAGCATCTTTTACTTAATTCTCTAACCCAATCCCAATATTTTGCATGATCAAACCCTCGCTCTCAAGAATAACCATATTGAGTAGTGTTTTCATATGGCGGGTCACAATAAACAAGACTACCATTAGCAATATCCAAATTTTGATATTCACTACAAATGAAAGTTACATCTTCTAAATTTGGAATCTGAGCTTTAAAATTTCTATATCTTTCATCATATACATCACGGTTACGTCCAGCTTCAGCATAACTTCCACAAAATCCTTTCGCTGCGAAAGAATGAAAAAATGCATATGCTCCTTGTACATACAAAGGAATATCTGATTCAACTTGATCTCGATAAACATCTCGAGCTTTATTAAACTCTTCTCGAGAACAAGAAGTAGGAATTTTTGAAAAATCTTCTTGACCTTGTTTAAAAAGTGCAATTAAAATTTTATTCTTATCAGCACCATATTTATTTTTACACTTTATCTTATCAATAATATTAGCACCGCCTACAAAAGGTTCTCAATAAATCTCTATTCCCTTTTTATCAATTATTTCTTGTAATTTTGGAACTATATTTCCGGCATATTTTAATTTACTTCCCATATAAGTAACCATAAATTAACTCCTAAAAAACTCATTTAGTATCCAGTTTATAATCTTCTACAATAAGTTGAGCGCTAACATTCCCATTCCATTCATTTTTAGCTGCTCGACAAATTGCAGTTAAAATTTTATTTTGACCTATAAAATTTTCATACTCTTCTTGCGAAGATTTAAATTTCATAATATCAATTCCATTATCAAGATGAATCTTAATCGTTGGGTGCTTATCTGGAGAAAGTAAATGTACTTGATAAGGTTGAATAGAAATGTTTTCTATACAAATATAAGGTTCAGAAATTTCTTGTCCCCAATAAGGTTTTGCTTCTGCTATTGAGAGGATATCATCGCTGCTCATGTCATTCAAAGACCAAATAAAGTCCACCCAATAGATAGGAGAATTAGATACATTTTTATATTGTTCATTTGTACTCTCTATAAAATCTTCTAATTTTGATTCTGGGATAGAAATACCGAATGCTGAATCATGACCTTGCGCATATTCTACATCGCCCGTATCTTCACAGAGCTGCCGCATATCTTGAATTTCAGACATATTATAGTTGCGGGCGCTGCCACGATAAAACACTTCTTTATCATCTTTAGTTTTACTTTTAATTAATACTAAACAAGGACGCTGATATTTTGCTTGAATTTTATTTGCAACTAGTCCTGCGAGATTTTTTTCTACTTCTCCTGGTTCACACTTAAAAATAAGAATGGCATTGTCAAGAAGATTTTCCTCTAATATCTTGTTTTCAAGAAGAGCCATTGTCGAATCTTGTAACTTTGTTTGTCTTGCTTTAACATTGGTACAAATCCTTACTGCTTCTTCTACTCTTGGAACCATTTCTCCTTTGTGACCACGTTTGCCGCTAGGAATTTCCTCGAAAGCGTACATCTGTAAAAATGATTTAAAAATCATATCTTTTTCTTCTGCGGTTCCTGAACGAACCATAGCATTAATAAAAGGAGTTACATAAAATGCAATTGACATGTAATTAATGCCACCCATTTTATTAATACTAAACTCATTCTTTTCTGTCATATAATAAAAGAATGGGTTTTTAATATTTTTTAATCCTAAATTAATAATAGCTCTGGTTTCTAATGAACGATAGTCCATCATATCAGACAACCACAAACTCTATTGTTTCCAATAGTGCAGACTATATTTTACTCATATGAGTATATCTCTTTCGGTTTTCACGCACTTCGTTTCCTAAAATGCGGCTGCGTATCAATAGCAACCCTACTTCCCAGCATTTCAACCTAAGGAATAGTCGTTACAGGCTTCGATTTAAATATTCTTTCAAGTATATCTATAACAAACTTTTCTAATTGTTTCTTTTGAAACTTCTTGATAATCTTTAGCAATTTGTTTTCATTGCTCTCCATCATCAAATCTTTTTCTAATAGCTAAAACTTTTTCTTTTGTAAGTTTTGCTTTATTATTTCTTTCTCCAGAATTAGCGATTGAAGAATATTCTTGACGAGTTTTAGCTCCTTTAGGAATTATAAATTCTTGACCGATTTCTTTATAGCCATTTCCTAATCAAACATTTTCAAATGTATTAAAAGATATATTGTTATAATCTTTATATACATCTACTTTTCTTTCTCCAAAAAATCTACGTTTTCTAATATCTAAAACTTGTTCATTGGTAAAAACTGCTTGATTAAAATCAGAACCACTTAAAGTTGAATTATCTCCGCCAGGAGTTAAATTATATCCTTTTTCTTTATCATTAGAATGATAAAAAGCAATTCAATATTTTTCTCGTTCTCCCATCTGCATTCTATTTTCAGAATTGCAGAAATCAAGAATTTCTATTTCTTCAATTTTTCCATATTTATTAATAGCTAAATCACAAGGAGTTTTATTTGTTGATGGATTATTATGTTCTCACATTCTTCTTCTAATATCATTACTCATTCCTATATATATTTTATTATTAGGGAAAGTAATTTTGTAAATGCCAGACATATTATCCATTAAATCTTTTACTTGAATTTTCATAATACCTCCCTTCCGCAGGAGATATTTAAATCGATTCCCACGGGATTGCCATGTATAATAGAGGTTTATCCATCATGTCTTCATGTCTCTATTATATTTAGGTTTCCCCGTTAGCAAATTATTGAGTTTTACCCAAAAATTTACCCCGCTGATAAACGGAAAAGATATATTAGCACGTTTATAAGTTCATGCCTAAAGCAGCTAAATCTAATAAATCAACAGAATGACATTTAACTTCAAAATAATTGCCACCATTGGAAAAATAAGAGTCCATTGCACGACACATATGCCATGTTACGCCAGCACCACTTAAATTTTTATTAGGATAATCACAAATTTGATTATTAATTATAATGGCATTTTTATTCCATACATCTGAATGGTGATGATCCATACAAATTACATCTATACCATTATCTAAAAGAGCTTGCATTTCATCTACATCATTAGTTCCTGCATCTGGTATAACAACTAATTTTGTCCAATTATCATTTAAAATATCTTCATAACAATCAGCTAATCCGTGTTGTTTACCTGTATGTAATATATAATCTATATGCGTAGCCGCATATTCTGGTCATTGAGCGTATAGGTAATTAATAAATATCGCGGCAGAAGTAAAACCATCTGCATCACTATCTACAACAACAGTAATATTATCTTCATCGTGATATGCTTGAATTATTCTTTGAATAAGTCTATTAACCATTTCTTGACCAAATAGACTTTCATCATAAATTTGTTTTCCATCTGCGTTTAACCAAGTATCTAATTCATCGAATTTTAATCCACGATTAATTAATACCTGGGTTAATGCTGAATATTTTGGTTCATTAAATATTTTGTAAATCACTATAGTCCGCCTTATATCCTTTACAACGAAAACCTCCTATGGTTTCGTAACGCCAATCTTTCAATATCTTTTTCTTTAACGTACAATACCAATAATCTGGGATATGCGGGACGTCAATCCCACGATATTTACTATAAACACACCATCTACAACGGTGATGTTTATCTCTATACTTCGTGTTTACTGATTGCATTTTCTCACTCTTCACGAATTTGTTCTTCTAATTGATATAATTTTTTCCATATTTTATATTTAACAGAATCTTTTTCTTCTAGCCATTCTTCAAAATCTTCTCTTAAAATTTCTGATTCTACTAAGAAACCATATACACAAGACAAAGGAATCTCTCTTAATTTTTTCATACAAGGAACCTCCTTTTCTCGTTCATAGCTTCAAAGTTCTCAAAGAATTAAATCAAAATAATTTGATATAAAAAGAACATCACAATCAGAAAATTCCTTCATTATAATATCACCCTATTTCTAAATAAATATAAAAATTTGTCTTTTCCACAATCTAATGGAGAATCTTTATACCCTAGTTGATTATTTTCTTTATCAAACAAGAAACTAATTGTTACATATGGACTATATTTATCATAAATTTTTTGTAATTTATCTACGACTTTATTGTACTCTTCTGAATTTATTTCGTCAAAATCTTTATCGAATCCAATGATAACTTCATGTGCGCCGCATTCTTCTAACAATTGAAATTGATATTTTGATAATGAGCTGCCGCACACAGCGACGCATATATTTGACATAGTTCCAAAATAACTCATAAACTGTAAAACAGATTTTTCAGATTCAACTACAAGAGCTACGCCCATATCTTTAATATTGTCTTTCGCTTTATCTAATCCATATAAATTAAAAGCCAAAGGATGATTGCAGAGTTTTCCTCTTATTTTGGTTGGTCTATATTTACCATATTTTTCATCCTCTTGGACAAGAGTTCTTTGTCTAATACCAACCAACCTACCATTTTCATCTTTATGCGGAATTAAGATAACCCCATTTTCTGGATTATATCTTATCCCCATATAATCACAAATTTCTTTTTTAATTCCTTCTTTATACCAAGGAACAATTAAAGGTTGTGGATAATTAATTAAAACTGATTCGTTATATTCTGGCAATTCTACTTTTTCATTATTAATTTCAATGTCGTTAATTTTATCATAACGACTAAAAATCTTCCAATCTTCAATTGTAAAATCATCATCAGCTTCGCTAATTTGACTTTGAAGATTGAAGAAATTAACTACAAAATAGATTGCCTTATTTAGATCGTCAATCTCTCTAACCTTTTGGACTAGTTCAAAAACATCAAAACTGCCGCATGAACCTGTATAACATTTAAACAACTGTGTATTCTCATAGTAATATAACTTATGTGAATCACCATTATGACAAATAGTCTTTGCTACAATATAATTACTATACATTTCTGGTTCAGCTTCAAAGAAATCCAATAGAGAGTAAATATCTTCTAGTTCAAGATTTTCTTTAACTATTTCTTTACTATAAGACATCTACCCTCCTTAACTAAATATTTCACCTGTAAAATAATTAATTCTTGTTGCAGCAATATGAATCAAATTATAATGATAATCTGTACAAAAAATTGGTTCAAATCTACAAGTTGATTTATTCGCAACCATCCACAAATAACATTTATTATATGAACCACGACGATTTTTATAAATTGAAAGTTTTACATTCGGCATTGCAAAACCTTCTGCTTGACACTTCTCAGCTAATGCTTCTTTATCATCTTCTGTTACATCAAGTAGAATCATACCCACGTCAATTTTATCTGCCATTGACTTTGCACCACGAAGCAAATTCTGGTCTGGAATATCTGAAGATTTCCAATCCTGATTCAACTGTGTACTACTAAGAATAAAAACACCAAACTGATTGCAAATATCTTTTAACTTAACACTGAGAAGAAACAAAACATTATCTTCTCTTAATCTTACTCCACCTGAACGCTGCGAAATTTCTTCAAGAATTTTCATTGATGTATGGATATAATCATAAAAAATATACTTACATCCATGCATTCTAATATTTCTTTTGATAATATTTTCAATATCTCGGAGATTAAAGTCTGGAATTTCCTCAATATACAATGGAGAATTTGCTAAGATCTTCGCTGCTTCAATAACTCTTTCTTTTTCTCCAAAACTATAATCCCCAACAAGGATATGCTCTTCATCTACATCTGCAAGAAATGCCAAACACATAGTCTGAATTTCATTTAGTTCAAGCTCTGTACTAATAAACAAAGACGCACAACTAAAACCATTATCTTCCCATTGACCATTACGCCAAATTTTATTACATGCACAATTACAAGCGTCCGCAATCATTGTACGAGTTTTACCAACACCAGTTGCGGCAGACCTTAAATAAAATTTTCCAAGTCTCATACCTCTAAGTGCAGTATTAATATATGGACCATATAATGGCATTCCCATTTCTGGTTCTTGTTGAAGTTCTTCAATAAGTTCAAGAATACCCTCGCCCGCATGAACTGCATCATCTGTACTATTATCAATGTATGTGCGGCGTATGTTGTCAATTCGATCTTCAATCAAGTTTGCTATATCAACAAGTGACAAACTATCAAGATAATTTTCTTGTTGTTGTTTTCTTTTTACATCAAAAATATTATCGGGATCGTATATCCATGATACATCTAACCCAATATTATCATATTCTCTAAGCAGAGTCATCTTTTTAACTCTACTGTAATAATAATCAAAGTTACCTACATCTGCATTATTTGAAACATTTTTAAGCCATTCAGAACCTTTACCTGTTTTATATATACCTAAAGATTCTGGTCTGGTTGACAAATAATCTTCAATCGTTCTAATTGTAATTCCAGTTGCGCCCATTTGATGAAGATTAAAAATTGCTCCAAATACTACTTTATGAAATTCATTTGGAAAATCATCTTCATTAAAGAAATATTTTCCATCATAATCCATCAAACTGGGCTGCCGCATTATACAACCAATTACTTGAACCGCAGATGGAGAATCTACATACTTGCTACCCGCCAATGTTTATTCCTTCCTACTGCAAATCAAATAATTTAACACGTTTCGGTTTCTTGATATATTTTCTACTAACAGTAATAGTTTTCTTTGGCTCATCTAAGAAATCACTAATCTTTTGACCATTAAGAGCTTCTTTAAATTTACTTTTCTTTATCTTCTCTTGGATATAATCTGGATAAACATGCGGGAAGATGCCTATTCCGCCATTCGCTTTACTTGCATCTTCTCCCCGAATACCAAACCACCAATTAATTGTTTCTGCTATATGACTTAATTCATATCCATCTTTTGTAAATTTATTTATTTGAGAATCAATTTTATTTTTTGAATAAGCTTCTCCGCATTTTTCTTTCATTAACTTATGAATTGCATTTACTTCTTGAACACAACTTTTATGAGCATATCTTCTTCCAATTTGCTCGTATTCTTCTTCTTCTCTATAGAATTTTCTATTACAATACAAGCAAATAACTTGCGGTTTCTTTGCCATATTACCTCACATTCCTCTATATATTTATTATATCATAAAAAAATAGAGGTGTCAACAAAACGACCTCCTGTAAAGGAGGTCGTTTAAAATTCTTGGTTATTTTTTTTAAATACCCATGCCCATAGCTTCAACAAGGTCATCAACAATAAGTGCGAGCTGTTCTGTCTGAGAACGAGTCATATCGCTAACTTTCTTTCCAGCTCCAAGGTACTTAGTTGTAATTTCAACAATTCTTGGCGCCCATGTAGTTCCAAAAGAACTACCTGTTACTTCTTGGAGTTTAGCTACAGCCGCGTTAAATTGATTCATCAAATCGTCAAAATCAAGCTCAGGTTGCGGCGTATGTGCAGTAGTACGTTTATCTGTTACATATTTACCTTGAGTTTCTTCTGCCTGCTTATCAATAGCATTTCCAATAGCATCAACAAGATTTTGATAAGTAAACTCAATTGAATCAGGAGTATACTTAAAACGAGAACCAGCTACAAAACGTGGAGTACCCCGCATATAAAGAGTAGTATGAACAGTTCCATCTTCCTCTTGGGATGCATGGGCAAAACCAATAATATCAGACATGCGATCTACAATAAGACGAGGACGATTAGCAAGAGTAGGAACAATTTGATTATACTCTACACCATTTTCATCTACAAACGATTTGTCTTGAGAGTGACTAATCATTACAAGACCATATCCCATTTGCGGGATACTACGCAGAGCTTCGTCAAATTCTTTGCTTGCCTTAGACCAACCTTGACCATAAGGAATTTCATTAATTGCGCTAACACCAGCTTGATTGCAAATAAACTTTTCACAAAGATCGTATGCAATATCTGCCGTATCAATTACAATATTAGAAAATTGTTCGTGAGCTTTTTCATCTTTAAGCTGCTTAAGAACTTGTTTAAATTCAGACCATTTATTAATTGGTTGCGCCATAATTCCAGGAATTGCAAGATAACCAGTTTCAAAAGCAAGAAGAAGAGCTTTAGGAAACTGAGACGCAATGGTTGTCTTACCAGTCTTAGGCTCACCATAAAGCATTACCGTATATCCACATAAGTCACGGCTAACTTCATGGGGCTGAATTGAGAAAATATCAATAGCCATCTTCGTTACCCCTTTTTATTAAAACTTAAAATCACCAGTGGATGCGGCAGGCTTTGCGTTACTTGCGGGAGCCACAAAAGCACTTGTAGAAGCATTACGAGAAGCCTGATAATCCTCAGCACGCTTTTTCTCTGCGGCTACGCGCTCTTCACGCTCAACGAGCTTCTGCTTAAACTCATCAACTGTAATAGTGGATTCATCATCGTACTCATAAGGCTCAGCCGCACAACCTTCAATCTGCCAAGAACGAAGAGTACGAGTTGTAATATTAACCTGCGGACCACCAAACGCAGACTCAACCTCATTCTTTGTCTCAATTGTGGTGGAGATAATGTTACCCCAAACACGAGTAAGAAGAGGATTGGCGTTGCTAATATCACAATTCTCAAAATACTTAATACCATCAGGGTTCTTAATTGTATAAGTTACAGGGAGAACATCGCCACGGAAGTTGAACGCATATCCGCGAACATTCATATAATCCTCGCCATCCTCAACCTCTTGCAGAGTTGCTTCTGCAATAAGCATATCGGTTTCAAAAGATGCCTCGAAATTAACATCATTCGCAAGATGGCAGAAACTACCACGAACACGCTTTGCCGCAACCATACCATCACGACCAAGGAAGTCATTAATCTCTACGTCACCATCAATACGAACCTTAAGTGCAGAGGTACCGACTTCCTCAAAAGTATTCTGAGTTCCACTAAGAATTTGCTGAAGAACCTTATAAGTTGCATTCTCCTTACCGCTACGAGCATAACGCTCAGTAACATAAGTAAACGAAACAGGAACGACATTCATACCCTGATCATCTGTCGCAACATTAATAATACCCTGAATGAAAGGAGTACCAGGATTCTTAGACTGCTCACCCGTTACTCGTGCCTGTAGACTGTGTGAAAAAATGTAACCCTCAACATGTGTATTATTTGTCCAGTTTGTGCGCATCTAATTCTCTCTTTCTTTTATCTTTCCATTATTGTATATATATTATATCAAAATTTTTCTTTTTAGTCAAGCAATATTATATTTACTTATCTTCTCTCACCCCATGCGCAGTAGCCGTCGGGCTCAACTTCGCCGAACCCCTCACAATGCCAGACGCGCCCCCATGGCCCGTAGTCCTCTACGTCAACGTTCATGCAATCCCTGCACCGCACGAGGTCACCCATGCGCTTGACCGCGCTCCATCCGTCCCAGTAGGTCGGGCGATACTCAGACCAGATGCCCTCGTGCTCAGCCATCGTCCACCCCAGCCTTGCCGCCACCTCGCGGCGCTCGTCGCTAGTCATCGTCATTGCAGCACCTCTCATATGTCTTGTTAAATATGTCTTGTTTGCATGGATATAGCTCGCCATTGACGCCCTTAATGATGTAGTCGCCGAGGTTTACATCCATCTCGCCCTCAAGCGTCCTAATGGTGCATTCAACTGGGTAATTTGGATTTGTCTTCTGATACACTACACCACTCACAATCGCATCAGCGAACCATTGTGGGTAATCTCGATTACGTATTGTATACATCAAGATTTGAAAAGCTTCAACCTCAATTGACCTTTTGCGGTATCTTGCCATCTCTAACCTTTCAAAGCGGTCATCTCCGCAGACTTCGCAGTCCATTGCTTCACCTTTCTTCCACAGTTAAGGCAGTACTTCTGGGTATATCTCCACTCAGAAGGGCCATATCTTTGCCCTTCTTTGTATTTATAATTACTCATTATTTATCAGGCCAAATTCCCGTAATGAATTCATTGTAAGGAAGTGTATGAACCCATTCTACAAAATCTTTAGACCATTGCAGCAGCCTGTGGTTTTTTCTTTGACGATACATTGCTGCTAATGTTTCATAATTTAAGCAAACGGTACGTTTTTGAATAAATGACTCTGGTAACATAGCTTTTAACATTTTTAAATAATAATTTTTACGTTGAGGGTCATTTTTCGCTCGGTCAGCCGCAGTTTTTAAAACATTAATATAATCTTTAAAAGCAACTTCAATATTTCAATCTGCTCCATCAAATTCAGGTCATTCAAAATCTTCTTCGTCAAAATCTTCATCTAAAATTTTATGCATAGTAGATTCTGAATTTGCAGATGTGCCTATTTTATAAGTATCCCATTCTGCTCACCAGTATCTCGGCGCTCAAATATCTGCTCATACCTGAATCATACGTAAATATTTTCTATGTTCTGTTCCAGCTTGCCAAAGATTCTTTGCTAACTTATAATCATTTGGCCCAAGATAAAAATGACCATTATCCCAATAGGAATCATATTTGTTATATGACTTTAAAGGGTTCCGCATACCTCGAATAGCTGGTTCAAAACCACTAACATTTAGAGTTTTAAATTTCATTAGCCTATTCCCTTGTTCCCATTATAACCTAAAGAATTAGAGTTATAAAGTGAAATAAAATATTTCTCTTTCTTATCTAAGTCTTGCGGCGGACACTCTTCTAATAATTCAAAACTGAAATTTTCAATTCCATATTCCTGCATAGCCGAGTATAATTTATTTCCTGTGGGAGTATCAATACCAATCGCGGCCTTAACGTGATCGTTTCATCTAAGCCGCACATCTTTAGCTTGACCAATATAACATTCTTCTGTTTGAAGATTTGTTATTTTATAGATGCCGCATACATTTTGTTTTCCTAATATTTTAGGAAATTTTATTTTAGTTATTGGCTGATAGTATGCAGTTCATATTACCATAGAAAGTGCGCGAGGTTTTGAAATTCTCATTTTAGTTTCTTCAAGGATTGCAATATCTCTTTGTTCTCCTTTTGGAAGAGACAAAGTAAAAAAATCTTTATTTGCTTTAATCTCTTTTTCTTTGCGTGCGGCTTCAATAACAGCAATTTTAGTATTTTGTAAAGACTGTAATTCTAAACCTGTTTCTTCAATTTCAACTAACATTTTACGTCTTTGATTTTCAAGTTCAGTTAAGTCTTTATTAAATTCAGCCTCTAATACTTTTCGACGTTCTTCCGCAGCTTCTTCGGCTAACTGTTTTGTATTTTCAATTACTTTTATTTTTTCTTCATACTGACTTTGCAGTTCCGACTGACGGACCTCGGCCGCATGAATTTGTTCTTCTCTTCATTTTATATCAGATACTAAATTTTTAATTCTTAATTCTAACTTTTCTTCTTGATTGTGTAATTCTTCGCAAGTTTTTCTTATTTCTTCGTTTCTATCTTCTATTGGTTTAGAAGCAAATTTGCGACCTACGAAAAAGGCAATAATAATTAATATTATTGCTACAACTCAAAAAATTCCATCCATAACAAAATGGAGGTAGGGATATCCCTACCTCCATCCTCCGTTATTTAAGTTAAATTACTCAGCAACGGGCTTCTCAGCTGCGGGATCGACCTGCTCACCATCAGCAGTAAGACGAATAACCTTCTTCTCGATACCCTCAACAACAACGCGCTCAGTAAGACCCTTCTTCTGAAGGCCGGTAGCAATACCATTAACGGACTTAGCGGAAAGGCCAGTACCCTCAGCAATATCGTCAGCAGTAAACTGACCCTTTACATTAGCCTGTAGAAAACGAAGTACGGTCTGAGCATTCTCTGAAAACATAGCAGCCATTCTAATCTCCTTTTTTCTCTAATTTTTTCTTACCTGTTTTCTAATAATATTATATAATATTATTTCTTAAATGTCAATAAATTTTATTTCTTAACTTTTATTATCTCCATTTAAGATATATATATTATACTAATTATTTTTTATTTAGTCAATAATTTTAACTAAAAATTACTTGTCTGCCACAATTTGGACAGTATATATTTCCTTTTACCCCATTTCATATATCTGAACTACAACCTTGATGATTACATTTAGAACAATAGCCTAATTCACCACCAATTCAATATTCTTTATTGGGGTCTTGCACAATATCATCGTTCATATTTTTAATTTCGTCCATTAGGCAAATACCTCCTCTAACTGACAATCTTTAATATCTTTATCATAACGCATAGTCTCAAATACTGGATGACGAATAGTCTTATCCTTTTTGTTCAAAGACATACAAGATACTTGAACTACTTGATTAAGATATTTTTCAGGATTTTCAGCCATATCTGCACGAATATCATCTGATAATCCTGAAGCTACACGACCTACTTCAATAATCTTACCATTTTTATATGCACCCAGCCGCATAGCATTTTTCCAACCATAATAATAGTGTTTTGTTACTGGTTCACCATCAATCCAATATTGCCAAGTTTCAAGCTCTTTGCCCGTATATTCTTTAATTGGATCAAGCAATTCCATGCATATAAGATCAACGCTATCAACATGTTCTTTCATCTTAAAGCAAGTCATAGGTCGCTTATCTGGCTCGTATATACTATCTTTGCGTTTAAAGACCATACCTTCGCCGCCCATTATAAAAATATTATTAAGTATACTTTCAAAATCTGAATCGTAAATAATACTTAAATGAACTTGCGGCGAGTATTCAAAATTCTTTAGATAATTCCATCTATCAATAAATCCAATAGAAGTCAAATCTATACCATCGTACCGTATACAATCAAAAACATAATAATGAATTAACCCACCAAATTCATCGGTTTGAGTTTGACGCTTAATCGCATTGGCGGCTGTGCATCCCATAATCTTTGTAACATCATTTGACTTACCACCGGGCACAAAAATCTCACCAATTAATACAGTTTCATTTGGAAGCTGCTTTGCCCACTCAATAATATGCGGCACATTCGCAGATTTTTCTGTTAATTCTCCAGTTTTCTTGGATTTAGTTCTGCCAAAGAGATAGATACGTTTATCATCTATCTTTTCTAGCATATACCAAGCTCCATCAATCTTTTCTTGAGCAACCCAATCTCCGCTTGTAAATGCGGCATCAACAATTGAATCAGCTGGTTTATTGTGATACCGCATTGCAGGGACTTGATGTGACCCAGAATACAGGCTAGACATATTTCTTACCCTTTCCCGCACGGCCTTGTACTTTAATACCTTTTATAGTCTTATTATACTTTTTAAATTCAATTGTGTCAACGGCAGGATGACAAACCAAAGCTTCAATAACATAGTCACCATCTTCAAGCGAAATTCCCTTTACGCCGCGTGCAGTTTTTCCAACCGGATTAACTTTATCAAGTTCAAATTGAATAATATAACCATTATTAGAAACAATAACTGCATAATCTCCGTTGCACTCATACCAAGAAATATATTCATCTCCATCGACAAGACCAGCAGCCTTCATTCCCTTTTTGTTTTGGGTTCCGCCAAGATAAATTGTCTTATCTGATTTTTTAACCAAACCGTTCTTTGTAAACCCAACAATATAAGGATGTTTTTCATCAATATTCATTGAGAAAATATTCAAAATTTTCTCGTTTGCTTCAAGATTGAGGATTGAACCGACAGCCGTTCCCTTATCTTTCATTCCACATTCGGCAATATTATCTACACCGATGCGGAATACCTTTCCAAGAGAAGAGAATAGAACAATCATATCTGTAGTTTGAGTTTTAAAACTGTTAACAATATTATCATTCTTAACTGAGCGGTAAGCCTTCACAGGAATACGTTGGAGATAACCGAGTTTATTGTAAATTACAATTACATCTTGCGGGATGATCTGCGTAATCGGCTTCTTTGCAGTCGGCTTGATAATCTTCTTCTGTGTTACATCTGTGCGGCGGTCATCGCCAAATTCCGCACACAACTTTTCTAATCTTTCAATTAGAACTTCTTTTTGTCTTTTAGCAAATGTGGCAATATCTTTGCAGTATGCCGCATATTCTTCTTTCTTTTCTTTCTCTTGGACTAGCTTCTCTTCTTCGAGTTTTGAAAGACGTCCGAGTTTCATATCAAGAATTGCTTTAACTTGACGCTCGCTAAGTTCTGGATACGCAGCGCTTAGGTTCTTATGAGTTGATTCACCGCGAATAACTCGAATAATACTATCAATTCTTTGAACTGCAAAAATTAAACCTTCAAGAATATGAAGTCTGTCAATTGTTTTTTGATATTCAAATTCAAATTCTCGTTTTATGCAATAAAGATTGTGTCCCATATAAGCATTTGCAACTTGATTTAAATTAAGTAAATGGGGAGTTTTACCAATTAGGGCAACTTGGTTAGCATTATATGTTTGACGAAGATCTGTCTCTGCAAAAATCTGATTAAGTGTAATATCAATATTTGCATCAGCCGCAAGCTCTACGACAATACGAACTTGCTTTGAACTTTCATCGCGCACATCTTCAACACCAGTAATTTTTTCTTTAATAATTCCTTCGCAAAGCTGAGGAATGATGCCCTTAGACTTTCCTTGGTCGCTATATTCAATCTTTGTGCTATATGGAATTTCATAGAATACAAGAAGTTTCTTACCATTACGAGTTTCTTCTCTATATTTAGCTTCAAGAATAACCTTCCCTCTACCGGTACGATAAATAGAAGCAACCTCGTCTTGGTTTACAATAGTTCCGCCAGTAGGAAAATCAGGAAAAAGATTTGTATAATCAATCTCTTCTCCTTTGATATAAGGAATTAAGACCATATTAACAATATCTTTTAGATTATGCGGGAGCCAGTTACATGCAAGTGCCACACCAATGCCGCTAGTTTGGTTACACAAAAGATTTGGAAACAGTGCCGGAAGAAGAACTGGTTCTTCAATATCTTCTGAATAGTTTGGCCGCATATCAACAACATTTTTATTGATTGCATTTAGAAAACCGGTTTCAGCCAGTTCATTAAGACGGCATTCTGTATAACGCATAGCAGCTGCGCCGTCTCCACCAATGTTACCCTTATTACCATGCCAGTCAATAATAGGATAACGCATATTCCATTCTTGCGCAAGTCGTGTCATCGCATCATATATGGATGTATCTCCATGTGGATGATACTTACCCATTACATCACCGACAATACGTGCGCATTTTACATATGATTTATCGTGAAAAAACTTTTCTTGATTCATTGACCATAAGATGCGGCGAGCAACTGGTTTTAAACCATCTGCCGCATCCGGAATTGCTCTGTCGGTGTTTACAGCATAGGCGTAATCAATAAAGTTTTGCCCAAGCTCTGCACAAACATCATGATTAGACATAAATTTCCGCCCTTTCGCTGTTATCTCTAATGTAAATCTTGCGCTTTTCTGCATCTTTGCCCATCAATTGTTCAAAGAGCATATCAGCTTTGCCAAAATCTTCAATCGTAATTTGTTTAATAATTCTGGTTTCAGGATTTACTAGCGCCTCTTCGATTTCGTCAGAAGACATTTCTCCTACGTATGATTCCTTTATTTCTAAAGGTACTGACTATTTCTTCTATCGTATGATAGCTCACCGTTTCCACCTATGTACCAATAATAGGTGTACTCCCCAACAACGGGGATAGTCGATACAGGTTTTATTCTACGACGATATGTTTTCAATTATATCCATTCCAGATATTTTTAAAAGAACCTTTTGTAATACCCGTATATTTATAATCTTCATATACATCTTTTTGTTTTTCGCCATTCTTTTTTCTTAAACGAATGGCTAATACATCTTCTTCAGTAAGTTTTGAACGACCGTTTTGTGAACCTTTTTGTCCAGTGTTATGTTTATGAAATTCTATATTTTCTGGAGTGTAAACATCCATCATAACACCTTTTCAAGTTTCTCCTTTTCAAATTTTAGAAAAACCTGAATGACCAATTTTATCTTTATAAAGTTGCTCAACTTCTTTACAACGTTCTTTATTTTTATATCGTGTTCTTATATCTATAACATCTTGTTCAGTCATTTTATGCCGTGGATGATTTTCTCCATTGTTTCCCTCTCCGCCGCATCTAATATTATAACCATTATCATGAACTAAAGAATGATAATAATTAATTCAATATTGTTCTTTTTTATCTAAGTCATTCAAAGAACATTCTTCAATCACAGAAAATATAAAATTTTCTATTCCGTATTTCTTAAATGCTTTGTACAGAGGAGAATCGGCGTGTCGTTCTTGCTCATATGGAGATTTATGTTGCGTCCATCTTCTTTCAATAAAATTAGATTGACCAATATAAATTTTACCATTTATTTTATTTTCTATTTTATAAATACCAATCATATTATCTCCTTTCAATAATGATTAGAGATAATATCGTAGTAGAATAACTTCCCACGAGATTATCTTCTACTATATATAATTTTTAACATTTCACGGTTATCCTGAAATACCCAAAATTATTTTATAGCGGTCAGACTCCCTCGTTAGCCGCAAATGCGACCCCGCTGGTAAACGGAAAAATGAGTAAGGGCCAGACTATCTCTTACCCTTTTAAACGACTAACTTGATATTTGCTAATATCATTCTCTTGCTTAAATTCGGCAAGAGCATCGTCATCTTTAATATAGATAATCTCTTTATTATTTTTCAATCTGAAAAGTGGTGGAACGCCCGCATATACAAAACCATCTTGAATCAGTTCTGGGGCAAAATTCCATATAAACGTATAAAAAAGATTTTTAATATGAGCTCCGTCTACGTCAGCATCGCTCATAATAATAATTTTTCCATAACGCACATCAGCCTTATTGTAGACAAGACGCTTGCCATCTGCACTAACTTTCAGTCCAAAAGCATTAATCATATCTACAATCTCTGCATTTTTCATAATCTTATCCAGAGTTGCCTTTTGAGTGTTAAGAATCTTACCACGAACAGGAAGAACCGCTTGATATTCGTTATTACGAACTTGCTTTAGATTACCACCTGCAGAATCGCCCTCTGTGATATAAATCTCACATTTACTTCTGTCCTGACTATAACAATCAGCAAGTTTAGAAGGAAGATTTAAAGACTTCTTCTTTGGCTCAGTCTTTACTTTTGCCTTAACAGCAGCCCTTGCTTTCTTCGCAGCTTCTGCCGCACGTCTAGCTAGAAGAGCTTTCTCAATAATATTTCTTCCATCTGTTGGATTGTTGTCTAGCCAAACTTCAAGTTGTTGTCCAAGAGTAGAAGAAATAAATGAAGTATCAATCTTAGTTACGGTTGTTTTAACCTGGGCATTATAACCAACATTTTCAGCAGTGATATTGCAGACAAGAATCAAACCTTCTTGTAGAGAACTACCATCAAGATTCTTTTCTTTTTCTGTAAGAATACCCTGCTCTTTAGCCCACTTATTCATAATACGGGTGATGGTAGATTTAATACTTGTGATGTGCGGACCTTGCGTAGTATTGCCGCAATTAACATAAGTAATAATATTGCTGCTGTTCCGAGAAGTGTAAGTTAAAGCCAAATCAAGTTTTTGTTTTTTCTCTTTCTCTTGGATAATAAGTGGTGTATTAATAATTTCAATATCAGTTCCAATATTCTTTTTTAGAAAATCGGAAATACCATTTTCATGTCGAATTTGTTCATTGTTAAATACAATTGTCAAATTAGGACAAAGGCATGTAATATCATCACAAAATTCTTTAAGCTTTTTAATATTAACATGCGGGTCATCAAAGAATTCTGCACTTGGCTTAAAGGTTACTGTTGTACCTGACCAGTTAAAACCGTCTCCAACTTCGCGCTTATCAAACACACCTTCTTTAAACCAAATATGCTCATACTCACCAGTCTCTTTGTGAGAAATAACTTCCAACCAATTAGAAAGAAAGTTGGTAAGTTTGCTACCTTGGCCGTGTAGCCCCAACGCGCTACCTTCATACACTCCATCTGAAGAGAATTTACCAGATGTATTCATAACATCAAACGAAGCTTGGAGGATAGTTTCATTATCTTCACGAAGAACATTGATAGGAAATCCTTGTCCTTCATCTTCAATTTGAACAACACCATTATCAGCAATATTAATAATAATTTTATTTCCGTGTCCAATATTGTGCTCGTCAATAGCATTAGCTAGAATTTCTAGTGCCAACTGAGTAGGGTCTTGAGTATCTCCAATATACATACCAGGGCGTAAGCGAACATGCTCTCTAGGGGCCAAAGACTCAATACTATCATCAGTATATAAAGTTTTATCCATCAAAGACCCCTTTCTTTTTTAAATAGTTAAAATTAATTAAAGCTAAGTCAGTATAAGGAATTCTTATTAAATTAATATTATTATCAACGCAATATTGATTTTTTATTTTATCTCTATATTGTACCGCTTTCAAAAAATCCTCCGTATAATATCCTCCGTTTGATTTAAAATGTTGTATACCATCATATTCTATACAACAATTATATTTAGGCAAATAAAAATCAAATCTTAATATACCAGACGTTTTTTTATTTTTACATCTTCCGTTATCTGTTCATTCTTCAATAAAATCTATATTATTCTGCTGTAAAATATTTCGTAATAATAATTGTCCTTTAGATTTTTCTGAACATTTTGGACAACAAATTCTTTTTCTGGTGCCATCTCCATATTTATCTCTATTTCATTCTCCAATTTGTAAATTAAATATATTCCCACAATCGCATCTAATTTGTCAGAGATTACCTCCATTAGAGCGACTTTCTATTTTTTTAACAGCAGTTAAAGAACCTTTTCGTTCGCCTGTTATATCTAAAGCATTTGCTTTATTTTTTGCAATAACTTTTTCTTTTTGCAAACATCCGCAACTTTTAGTGTTACCTGTTTTTAATTTGTGCATAGAAGTATAAATAATAGTATGATTATTACAAGAACATTGACATTTTCATAATCACCGATTATCGCTATCCTTTTTACCAGTAAATTCAAGAACTGTTAATCTATTAAAAACTTGTCCTGTAATATCTTCTATATTTCTTCCTGATGGGGCTTTAATATATTTCATTATTCCTCCATACCATTTAATCCGGTTTCTATGGTATTTTACTTTTATATAATAAAAATTATTTCTTTTTGCCCCAAATCAATTTATTTTTACTTTATATAAGTATTATATCATTTTTAACTTATTCTGTCAATATAAACAAAAAATCTTACCGTGAGGTAAGATTTTTATAAATATTGCCGATAGGCAATATTTTATTATTCTTTTATATCATTTCGCAATTTTCTGCGCTGGTTGATAATATGTTCGCAATAACCACTATAGCTATCTCGAAGAGTTTCATACTGCTTTTTCGCTCTATAATAATTTGTCCAAGCGAGCATTTCTTGACGATATAGCTTATCCATAATAGGATTGTTTGCTAAATCAGGATTACCAATTACAACCACTTTTAATGCATGGGTAACTCCTTTGGCTCGTTCTTTCATTACCTTAGCTTTTGCTTTATAGGCTTGAATATCGCATTTCATCTCTGCAAAACGGAAGCCATCCCATTGATTTGCAATATCTTCATCCTCTAAAGCTGCGGTTGCTTCTTCAAAAAATACTCCGTATTTTGTTTCCTTATAAACATAAGCTGTAGCTAAAGAATGTACAGTTTTACCGTCAGCAGAAATAACATCTTCTGGTTCATTATACCAAGCACCGAGGATTTTTCCCTTCATGGTTAATTACATTCCTTTCCATCTACAAAAACATTATAAGTTTTAGAACCTTTAGTTAGAAGAAAAGGCTCTGTTTCATCGAAGAAATTACCATATTTTTTTTGTTTATTAATTGCTTTCTGTACAGCTTCTTGTAGAGTATGTCCAGAAAAATGACCTAATACTTTATTACCCTGTTCAACCCTATATTTAATACTAGGCATAGTTCTCCTTACATCCAATCATCTTCATATTCTTCATACTCTTTATCTTCTTCTTCAGCGAAAAATTGTTCTGTTAGATATTTTTCTTGCTTCTCAATCTCTTCTCTATTTTTATTTTTTTGTTTACGTTGCTGTTTGATTTGAGATTTTGGTTTTACCTTTTTCTCAAGTTTATGGTTTTTCTTTCTTATCTTTTGAAATTGCTCTTCATTATCATAATCGTAATAATCATCCTCATAATCATAAGGATTTGTATAACGCATTATTCCTCCATTACATTGTTTTATCGAAAAGATAATACTGACCACATTTTTCACAAAACATAATATTACTGTTTTCTACTTTGGTCATAATAGTATTGCATCGTCTACAATTAAATTGCTTGCCTCTACGTTTCCGCTTTGGTTTTGGTTCTTCTGCTAATCCAGCCTTCACTAGGGCTCGCTGTAAAGCATTCATATTTGACATTAAATTCTCCTTTTTGAATTTTTTCTAACAAATTCATTATAATATTTCTTCGTTAATTTGTCAAATTTTTTAATCTGTGCTTTCTATTTTATGAATAAAAATTTGTTTATTTAATTGTTTAGCAAAATTAAAAGTATATGCAGTGCCCGCACTTTTTCCGTCTCAAAATACAATTACAACATCGCAAAATAGAACCATATCTTTATCTCGTTCAAGTGGAGCTTTATTACCCCAAATTTCGTAGTTAGGTTTAAATTCTATATATTCAATTTTATGTTTAAAAGCCCAATTTCTAGCTAAACTATCAATTCCAATAGCGCCACCAGAAATAATTTCACCGCAATGTTCTGGAGTAATAAACATATCTAAATTAACATAGTCAATTGTGCGGCTGCCGCATATACATACGATTGGCTTTTGACTTTTAGGCATTAAAAGAGCCTTTCATATACAAAACTATCCTCACCAGTATAGTACAAATGACCAATGCCCGCATCCTTTAGCGCATTCATACAAGCCTTGCAAGGACGAGCCATACCATGACCAAGCGGCTTGCCTTTGCAAATCCTATAGATATAAACAGATACATCTTTCCAATGAATCTGTTGAGCTATTGGATATGGAATTGAATTGAGCGCAGCAATTTCTGCATGGAGAGAATCAACAATCGGCTTATCTCCATACTTAAATTTTCTATACTTTCGATTATATCTTTTTTGCATAGGATGAGTCTTTGTGCTATTGGATGCGGAGGCAATGATCTTGTGTTTGTATACAATAACGCACCCCAGATGAAAAGAGTCAAAATCTGAGGTACCTGCCGCACGCCTTGCCGCATTAAACATTTTGTAATCAAACTTAGTAATTTGAGCCATAAAAATATCTCCCTTCTCTATAATATATTATATCATAGAAAAAGAAGATATGTCAACTACTTATTATATTCTTTGCAAAGAAAATCATAAAGGTTCTCTGGTGTAAAATGTCTATTTCATTTCCTTTTTCATCTACAATAAAATATTCTTTTGTAATTATATTTCTTCTTTCTTTTAAATTATTTTAAATTAAAAAAAATAGTTCTGTCAAATAGAAAGAAATTGACTGAATAAAAAGAAAATGATATAATTTTTATAGAATCCAAAAGAAAGGAAAAATATGATTAATGTAATTGAAACTCCAATAGATTATAAATATGAAATTAAAGATTGTAGAGACTTAAATAGAATGGAAATGATTGGTTTTATTTCTTGTGATATTATGGGAAAATCTCATAATGAATCTACTATGAATCATTTTCGCAATCTATTTAGAGGAATTACAGAAGGTCCTTGGACTATTTCTTGTAATCCAGATAATTCTATAAGATATCTTACAGAAGATTATGCTATAAAATTTACTCCCCTTGATTCTGATGGTATGGTTATTGATTATTATTATGGTGAACTTAATTTTTATACTTCTATTTGGAATATTGATGAAGTAGAGGATGCTTTGATATAATGTTGTATTTTCATGGAGATATACACGGAAATGCCATAGCTAATTTTAGTTATCGCCGTAACCCAGAAATGCGGGAGCTTACCGAGAATGATTATCTTATTGTTCTTGGTGATTGCGGCATACCTTGGAATTATCTTACCGAAAAAAGAGATTTGCATGAGTTGCATTGGCTTAACGAAAGACCTTATAAAACAATTTTTATTACTGGTAATCACGATAATTATGATTTGATTGAGCAAATGCCGCAAATAAATTTTTGCAATGGTATTGCTCGACGAGCTGTTTTTAAAGATAAAACTTTTGAAAATATTGTTTATATAGATAAACCAACAGTTCTTGATATTCAAGAACAACATATTTTGATTATTCCTGGCGCAGATAGCCATGATATACAAAATGGTATTATTGATGGATATGACAAAAATTGGCGAAAACTTGCCAAAGCTAAACAAAAAAATGGTGAATATTATTTTCGTATAAAACATCTTACTTGGTGGCCGCAAGAAAAACTTCAAATTGATGAAATAGAAAAAATATTGAAAACTGATAATAGTTTTGATTTTATTTTGTCACATGAGTGCCCTTCTAGTCAACTTAGATATTTTTCAAGAAGATTTAATCCAACAGACGGAGAAATTTATCTTGAGCAAGTAAAAGAAAAAGTTGATTATAAAATTTGGTTACATGGTCACATGCATCAGTTTGCTAATAATTATTATGATAATATTATTTGTTTATATAATGACTTATTGTCTCTTGCAGAAGTAATGCAAATAAGAAAGACAAATAAGCAAGAATTAGAAGCGTTTGAAGAAAGGATGGCCGCATGGCAAAATTAGTAATGCTTATGGCTCCACCTTGTGTTGGTAAAACCGTAATTGCTAATCATATTAAAAAAACTCATAAAAATTGTAAAATTATTAGTAAAACAGATATATTAAAACTGTATCCACAATATAACATTCTTTCTTCTGAGCTTAATCGTATATATTGCAACCAAATTAATGATGCTCTTAAACTATATGATATTGTAATTGCAGATGATACTCAAACAACTATTGAATCAAGAAATAGAGTTTTTGCAAACTTAAATTTAAAACATGTAAAGGTTATTGGAGTATGGATTGAAAGTGCGCTAAAGAGCGCTCTATCTTATAATGAAACTCGTCCACCTGAAGAATATCTTGATCCATATATTATTAAAGAAATTTTTAGATATTCTGTATCGCCCGCAGAAAAGGAACCTTTTGATGATGTAATTTATTTTAATAGAGACACATGTTTAGGAATTGGAAAAACGAATCCTAAAATTGATGATGCTTTTAGTCTGCTTACTGCAATCTAAAATAAATTTTTATAGACAGAACTTCTTTTCTTTGATATAATATAAATACAGAAAAAGAAAGGAAAGCTAATATGTTTAACTGTCTCTATTATGCAAATGAATTTGTATTTACTTTGCCTGAAGAAAAGCAGAAAAAGATTCTTGATTTGTTGACCTATTGGCATAATGCTGCTAGAGATTATCGGCGTCGAAGTTATCGTGCTGAGAATGACGATGCTCGATATTATTGTGATAGATATTATCAAATGTATATGACAAAGATTAAGAATTGTAAAGAGATTCTTGAAACTCTAGAAATTTATCCTGTTATTGGGTGGGTTGGTCATCATGATGAATATTTCTTTCCCACTGAAACAGATTGTGAAATGCAGGAGGATTGGATTATTCAGTGCATGGATTAAAGGTGTAAAGTGGAAATATATGGCAACGTTAAAATTGCAGAATTTTTAGACTCAGATCATACTACAATTCAAACTTGAATTTATGGATGGAAGAGTTAGAGAGGGACGAATGATGGCAAGCTATCGTAGCTACACACACGTAGAAAGATTAGAAAAACCTGAATGTGAAGGTTTGCTCCAAAATGATGAAGTTTATATCTCTGCTAAAATTGATGGTACTAATGCTGCAGTATGGTATGATTCTGAAACAAAAGAGGTGTGCGGAGGTTCCCGCACTCGAAAACTAACTTTAGAAAAAGACAACGCTTCTTTCTATCTTTGGCTTAGGTCTGGACAGGAAGAAGCTGTTGCTCTTCGTAAATTTGTAACAGCTAATCCTGAATGCATTGTTTATGGAGAATGGTTAGGTTGTGTGAAATTTGTTGGTAATATAAAAACATATAATCAAGATGCTCTTAGACATATGTATATATTTGATGTTTTTGATACTTTAGAAATGCATTATTTGCATGAAAAAGTTTGGAGAGAGAAGCTTTCTTATTATAATCTCGATAAATGGTTCGTTCCTATTCTTGCTTGTCTTAACCATCCTTCTTATGAAGATGTTGTAAAAATTGCAGAAAACAATAATTTTCTTCTTGATTTTGCAGAAAATAAAGGAGAAGGTGTTGTGTGTAAAGTACCAGGCTGGAAAAATAAATATGGTAATACTTGTTACGGTAAAATTGTTTTAAATGAATACCGTGAGCATAAGAAAAACCCAAAGACACAAATAAAAAAAGAAGGCATTGAAGCAGATATTGTAGAATATTTTGTTACAGATAGTGAATTGGCCAAAACAAAAGCTAAAGTTTGTACAATTTGTGAAACAGATACTTTTAATATAAAATCTGGCAAAATGATTGGAATGTATCTAAATATAACATTTAATGATTTATTGCAAGAAATGAATGCTATATGCAAAAAATGGAAGAATCCTATTATTGATTTTTCAGTTTTAAAAAATGAAACATTTAATAAAGCTAGACATTATATTGGATTAATATAAATGAAAGAAGAACAAAAACATAAAGATTACTTCCCCGGTGCTAGTCATGCGGGGAAGCTCTTTAATATTAATGGTGTTATCTGGCTTATCCGCAAGCCAACAATCATTTCAAATGAGGAAGGGCAGCAAGAAATTGGTTGGGATGGAAATGATTTAAGTAAAAATGCTGAATATCATTTCTTTATCGAGTCAGAATTAAAAGAGAAAAATTTTGTAATTCAAGAATTTTAGAATATTATAGTAATTTATTAGGAGAAAAGATATGGCCGAGTGGTTGATCTATGGTAAACGCACCAAACCTTGGAAAGATAAGAATAATCGCACTCACGAACCAGATAAAACTTTTCGTGCACTTGATGCCCAAGGTGTTCGTGTAAATAAACTCAACGAAGCATTTTCATATGCAACAAAAGAAGATGCCCAAGAAAGAATTGATAAAGCAAAACCGCCCATTGAAGGGGTTATATTTGAGATTAGAAAAGCAAAGTAGTGGAAGATGCATGTTACATAACTTTAAAATGCATTGAGTGTGAGAATAATCAATGTGATTATTGTCCTATTGGAAGTTATGTTCCAATAGAGAGTAAAATAGGGTGTGTGCGGGAGGTCGATGAAGATACTGCCGCACGCTTTATTCATTATATGCACGAAGAAATTCCCTTTTGACGCACACAGCCTAAAGCTTATGTAGATGAATCTTACAGAGAGATAATGAATTTTCTTTTTGAAAATGTATATTCTTCTAAAATTATTCACCTATTGGATAAAACTGGAAAATATAATGACAAAAAATTGCATATAGACAAATAACTTTTTCTATGATATAATATAATTATCAAGAGAAAGGAAAAGTATGCTTTCGCAAGACGCACAAGAAGAGATTTTTAAGATTGTAAATGAAAAACTAAAGATTCTTTACCCATCTGATTGTTATGATGAAGATTACAATGAAGATAGTGAAACGCATTATGAAGATTTGATGTATGCAGTAGGCGCCGATGATATTTCTTGGGGCGCTTCTAAAATTGTATTTTGGTTTGGAGAACTTAAAGATTATGTAATTAAAATTCCTATTATCGGACGATATGACGATTATGAGGAAGATTATATGGATTATAATAACGCACAACACGATAATATTGATTGTTTCAATAATAAGAATGATTATTGTGGTCTTGAATGCTCAATTTATTCTTTTGTGTGCAATCACTATGATAACCTTGTTCCTTGTTTTACTGCCAGCTATTATATTGGCACCACTGATCACGGAATTCCTTTTTACGCTTGTGAGAGAATGAAGTCAAGTATTAGTCATTCTCGGCGAGTAAAAGTTTCTGAAAACTCTAAAAGCAAAGCACGTCTCGCGTATGACACGTATGGCGCGGTTGGTGGACTGGATGAATATATTCTTGGTCTTTTCTATGAACATTATGGAGAAGAAACTGTTTATGAATTGCTTAATTTTATTTATAACTATGGAATTGATGACCTTCATTCTGGTAATGTAGGCTTTAATCAAGATGATAAAGTTGTTCTTATTGATTATTGCGGATTCTACGACTAAGGAGAAAATTATGAAGTATGTAACTACTCCGCAACCAACAATTCTTAAATCTGATATTCAATGGGAAGATTCTCAAAAATATTTTTGCATTGCTGGTAAATGTCTAAATGGTAGTCGCCATTACTCTGAAGATTTTTATAATTATAAAGATGCTTGCAAGGCATTTGATGAATATTGTGGACTTGTCATTTATTTTGGCGGCGGTGTTGTAGATTTATATTGCTTTACAAACGATGAATTTGAAATTATTAAATCAAAAGTTTGTTTTTAATTTGACCATTCCAAAAAAAATTGCTATAATATAAATATAGAAATAATCCCAATGTTCTTCTGTTTTCCTTTAGAGATAATCTTCTCAGCCAAGAAGAACATTGTAGATTATAATGATGTTTGTGATTACTAGCCAATATCATATGCATCAACTTCCTTTCTTGCGAAAAGACTGAGCCGCCACTCAGTCTTTCTTTTTATTTGACAAAACTTTTTTCTTTTGATATAATTAACTTATAAAGAAAGGAAGAAACATGTTTGACACAGATAAAATTTTCGATTGGGAACTTGACCCGTGGATTCCAGGTGATATGATGACACTTGGTTTAGCTGAACAAACTATACTAGAAAATAAAGTTATAGATATGATTGATTATATTCGTAATCATTATGGATATTTTATTTCTAGTTCTATTATAGATGAACAACTTGCAGCCCGTGACATTGATTACACGGGGCTGCCGCAATACCTTAAAGATAAAATTGACGATGCTTTTGAGTGTCATTAGGAGGAACCTTGAAGTTAGCAACTCCTTTTCAATTACATTGTAAATATGAAAATGTAATTGATGAATGAAACATTAATTACGATCCATATAAATACACAAAAACAGATAAATTAAATCAAGCAGCAGACATTAGGCAAAAAAGTCAAATGCTGTTTGATAAACTTATATCTTTTGTCGAGGCATACCCGCATAAAAGAATTAATATTTCAATTCCAGATTCAGATATTCCTATTAATCATCTTATTACATTAACAAAGATTCACGATAATATTTATATAAAACTTGGACGTCATCAATTTAGTTATATAGAAAAATTAAAAGACAAAGATATTAATTTCTTTTTTGATAATACTGTTCCTGTTTCTACTTTCATTCTATTGGATGAATTAATTAAACTTGGCGTAAGTGATGTTTATATTGCCGATGATTTATGCTACAATCTTGAAAAAGTATCCAATAGATGTAAAAAAGATAATGTTCAAGTTCGTTTAATTTTAAATAGAATACCAGCAACTACTCCCCGTGCCTATGAAGATGTGCGGGCGCCTATATTTACTCCACGTCATTTTGAAGTATTAGATAAATTTGTTGATGTAGCTGAATTTGATTGTGCTTATGTTGATGATAGTGATGCTTATAACTGGAGTGTTTTTAATGTGCTTTATCGTTCATGGTTTGAGAAACATGATTGGTATAATGATTTAAGAGAAATTAATAAAGATTTACGTATATTCTATCCTGTGCGGCAGGAGATGCCACTATTTATTGATAGAAAAGTCGAGTGCGGCAGACAGTGCGCATATAATAATATGTGTCATAAGTGTGAAACCGTCATGGAAATTGCTCATAATTTATATGAAGATAATGCATATATAAAAATTAATAAACGGGGCAAAGAACAATAATAATATATTACTAAAAATGAATTACAAATAGAATACAGGAGGTATTTAATGAAAAAATTTTTAGTAATATTAATAACTATTGTTGTTGTTTGCGGTATAATTGGTTTTAGTTTTTGATATGCTAAAGCTAATGAACCAGAACCACAAAATGAGGCTGCTTCATTTACCTTAGACGTATCTGATATGAAAAAAGATTTAGAAGGGCATGAAACCTTAATTGAATGAATCAAAGAATATACTGATAATATTACTGCTTATAGCGGCCGCACAGCAAGCATTGAAAATGAACTTGGTGATTTTATGACCCAAGAACAAAAAGATGAAATGCTTGCTTTAGAAGAACAAATTAAAAATGCTTCAACTATCGCTGAACAAAGAGAAGCGATGCAAAGATTCGATTTTATTTTAGAAGAAATTAATAATTATCGCCATGCTCAAGAGCAAGCGCTATTAGCCGAACAAGCTGCGGTGCAGTCACAGCCGCAATGGCAAGAACCAAATGACGAGGGATATACACCTTCAAATAATTTTAAAAATCAAGGAGTTGTATATTGGAACGATACTCGGTATACTTGGTATAGCCAAAATGTTTTACCCGGTGGAGGTTTAGATATTCCTGGGAGACATGTTGGAGGCGATGATCTTATTTACGATGGCGATGGATGTATAGTAGTAGCTTCTAGCGATCATGCGTATGGCACTACTGTAGAAACTCCCTTCGGGCAAGGTAAAGTTTACGACACTGGCTGCGATAGTGGTACAATAGACATATATACAAATTACTAAGGAGAAAAAATGAGAAAACCGCAAGGTATGACAATTAATTATTCTATGGTAAGGAATGAAAACGGAGAACATGAAGTCGGTTTCCGTTACAACAATACCGATGGAATTGATATTGATCGTCATTATAGTGGAGCAAAAGAAGAGGACATTTATACTCAGCTCTGCACAGATGTAATTGAGGAAATGTCTAAGCAATATGATGCTATTAAAGAGAAGAAAGCTCTTGAAGCTGCCAAGGCTAGAAAGGCAGCTGCCGCAAAGGCTCAGCCTACGCAATCATATGAAGAAATCATTGAAGATCTTCAGCAAAAGATTAAGAAAATCGAAGAAGAGAATAAGTCTTTAAAGATTGATAATGATATTCTTAATAAGAGAATTAAGGATAATCTTAATCAAACAGCTAAGAAATCACAAAAGAAGATTGAAGATAAATATAATCCTTATAAAATGTTAGAAGAAATGTTTAATAGTGAGGATTATGATGAATGGGTAGATTCTTTCAATCGTTTTCTTAAAAAATAAAATGATTTTGAAATGATAGGCGTAGTGTAAAAAGCTACGCCTATTTTTTTTATAGACAAAACTTCTTTTTTATATTATAATATAATATATCAAAGGAGGAAAAATGATTCTACTTAATGATGGAACATATATTTATAGTGCCCGCACAGCAATAGATTTTCTCTATTCTCTTGGAATGGATGATATTGATATTGATAATTTTCAAAAGTTTTTGTCTGAAGAAGATGAAACTAATACTGTAGACTATTGGAAACAAGAAGCGAAAGAATGGGAGCTTGACAGTGCACACCAATATGAACTACGTAACGCTCTTATTTGTGAGATACAGGATTTGGCGGATAAATTGGCTTCTGGCAAAGGCGGGACTAAGGCGCAATATGCGGATAAGATAAAAAATATTTGTGAGTTCTATGGATAATTTTTATAGACAGAATTAAATTTTTAGGTTATAATAATATATATCAAGTTGAAAAATAGAAAGGCAATTTGGCAACCAGCTTTCTTGCAGCTGGGCAAATCCCTGTAAGAAAGTTGATTGGCAAGCTGCTACTTGAAAACACATACTCCAAGGGAAGCGACGTTAAATAAAGAACCGTTATGAGAGTATGACGCAGAGAACTTGTCTCCGTCGAAATTTTTCCGCAATGGCTATTTTATTTTGCTCCGGTGTACTCTAAAGGCAAGAGGTTTGACTGTTAATCAAATGTTTGCAGGTTCGAGTCCTGCCATCGGAGCAAAATAAAATTGGCTATTTCGGATAAAATATTATAAATAAATGGGGTATTAGTTCAGTTGGGATGAACGCTTCCCTTGCAAGGAAGAGGTCATCGGTTCAAGTTCGATATACTCCACCAAATGAATCCGTAGCTTAGTCGGTAAAGCAGGTGACTTTTAAAATGGGAGCCTTATAAAGAAATTTATAAGTGAACACCCCGCTAAGTCGGTGAAACCTGTAAAATGGTAATACCGAGCAAGGAGTTTGACAAATGAATAGTAAAAGTAAGGGGAATATTTCAGAAGCAAGAACATTATTTGAATTTCAAAAATACAATATTCCAGTGTCTCTTCCATGAGGGGATAATGAAAGATATGATATGATTGCTGAATTTAATGGTAAATTAAATCGTATCCAAATAAAAACCTCAAATGAAGAAAACAATGGAGCAATTAAATGTTATTGCAGAAGTTCTACCAATCATACGACCAATAAAAATTTAAGTACGTATGAAAATGATATTGATTATTTTGTATTTTATAATCAACAAAGAGATATTCTTGCTTTGGTGCCGATCGAAGTAGTAGGAAACAATAAATCAATTTCACTTAGAATTGAACCTACTAATAACGGACAAACTAAAAATATTAAATTTTTTAATGACTATTCATTTGATAAAATTCTATGTGTAGAGACTTTACACGGGGAGCCTAAGTCATAAGATAAGGCTAAGATAAAGTCCAGGCCACAAACTACAAAAGTAGGCTATGAAAATAGTAATGGTATGTAATCACCAGACCGTGGGTTCAAGTCCCACCGGATTCACCAGTTAAAAATAACTCTTTTCTAATAAAGAATTTTATGATATAATATAAATATAAAAGAGAGAGAAAAAATAATTTCTTTTATGTCTCCATCGTCTAGTGGTAAGGACAGTAGATTCTCAATCTACAAACGAGAGTTCGACTCTCTCTGGAGATACCATGCCGCCTTAGCTCAACAGTAGAGCAGTTGGCTCTTAACCTCCAGACGTAGGGGCAGCACCTACAGGCGGTACCAAGTTAATATACACCCACATAGCTCAGTGGAATTATATTATATAATATAATTAATGAAAGAGAGAAAAGGAGTTTTTAATGGGATTTGTAATGAAGTATGAGACAGATGAAGGACTTGAAACTGTATATCATATTGATGAAGACGCTACTCTAGACGAAGTTTTTGCTAAGTTTGTTGATATGACTCGTATTATGGGATATCAAGATAGTTCTTGGAGTCGCACTATTAATCATGTAATGGATTATATTGATGATGATCCTAATACTGTTTTTGATTGGAGTTGTGACACTATTTGAAGTTAAAATGAGTTTGAGAGGTCTCATTTTTAAATAAAACCTCTCAAAATTCTTATAGACAGAACAAAAATTTTTGGGTATAATATAATTAAAGAAAGTTGAGAAAGTTGAAAATTAAATATTTAGGAGTTAATCTTCTGAGTCCGGTATTGAGTAAAACGGACCTTGAATACGGTGGAGATAAAAAATCCGGAAAAAATTATCAAGCGCCGCAAGATTTTTCTCTAACAGGAGGGGTGGAGTCATGACCACCAAAGGAAAAACACCCAAGAGTGGTTCAGTAAGGAAGATTAATTTAAAACAAGGCTGTGCTTCTAAATATTTAATTTTCAACTTTTAAAAGGAAAAGTGTGAATGATGTAACTGGTGGGTGCATATTCGATGTTGCCGTAAGGCCGCGGAAAGATTACGTTCGATTCGTAACGCACTTTAAAAGTTGAAAAGGAATAATTTCCTTTATTCCTGTATGAGTTTAATCTTGTACTCTCCGAACAGAACAAGATATGCGCGTTTGTAAAGCTTCCGCGCAATATGAGTTGCTATTTTATATAAGCCATTGTTGACGAATATTGTAAATATTGTCGAGTAAGAAATTGAGCGCTTAGTTAAGCTGTTCTAAACAAAAACAGTTTTATAGAGAAGATGTTAGGTCCAACTAACTTATCCCGCATATGGGATAATAGTTTAAATGTGAAAATATCTCTATGCCGCGTACAAAACGATGAGTTATGTGACACTCATATCACATCAGCGCGGAATATAAATAGACAGATGGTTGAGTAAAAAAGTCACAGCGCGTTTGGGTTAGAGAGCCACATGAGCAGAGACTTTGCGCGCTATATATATTAAATACAAAAGGTAGGGACGCTGGCTCATTTTAGTTTGGTCACATGCGGCTAACGAGTAATGTCGGTCACTAAGCGCGTAGGTCGAGCATGTGATTCGCGCAGCATTGGGGATGCGAAACCCTATTCTTGATGCCAGGACAATGCAGGGACGCCTAGCGATGGCTAAAAGAATGCGGCAGCTCTTCCGTTCTTGGGCGCAGTATACGTGTTTGCAGGGAAAGCCTTGCGAGAAGTGCAAGAATATAAAATTGGCTTAAATACCCAATGGAGTTGCCGCAAGTGGTTTGGAATCATAGGCAAAGAGCTTTTTCCACTATAATCCAAAAAGAGTGTTTTCCGGTCTAGTAAGTTGGATTAGACCTTAAAATAAAAGCCAACAATCGTCAAGCTTATGGTTTGTCTCGACAGGAAGAGAAACCTACCTCAGTTTGAGAAGAGGAATTAGCGCCTCCTAACTGGCTCCACCTATCCGTGAAAGTCGGTAATCCCTGCGAGGTACAGGGCACGAAAGAAAAGTGTATAAACCACCTAGAATCGCGACTAGGTACTAGACAGCCGGTATAGTGTAACGAAGCGCCGCACGCTCAAACATTATTTCTTCTCTTGGAGAATATTTAATATGATGAATATTTTCTAAAAGGAGAAATCCTTCTAGGTAAAGATTTGCCAGTTTCAACCTAGGTAAGCAAAGAAAACTGGCGTCTCCACCAAGATGGAGCGGGTGAGCTTGGAACATCCCGAAAACAACAAGCCCTCTGAGTGGTCTTGGGCAACACTCTGTTCTTAAAGCCAGTGTCGCATAGTGGTCGATTGCACTCGCCTTGTAAGCGAGACTCAAAAGAGCACGTCAGTTCGAATCTGACCACTGGCTCCATTTTTATGTTAGAAAAGGATTGCGGAATGAGCAAAGTTGATGTTACTGTTAAAATTGCGGTAATCTCAATAAATGATGGAAAACTTTCTAAAATTCAACTCTTCCGTACTGCTTTTGATGGTAATGATGCTTTTCGTTGTGGAAGAAATAAGCCTCGGTAGTTTAACGGTAGAACGGCAGCCTTATAAGCTGTAAGCGCCAGATTAGCGCGAAATCTTGGTTCGAATCCAAGTCGAGGTACCAAAATGCGCTTGTGGCGGAAATGGCATACGCTCTGGTCTCAAAAACCAGCGACTTCGGGTCATGTGGGTTCGAGTCCCACCAGGCGCACCAAATTTATCTGCCTTTAGGCAGTTTTTAATTTGACTAGAAGGAGCTGTTATGAGAACATTTCAGGTTTCAATTAAGTTATCTGATTTTACAGATTTTACTCAAGGTAAAGAACATGTAATTTCTGTATATTCAGATGCAAATAATTTATATGAAGCTGTTGGACAAGCAGTACAAAATCTTTATAATGTTTATCAAGAAGAAAAAAATAGACCTTCTGGGGCTTTGTTCGTTTCTTATGACGGAAAACCAAAAATTAGTAAATAAATTTTCTACTTATCTTTTAGATAAGTTTTAATAAAATAAAAAAATTATTATGAGGTAACATATGGAAAAAATAGCAGCATATTGCGGCACTCGCGATGTTTATAGCAATATAATTACGTCCGTTAAAGCTTTAATCGCGAATAGTGCAGTTAATGAAGTTCATATTTTTATTGAAGATGACGATATGGGTGAAGCAATGCCCGATATTGTCGTTTTTCATAATATGAGTGATCAATCTTATTTTGAACAAGATACACCAAATATGCAACAACCTAATGATTATATCAAAATGATGTATATGGCTTTGTGCCATGAGTTACCATATGATACAGTATTAGCATTAACTTATAATGCTATTCCGCAAGAAGATATAACAAAGATTTGAGATATTGATTTAGAAAATTATTATTTTTCTGGCGTTCCAATTATACGTCGTAGTACGTATAGTACAACTTATTGTGATTTTAGTGTTATTTATTATAATCTTGCTAAAATGCGTGAAGGTAAAGCAGATGAATGTATAGACGTATTAAATCATACTTTTTTCCCACAAAAACATCAAGATGTTTGTAATTATTTATGTCAAGGTTATATTTATACTATGCCTGCAAAATATAATACAACACGTTTTACAAATCAAAATAGATATATTCCAGCTATAATATCATTTTCGGATGTTCCATTAAAAAATTGGATTAATAAAGGTGTGGTTTTAAAATGGCGAGAAATGAGTTGGGAACAAGTTATGGAAAGACATAACAAGATAGTTGAACAATATAAGACAAAGGGGTAATTAATGAAACGAATAGCAGCATATACAGGAACTAAAAATATTTATAGCGACATGGTTATGTCTGCTAAGTCACTAATTGCTAATAGCGCCGTAGATGAAGTGCATTTTTTTATTGAAGATGATACAATTGAGGAAGAAAACCTTCCTGATATGATTATTTGTCATAATGTAAGTAATCAAAAGTATTATGCGACAGACGGTCCAAATATGACTAGTCCGTTTTCATACATGGCTATGCTCCGCATTGCAATGTGTCATTATCTACCATATAAAACCGCTTTACTCTTGGATTGTGATACTGTTGTACTTAATGATGCGACTCCAATTTGAGATATTGATCTAGAAGGATATTATTTCTCTTCTACTCCAGAGTTGCATCGTTCTATGTATGGAATTTTATATTGTAATTTTGGAGTTGTATATTATAATTTAGCAAAATTACGAGACGGCAAAGCTGATGAATGTATTAAAGTTTTAAATGAATGTAAATTTACTTGAGTTGAACAAGATGTTTGTAATTGTTTGTGTCAAGGTTACATCCATAAAATGCCAGCTAAATATAATGTAACTAATTTTACTTGTCGTAAACAACCTACTGATATGGTTATTAAACATTTTGCGGGACAGCCTAGAAAGAACTGGGTCCCACGCGCAAAATCTCAATTCTGGCGCAATATGAGTTGAGATGAAGTTATGCAAAGGCATGAAGAAATAGTTAAAAAACATAGCCAATAATTAATATTTTTTATATAAAATATTGGAGTGTCGTCCAACGGCTAGGACACAGGTTTTTGGTGCCTGCTATTGGGGTTCAAATCCCTACACTCCAGCCATTTCTCCCTAGCTTAATTGGTAGAGTAATGGATTCTGGCTCCATTAGATCTTCGTTCGAATCGAAGGGGAGAAGCCAAAAATTTCTTATAGACAGAACAAAAATTTTTGGGTATAATATAATTAAAGAAAGTTGAGAAATTTGAAAATTAAATGCAAACATTGCGGAGCGGGGTGGAGCAGTGGTAGCTCGTCGTGCTCATAACTCGAAGGTCGAGGGTCCGAATCCCTCCCCCGCCACCAATTACCAAAAAAAATATGTTTAGCCAAAAGTTTTTTCTTGACTGAACAAAAAATTTTTGATATAATATTTATATAAGGTTGAGGAAAGAAATTAAAAATCTTTGTTCATCCAAAAAAATTCTTGACTGAACATAAAATAAATGATATAATATTTATGTAAGGTTGAGAGAGGAAAGAAATTTTCTTCTTGAGAGTATCTAATAAGAACCTAGTTCGACAGATACTTTCAAAAAGGGAATTTCGATTCCTGATACGAGATTCCGCACATCTCGGAGCCAAAATGTGCGGCGGAAACGAAACCGTGAGAGCTTCGCCTAAGCCGTGATGGAGAAAGCGGTCGGTCTGCCACACGCCTGTCGCGTGTGGACGGTCATTCAAGAGACGGGTATCTTGAACGTATTGGCAAACACGTGATATTTGCTGGTTTTAACCATCTGTTACCAATAACAGAAGGCGCGGGCAAGCGCGAGCAACTTGTCTCGGGAATTGACTCTAGCCCGAATCCAAGTGGTGGCTCCGCAAAGGGTTATCGTCCTAAGTATGACATTAAACTGCTTCGAGATTTTTCTCGCATACGAGACTCGTTAAATAAGTGTATGCAAACCTTGCGTAGCGCGTCAAGTAAAGCTTCGGGCAACGTGTCATGGTCATAAACACGTAAAAATGACGACCCCGGGCGCTTATAGGTTTGGCACCGGTTCAACGTGAAACCTAATATTGCTCTTTGATAAAGTCATATCAAAAACTATGTGAACCATGTGTATGCGTAATACCATACGGTCATGGGTATTGAGTCAACAGAGTCGAAATCTATGGGATACTTTAGATGTAAACTTTGTGGTGGTAGGTAACCAAGCCACAGGAGCGGAGAAAGCCGAAAGGTGCCGCAACTAAAAACTCAATAGCGCCAATTAATTTTGCAGTCAAAAGGTAGTGTCTTGTCGCTTCCGCAATAGACGCTCTCTGTGAGAGAAGAACCTAGAACACTCACTAACGGGTGGTGCCGAGTGAGAACTAAGCTAGGAATACCAATTAAGGAAGTTTCCAGTGCGGCTGTGGTAACACAGCTTATAAGACGAGTTCAACGTGCGAGTAGCCCAATCTGGAAAGATATATTCGATTATAGCCATTTAGAAATGGAAATCTAAATCATTATAGTCTGAATGGTGGGTGAAAGCTGTCGGGTAAGCAATCCCGCGATGGAACTGGCAATTATGCTGGGGCAAGAAGTTATAGGGTCGCTCCTTATAGCTCAGACTTGTCTCCCATGTGACTGAATATTGATGCGAAGCTAAGAGGTAAGGCGAAGGTCTCTTATAGTTTTTGATATGGCTTTATCAAAGGTGAGCTGTCAAGAATTACTTGACAGCTCTTTTTTTATATAGTATAATATTATTATAATCCAAAAGAAAGGAAGTGGAACTGTGGCAAAGAAGAAGAAGAATATTTATTGCGGAACCATTACCGCAATGCAGATTTTTGATGCGCAGAAACCGCAGTTCAATGGTTTTGGATGCGGGCATGGTGCACACAAAAATAAGAAAGCTTATAATCGAAAGGATAAGGCTTGGCGCAATGACCTCTACTAATGAAATATTAGAGTTTATTCATAGACGTTTTCCGCACGATTGTAATTGATTAAATGGAAATTGTTTGTGGTTTGCTTTAATTTTAAAAAAACGATTTCCAAATGTAGAAATATTTTATCTTCCAATACAAGGACATTTTATCGTAAAATCAAATAATAAATATTTTGATTGAACTGGTATAATAATTCCACAAGAAGAACCTTGGTCTGAAGATGATTTATTGTATAATTATCTTCTTCGAGATTGTTTTTATTAAATAAAGAGGTAATTATTATGGATGAAAACGAAATGGGGGATTGGTGATATATGAGGGGAATAGACGTTTCGAGTCATAATCAGTGGCCTTTTAACAACGTCACTGAAACGGCTTATCAGGCAAGCGATTTTCTGATAGCCAAAACGACACAGGGCACGGGTTATGTTAATCCATATGGGGATAGGGCTATTCAACGCGCTATAGCGGATGGTAAGCCCTTCGGCTTCTATCATTACGCGGGTGGAAACGACGCGGTTGCAGAAGCGAACTACTTCTACGAGCATTCCAAGAACTACTTCGGGCACGGGATACCCGTGATAGATTGGGAGGGCTATCAGAACAGCGCATTCGGGAATGCGAGTTGGGTTAGGGCTTTCGTTGACCGTATCCACGGGCTAACGGGCGTTTGGTGCATGATCTATGTGAGTGCAAGCGCTATTCCACAGGTTGCCAATTGCGCGGATGATTGCGCGTTATGGGTTGCAGGCTATCCGGTCAACGCGGCATCTTGGGACGTGCCCAGCTTCAAGTATTCAATAGAGCCTTGGACGGCTTACACTGTCTGGCAGTTCTCAAGCGCGGGCGGCGTGGATAGGAACGTTTCAAGCATTGATAGCGCGGCTTGGCAGCGCATAGCGGCGGGCGATGGCGCGGCACAGCAGGTACAGCAACCTACGCAACAGCAACCAGAGCAACCCTATTACGCGGTTAGGCTTGCCAACGGACGTTGGCTAGCGATGATGCGCGGCTTGCAGGATACCGGCGGTTCCAACGACGATTACGCGGGCATGTTCGGCCAGCCTATAGGTTACGTTGCCATCGGCGGCGTTGGGAAATACAGGGCTAGGAGCATCAAGCATGGTTGGTTACCTTACGTTTCAACATACAACCTAAACGACCTTAACAACGGTTGTGCGGGGGATGGTAGCGCGATAACCGGCTTGGAGATACCCAACAGCGGAATCAAGTATCAGGTACACATCTTAGGCGGCGGTTGGTTGCCTTGGATGATAGGCAACATGGATACAGGCGGCTCGAGGGATTCTTTCGCGGGGAACGGCAAACAGATAGATGCTATCAGGATAGCAAGGGCATAGGAGGTTAAGAGAATGGCATACGATGATAAGAGCAAGTTCGATTTCAGCGAAACGTCATTTTGCCTATCACAAAATACTCCTTATAAAAAGAAAGCAAAAAAGAAAAAGAATAAAAAATCAGACCATAAACACGAATATTATAATTGTATTTTAGAAGATGGCAGACACGCATATAAGGCTAATTATTGTATTAAATGCGGTCATATATATACAATATACTTTTTTTTAAATCCTGATGATAAAGATTTAAAAATTTTACCTAAATTTAGAGTTAATGATATTTGGAAAATTTGGAAAGATAAAAATATTCCTTTGCAAGAATAAAAAATAAATGATATAATAATATTATCGAAAGGGAGAAATAATGTCTTTGTGGAATGAGCTAAAAGAATATGTAGTAGCTGATGAAATAATTAATGGTGAACTTAGTCATTATTATACAATTCGAGTCAAGACAGATGTTTCTCCTAATAGATTTAAAATTGTTGCATCTTTTAATAGTTATGAAGAAGCTCATAATTTTGTTAAAGGACTGCGACTTTTAAAGCAATACAGGAGTGTGGTGTAACGGTAGCACAGCGGTCTTTAAATATGGAGCTTTTAATTGGAAACAATTAAAGTGCAGCGGATGATATCGGTGAACCCTGTAAAATGGCAACACCGAGGGAAGATAAGTTCACCCGTAGAGACTAGATAATCCGCCACCTAAGTCATTTGATAAGGTGAAGATATAGCCCAGACCACAAACCGCAAGGGTAGTGAAAACTATAGTGGTAAGCAAAACCGTCAACGATGGCCTCCAAACCCATCGGCGGGGGTTCGAATCCCTCCACTCCTGCCAAGTTAATTACTCCGCATAGGATGGATAATATATATGTGTAGAAGATTTAATCGCAATAATTTTGCAAGAATTATTCGAGAAATTGAATATATGGAAGATAAAAATGAAAATATTTGGGTTCCAATAGGTATTCTTGAATATATGTATGAAGATGATAATATGGAAATTGATAAATATTTTCATTGTTCTAAAGATAAACGTAATTTAGATCTTCTTATGAATGAAATTATTTTTTAAGAATCGGTGGCCGAGTAGCTTAGGTGACGGTTTGCAAAACCGTTTACGTGGGTGCAATTCCCACCCGATTCTCCATAGAGGGTTAACCAGTCGAGGATTGGCACGGTCTGCTAAACCGTTGGTACTATTTTCATAGTATGGGTGGCGGGAACCCAGCCCTCTGCCACGGAGCATTAACTGGAGCGGCCTCCAGTCCTGCCTCGAAAGCAGTGAGTACCGAAAGGTATGGCGATCGACACGTCAATGCTCCGCCAAACAATCTAAGGGCAGATAAGCAAAAAATAACGCTTGTCTGCCCTCTTTTTTTATGTTATAATATATATAGAAAGGGGAAAGAAAGGAGAAAATATTATGGCGAATACTGTTTTGGAATTTCATGTTCCCGCACAGATTGATGATATTGAAATGCATAATTGGCATTTTGAGTTTTTGTTTGACGATGGTACACATGATTATTACTCCAATTATGGAACTGCACGTGAAATGATTAATTGGGTAACTGATGACATGGAGTATCGTAATTTTATTATGCGGACGCATATTTGGGTAGACTGTCAGTGGTGGGGCGAAGTGGAGCGTCGATAATGTCTCACAGTTATCGTCATCATTATGTTTTTAAAACTGCAAGCGACAAGTCTATGAAAAAGATTTTCAATCGTAGACTTCGTCGCTCACAGCGTTGTTGTAATATTCCTAACGGTAATGCTTATAAGAAATACAATAATAGCTGGGACATTGCCGATTATACTTATCATTATAATGATTATAATGATTTTTGGGAATCCCAAAAAGATTATATCACTTACGAAGAAGCAAAGAAGCGTTGGGCTAAATGGTTTAAGGGTGGAAAGTAGATTTTTATGGCTAAAACCCCAAATATATATTTCAGTTCTGATTGGCATTTTGACCATAAAGATATTATAAATTTTGAGCGTAATCATTTTGCTTCTGTCCAAGAGCATAATGATTACCTCATTAATATGATTAAAGAATGGGCAAAAAAATGGACGCCTGGTTCTACTCTTTGGTTTCTGGGTGATTTCGGGAATCTCGATTTTCTTTGGGTTTTCGATATGCTTATGGAACGAGGAATTGCGGTTAATTTTATGCTTGGAAACCACGACAAGCAAGAAGATATTTCTAAAATTGAAATGTATGTTTCCAAGGTATATGAATATCCCGTATACCTTTCTCAAAAACTAGTAATCAGTCACTATCCAGTTGCCGTATATGAAGATAGTATCAATGTGTGCGGGCACCTGCATGGGTCTAAACTTCAAGACCCAAATCATATAATTGCATCTGTACATGTTGCCAACTATAAACCTATTAGTATGCAAAATATTAACGGTAGTTTCGGGAAACTGCCTCGATTTAATCGACGTTTTCTTTATGAACCTTTTGCAGCAGATTATCAGTTTACCCAACCTAAAGATGATGTTATTATGGATAAGGACGGCCGCATTGACCTTTCTGCAAGTAGACTATACATGAAAATACAAAGAGAAAAAGATGAAGATACTCTTTATAGACCATATGTAGGTGGGCTAGATGATTAAGTGATTTAAAAGAAAAAGAAAAAATATATATCATTATTATTGCAAATATTGTGATATATTTTTTGATACATATAAGGATTGAGACTACAAATGTCCTGGCTGCGGCCGCAGAGGATCATTTTGAAGTGTAAAGGAAAGAGATAAGTAAATGATTACTTCCTATTCTTTTGGACAAGACTATAATGGAAATAATCGAAATGTTGCAGATAAATATAAAGAATGGGTAAATGCAGAGATTAGAGCAGATCTCCAGAAGAATAGAAGCGAATGTGTTCAGATGCAGCGTCTTGACGGGACTGGGTTTATGGAAGTGGAGCGTTTTAATAATTTCTGGGGCGATTTTTATTAAATCTATCCCATGATTTTTATATATTATAGGATAGAAAGGAAATAAAATGCCAAAAAGAAAAGAATATAAATATTTAGAACCTGTGGGAAATAAAGGAGTTCTTTTTATATCAGATTATTATGAAGATGGAACTCCTATTGAACCATGAGTTTATATAAATAAAAATGGAAAAACACAAAATTTTAGACGAGCAAGATTTCGTTGTCCCATATGTCATAAAGATTTTATTAGTAAAATTAATCAAGTAAATAGTGGTAATAAAATTTATTGTAGTTCAGAATGTTCCGGAAAAGCAACTACTTTAAGACAAAATGAGCATTTTGAAATAGGAGATTATGTTGATAAAAATAAACTTTTTATTTATTTAGGAGAAGCAGGTAAAAATTCTAGTAATAGACGAAAAATAAAAGTTTTAAAGCAAGAAACAAATGAAATTTTTGAAGCAACTGTTAATAATATAAAAGCTGGAAATACAACTAGAGGGCCAAAAGAATTAAAAGAATTTCGTCAGCAATTAGTTAAATCACCTAAACTACAGCAGGCTAGAATAAACAGTAATACTTTATATCATGTTGGAGATATTCTAGGTCCAGATAATAATATTTTATTTCAAAAAGAAATTGAAAGAACTAATCCAGAACATCGTAGAGGTAAATTTTTAAATTTATGAAATAATATTGAATTTGAGGCTAATTTATCCAATGTTATTAGAGGAGATGCTACTGGAAATAAAATTTCTAAGGGAGAATTAAAATTATATAAAATATTATCTGATTGATGTGATGATCTTGAAATTCAAAAGAGTTTTAATGATTTAAAAAATCCTCAAACCAATTGCTTATTATATTTTGATGCATATTCTTATAATTTAAATTGTGTTTTTGAATATGACGGAGAGCAACATTTTAAAGCTATTGATAATTGAGGAGGAGAAGAAGGATTAAAGCAACGTCAATATTTAGATAATTTAAAAAATGAATATTGTAAACAACATAATATTAAAATAATTAGAATTCCTTATACAGATTATAATATTTTATCTATAGATTATTTAAAGGAAAAAATTAATGATAACTAAATATTCTTATGGAGAACATTGTCAAGATTTAGCCAAGAGAAATGTATTAGATAAATATAAAACATGGTTAGATGAAGAAATTAGAGCTGATTTAGAGTTAAATCGTTCTCCAATGGTTAATATATTTGTAAATTTACAAGGCGAGTATAATAAAGCTTCCGCGATTCGGTCTCACAATGCTTTTCTAGGTAAAGAAGTGTACATTGTAGGTCGTCGCAGATATGACGTGCGGGGAGCTGTTGGAACAAATCATTATGAAACTATTTATCATGCAGATGATTTGCGAGAAGTAGTAGACAAACTTCATGGGGAGGGGTATACTATTTTCGCAGTTGATAATATTGAGAAATATAATCCTGAAAATATTTTTGATGTTCAATTTCCTATTAAATCTGCTTTTCTTTATGGAGAAGAAGGCGATGGACTCTCTAAACGCAGTATTCAAATGTGTGATAGAATGATTTATATTCAACAATATGGGTCAGTGAGGAGTTTAAACGTAGCAAGCGCCGCGAGTATTATTATGTATGAATATACTAAGCAGTATAATAAAAGAAATTAAAATTACAAACACTATATAATTTATAATTAATAGGCTAGCAATAAAATAATTATTGTCAGCTTTTTTGCTTTATGTTATAATATAATTAAAGAAAAGGAAAAAATACCCCTATCATATTTTAAGGAGTAAAAATGGCTAACGTAAAGAATTATATGGTGGGGAATGATACTCTTACCATAGAGCAGATTAATCATTTTGCAAATTCTGTTGCATATAAGCATTCTAAGATTCGTGTTATGCCAGATGGACATGCCGGAAAGGGCGCTGTAGTCGGTTCAACCATTACCTATACTGATAAGATTGTTCCTAATACTGTTGGAGTTGATATAGCTTGTCGAGTCACTGGATTCTGTCTTGGTAATATAGAAATAGATTTCGAAAAGCTTGACCATATTGCTCGTCAAAATATTCCGACTGGTTTTAATGTTCGTAATCAGGAGCATGAACTTTCTAAGACTTTTCCGTACGAAGATTTGGTTTGTTGGAGTGAACTGAAGAATCAGGATCGTCTTCGCAAGTCTATGGGAACTTTGGGCGGTGGAAATCATTATATCGAAATTGATTATGATGATAACACTGAGAATTATTGGTTGGTTATTCATTGCGGATCCCGTAATCTTGGAAAGCAGGTTGCAGAGTATTATCAGAATATTGCTATAAATGCTAAGAAGGAGCGAATCCAAGAGCTGAACGCCCGCAAGCGAATATCTATTAATGCTGCTAAATCTGCTGGTTGTATAGATAGTATACAAAATATCGTGAACTATTGGAACGCCCGCATAGCAGAAGAGCCTGATGATGATATGTGTTATCTTGAAGGTCAGGATATGCAGAATTATCTTCATGATATGCGTATTTGTAATGATTTTTCTAAGTATAATCATATAGTTATTTTCCAAGAGATAGCAGAAAAGATGGGATGGTAGTGATGGATTATATAACTTGTATACATAATTATGTAGATGTAGATCACAACATCATCCGCAAGGGTGCTATCGAAGGATATGCGGGCCAGCTTGGTCTTATCCCTCTCAATATGCGGGACGGTGTTCTTATAGTGGAAGCAAAGGGTAATGAAGATTGGAATTGCTCGCTGCCGCATGGGGCTGGACGTCTTATGTCTCGTGGAGAAGCTCGCCGTTCTCTTTCGCTTTCAGATTTTCAAAATGAAATGAGGGGAATATATTCTTCTTCTGTTGTTGCAGAAACTATAGATGAAGCGCCTATGGCGTATAAGGATGCGGAAGCTATTATTGAAGCCATTAAGCCCAATGCTAAGATTATTTCGCATATGAAGCCAGTATGGAATTTTAAGGCGAAGTAAAAAATATTTATTGCCACCTTTCTTTTCTTGTGTTATAATATATATAGAGAAAGGGAGAGAAAGGAAATAAAATGACTAGCTACACTGTGATTCTTGATGGTTGCGATGGTTACGAAGAGTGGCCCGGATATGAGGTTCGCAAAGCCCATCTTGGTGATTTCGAGCGTATGATCGCTGATATTAAGGAAGGTCTTGAAGAACTCGGCGGAGGTCACGCAGATGTTTTCGAGGATGACTCCGGTAACTTTGCATTTGACCTTGAAGTTTAAATAGAATTTTAAATTATAAAAAAGAGCTGGCAAAAATAACAGTTGCCAGCTCTTATTTTTTTTGATATAATATATATAGAAGGTAGGAGAAAGGAGAAAAACCATGACTACCTGGAATGAAAAGTTCAATTACTTTGATGACGAGGAGCTTGCGGCTGATTGGTTCAACGAGCTTTGCGAGCGTCTGAACTGGAAGTTCTTTGAGAACCAGGAAGATATGCTTTACATGGCTGGTGAACTCGGCCCCGGTTCTCTCCCTAAGTTCAAGGAAGGCGCTATCGAGAAGATGCAGGCTACTATCGTTCGTGAACTGGGTTGGATGATCGGTTGCATCACCACTGGTTTCATCGAGAGCTTCCGCATTGATTCCAATATCGACCTTTCCGAAGAGATGGAAGATTGGCTCATTGATGAAATGGGCATGGATGCTTATGGAGAATGGGAGATCGAAGCTCGCAATAAGATAGTTGAGGAGTATAGCAAGCATCTTGGCCGTGAAAAGGCTCTGGAACTCGCAAAGGAATGGTGGGGTGAAAATAATGGGGTACGTTAAGGATTATTTTATTTCCGAACCCAGCGATTATAACGAGGAGTATTTTTACATGCGCGAAGATGAATACTATGATGCCCTTGATGCCATGTCCGCCGCAGAGGAAGCCCGCCTTGAAGATGAGTATAATGTGGTAGAGCTTATGCACGCCATCGCAGTGCTTCAGGAGTGTGCGGAGGAGACAGGTATTTCGTGCGAAAAGGCTGTTGCCGCACTTAATAAGTTTATTAAAGAATATGAAGATACAGTTAGGCTGGATTAAATGTCAAAATATACTAACATGATAACCTACGACGGGGTTAGGCTAGAACCTAGCCCCGAAAGTAGGTTTGCCAATTTGGTTCGAGAAAACAAGGAGACTTATAAAATGGATTTTACCTATAAACCTTCGATTACAAATACAAACCCAAATATTACATATACTACCAATACTTTTACTACTGCCGGAGATTCTGACTCATATAGTATACGAGCAAATAGTGCTATTGAAACCTATATTGATAGAGAGCTACTTAAGAAAGTTTTTGAATGTGAAGATGAAATTAAAGAAGAGTTAAAAGCAGAAAAGGATGCGGCTGAGTTAAAGAAAGTCCAAAAGAGAAACAAGAGACTGCGGGGACTCATTGAAAAAGTAACTTTTAGTGGTCCTGTTACTGTAGTTAAGTGGAATGATGGAAGTATTACTCGTGTGCGGTGTGCTGAAGGTGAAGTATATGACCAGGAAAAGGGTCTACTTGCAGCTATGGCAAAGAAGTTATACGAGAATACAAATATTTTTGTAGAAGAGCTTGCTTATTGGTGTGACGATCCTGATGATGATGATTTTGAAGCATATCGTCAAACTATTAATGAAAGAGACTGGAAAAAGCTAAGAGATTGGTTTGAACATGAAGATGATTAATCTTTTGGACGAGACTGAAACGTATATGATTAAACTTGGCTATTCTTGGAGTGATGTTAACTTCATAGGTGGTAAGGATTTTTCGATTTCAATTGAAAATTTTTGAGAAGTTGCAGCTCATGCAAATTATAATTCAGGATATGGGGCTCCTGAAGTTGCGGAGGACCTTGTGATTGTTTTTAATGACGGGTGTTGGTTTGATCGTCGTGAATATGATGGCAGTGAATGGTGGACATATAATATTGTTCCTCGAAAACCTGATTTTGAAAAAGAGATTCATGCTCTTGTTGTTGACCAAAAGCGAAATAGCGAATATCCAGGTTGGTTGTCTCTAGAACAAATGAATAGAATTTATTAATATTTATAATAATATATCTATTTGTAAAATTTTTGATGCCTAATATTTGTAAGGAAAAATAATGATAGATAAAGATATGGTTATTATTATTTTTTGTATAATTATTATATGCGGAGGTATTGGTGTTATACTTTCAGAGTACCCCGAGTATATGCAATGGCGTTTGCGAAGGTGTATGTCAAAGCTGACCGGCCGCATTTATTGGTAAAGAGGTAATAATGTTATGTCCAATTAAATATAATCCTGCAAAGTATGATCAATGTTATTATGATTGTCCGTGGGCTTGTATAACTAGTGAAGGTTATTGTTGTGCGGTTGCTATGTTAGCAATGAATAAGATGGATGGTGTGGGAATTAACATTGAGCCTCTGCCGCAAAGTTTTTATGATGATTTAAAGTTAAAAGAGAAAACTGAATCTGAAACAAAAAAGGAGCTTTAGCTCCTTTTTTTATTGCACTTTAGCGCAATATATTTTGACTTTTGATTTTGAATGTGGTATAATATAAATAGTAAAAAACCTATGCTAACTGGTTAAAAAACCTATTACAACTAGCAAAAAACCTATTATAACTAGTAAAAAAACCTATGCTAAATAAAAAAACCTATTACAACCTGTTAAAAAACCTATGCTAATATTAAAAAAACCTATGCTAATATGCTTAGATTTTTCGTTTCTTATATGCTGGGCGTGTGATGTCGTATAACAACTGCAAAAAACCTATGCTAATATGAAAAAAACCTATGCTAACTAGTAAAAAAACCTATGCTAATGGGTAAAAAAACCTATTACCCTAAAAGACGAAAAGACGAAAGACGATAAAAGACCCCGGTTTTTTCTGCGAAATGCAGAAAAAACGCTAAGCTCACTACGTTCGCTTAGCTGATTTAATTTTAGAATTTTGATTTTGAAAGGAGGAGTATTGACGAAAGAAGAGTATATTATGTTAGATATTCATCCTGATAATATGAAAGAAAAGAATTATAATTTGAGAGGAATAGCATTAAGTAATTTTTTAGGTACTGTAGATCTTGCTACAAATCAAAGAATAATAGAAAAGTCAGAGTTTATAGGTCAATTAAAACAAATATTAAAGTTGACTAAATATAAGTGTAAAGTTATAGTTCAGACTTTCTTAGATTTGAACATTATAGAAGAAGATAATAAGTATTATTATATTAATCCTGTAAGCAGTAATTTTTTAAAGTTGGTTGTTCCTACTGCTAAGTATTGTATTAATAATTTGAGTGATTTTTGTTTTAAAGTTTATTGTTATATGTTAAATAAGTATAATATACATATGGCGTATAGACATTATGAAAATTATTTTTTTTCTTTTAAAGAAGTTTTAAATGATTTAGGGTATAGTAATTATGCGGCTAATATGAATATGTTACAACAGGCATTAACTACCTTAGAAGAGTTAGGTTTTATAGAGTATGAGCATGAAGCTAAAGGTAGGCCAGGTAAGCATGGGACATATCATGAATTGTATAATGTAAATCAGATTGCTCCTGTTCAAGTTAAAGCTGCTAAGAATTATATTAATAATGGATATGAAATTACAGAAGATATTGTTGAGGATGTATTATTGCCTGATGCGGAGGTAGCTAAGGCATGGTTAGAGTCTGGAGCATATGATATGAAAAGTTTACCAGATTCTTATAGAAAGGCGTATGAGAAAAATTATGGTTAAAGAAGAATTATTGAAATATTTAGAAGAAAAAGAAAAAGAAATAACTTGATATAAACATGAATATAAAGGAGATACAGAAGAATTAATTAAAAATATAAGGTGGGAAGATATAGAGATAGGTCCTATATTTGGATGAAATTTAAATAAATTAAAAAATAGTTATACATTAGAAGATTTAAAAGATGCTATTTATCAAGAATAGCACAAAATTGTATAGCTCAATGAAATTTTAGTATAAAATTGTATAGCCCAGTGAAACTGGGGTGCCCTTGTCATGACCAGCCCAATTTCCAGTTCTCGAATCCGCAACCGTATGCCTTGCCAAAAGGATTTTTAAAACTAAAACCGATTTTCAAATTTCTTGCGGAAGACATCTGATCACTCTAAATATACCATATTTTGTATTTGAGAGCAAATAAAAAACACAATATCTATGGTCAAATTTTAGCGTTTGCCGCACATTTCGCTCCATTTTAACGATTTGGTCTTATAGATGGATGAAAGTTCGACCGGAAATTTCCGATTATCTCGAGCGAAATATGTGCGGGTTACGGAGATCGTGCGTATGAAGAGGCTGGGGCCCGCACCTTCTATCTCTTTCTTCTCTTGGATTATTTTTGTTTAGATATAGTAGTATCTTATCCATGAAAAAAGTATCTTAGCCATAATTTGAATGCGGCTGCTCAGACAAAAATCTTCTATTGACAGAACAGCTAAACTATGGTATAATAAAAGTGAGTATATTTTTTTTAAAAATAATTCTTTGTTTTAATTTTTATTTTCGATTTCATCTATTGGATCATTTAAAAATTTTTCTTTTCAAAATTTAATCTTTATGGTATAATATAATTAAAGAAAGGGAGAAAAAGAGTTAAAAAAGTTTGACAAAAGGGTTTTTCTTTGTTACTATGACATTGTTGGAAAAAACAGAAAGGGGTTAACATGAAATTCTTGCTGGTGTATGATTGGGTTAATGAGGGCACTGAGTTCAGAATGTTCTTTGATACTAAAGAGCAACTCTTTGAAGCTAAAGCAGAAGCAGAAAAAGATTTTGCCCATGAAATTCAATCTAATGAGTTGATTCTTTCACCTGCGATTGGTTACAGTTGGGCAGAGATTGACCAATTTTTCTAAAAAAGTTAAAAAAGTTTAGTTTTTGAATTTTTTCTTTCTTTGTTCTTTGATAATCGTATATTTTTTGAAGTTTTTTAACAATTTTCATTTTGAAATTTCATTTTGAATTTTCATTTTTAAACATTTCTGGTTAAAAAATTTCATTTTCATTTTCAAACCAAGTTAAAAATAATCATTTTCAAAACAAAAATTTTATGGTATAATAAATGTATAAGAGAGAGGGAAAAAAGAAAGTACATAATTTGAGATTTACTTCTTCTCTTGAGCACCTTAAAATTTCTTGTTGACAGCAGTTGAAAAACATGCTATAATATATATGTAAGAAAAAGGTAAGGAAAGTAAGGAAGTTCTGACACTGGTAAAGAGGGGATGGCCTCCCCTGAAAATAAGGAGCCTCAAGAAGGGGCAGAAAAGGAGAACTACAATGGCTGAGAAGATTACCCGCAAGGACCTGTTCGCTCGTATCGCTGAGACGATGGCCGATGACCCTGAGGTTGTTGAGATGTGCGAGAAGTACATTGCCCAGCTCAGCAAGCCTCGCGTCCACAAGACCAAGCCCGAGGTTGTTGAGTTCCGTGCGGCCGTCGCGTCTTACCTCGCTGAGGCTGAGGGCCCGATGACCAACAAGGAGCTGGCTGCTGCGATGGAGTGCAGTGCTCAGAAGATGGCGGCTGCGCTTCGCTACCTCGTCGGTGAGGGTCTGGTCTCCCGCACCGAGGGCGAGAAGAAGAATGACCCGGCCACTTTCGTGGCTATCGCCTAGAACTTAGGCACGAGGACTGCCCTAGCAGTAGAGGTGCGGGGAGTGGCTAGGGACACTCCCCATCATAAAGACCATGACATAAGCAAGGAGACAGATCATGAAGTATACCTTCACCACTGAGACAGGGACAGAGAAGACGATCAACATTCCGGACAGTGTATTTGTGCAGGGCCGCAAGGAGGGTCTGAGCCAGCGGGAGACGATCGATCGCTACCTCAGTGATGAGGGTTATATTGTTGACCCTACTGTCGCTGAGCTGACGGAGAAGGCAAAGGCTAACGGGACTGGCCTCAAGGCTCGTACTGGGAAGCGTAAGGCTCCCACCCGCAAGCCAGACGAGACGAAGCGTGCGCTGATCGTTGCTCTGAATGATTTTCTCTGCGATTATGCGGGGACTAAAGATGTGACGGTTACGAACATCGAGCGTATAATTGCCTTCCGCATCGGTGACGATAATTATGAGCTTACCCTGAGCAAGAAGCGTAAACCGAAGGCTTAGGATCGAGCTATACCCCTTTCATAACGGGTAGCGTGAGTCATGGCACGCCCCGGCCCCTTTCTCGAGAAGCGTCGCGTATGCGGCGCTTCTTTTTTTTTTATTTGTTTATTTTGTGGAGCGAGGAAAAGAGGGCGTATAGAAAATTTGCTCTTGACAGAACGACTGAAATATGATATAATTAAAATGAGAATTATTTTTTTTAAAAAAAATTTTAAAGTTTTAGGAATCGGGAAAATTATAGCTTTGCGTCGTATATCGCCAGTTCTATGAAAATGGGGCGTATAGCGCGTGCCCAGCCCACGACCGACCACGGCGAACATCTGTTCGATGCGAACATTTGTTCGATAGCGAATGCGGCTGACAAATGTAAGCCTTTATATTTGTAAAGGTTGACAAATGTAAGCCTTTATATTTGTAAAGGTTGACAAATGTAAGCCTTTATATTTGTAAAGGTTGACAAATGTAAGCCTTTATATTTGTAATGGTTGACAAATGTAAGCCTTTACATTTGTAAAAAGTTAGATGCGGTTAACTTTTTGGTGCAACTTTACATAAGATGCTATATCATGCATTTTTTGAAAAAATGCATAAATAGTTGATAATATTCAAAATAATGCATAAAAAAGAGAAATATGCATGATTAATGCATAACTTTACTTTACATAAGATATTATATCATGCGTTTGCGGGATACCGCTCACCGACGATTTGCTACCGTTCACCGGTAGGGGTCTTTTTTTTACTTGAAATTTGTGTTAAAATTTTCGGCCGCCCAGGAAGTTAGCCTTGGTTAACTTTTAGGCAAAGAAAACCCTACCGATTAGGTAGGGTTTTAGTAGTATGAGCGGGTAGGGCTTGCGCCCTACCCCTTGGCCGCTAGGCGCGGGTGTAGGTCACCTTGCGCCCGTCTACGACCTTGGAGATAATGCCCATCTCCACACCCACGCGGGCGACGGCAGCGGCCTTCTGCGTGGTAAGCACGCCGCGCACGTGCTCGGTAACCCATTTGGCCGTGACTTCGGCTCCCTCGGGGATAGCGGCCGCGAGCTCGCGGGCAAGTCGCTCGTTATCCTTGCGGGCCTTGCTCGGGCCCTCGGACTTAGCGCGAGGCTTCGTGATGCTGGCGCGCATCTTCTCAAGAATCTCGATGGCTTCATTCGCGCCAGTCTTCTCCATATCACCCATGCAATTTGCAGTGATGTTATCAATTGCGAACTCGATAGCCTGTGCACGGGTCATTTTCTTCTCTGCCATGGTAAACCTACTTTCTGTCTCGGGTGGGTGAGGGCTTGTCCCTCGGGCTGTCCCCTTTGACATTTACTAGTATAGCAGGTTTGCGGGGGACTGCAAGCGGGATTTTTTGAATAATTCACAAAGGTTTATGCATTTTTTGGCCGATTTTTTGCATAAAATACATTTAATATGCATCAAAATGCATAAAAGGGTAGAAAAAATTCATTGAAAAAAATTTTTCCACAAAATGCGGCAAGTTTTTCACACCCTTGGGAAAAACTGTGAAAAATTTTTACATGAACATGTGAGCATATGTTCATATGTTCCACTATTTCACTCTACTGCGGTGGAGTATCTAAATCCTACTGCTCAAGTATACTTTACCACTCTACTGCGCTAAAGTGCATAATTCCTATTAACTTTGTGCACTTTACTACTCTACTGCGGTGGAGTAACTAAATCCTACTACTTTAGTATAGTTTCAGATCGGATCTAGTTCTTACAAATGTAAAAAGTTAACCTCGGTTAATTTTTCAGCCGCCCCCGATAAAATAATATCACACTTTCAAGGTTGAGCGCATTTAAATTTCAACTTTTTCGTGAACGGTGAACTCTTACAAACGTAAATTTTTTGTTAACCTTGGCTAACTTTTTCGGCCGACTATGACAAATGTAAAAAGTTAACCATAGCTAACTTTTTAGAATCCCCCGATTTATGATACTACAAGTTAGTTGCGGGCACAATACCCTAATCGGTGAACGGTAGTATTACATTTGAAAAATTTAAGTTAACCGCGGCTAACTTTTTTCGGCCTCAGACGAACAAATGTTCGATGTTTCAAAACTGTTAAAAGTTAATCAAGGTTAACTTTTAACTTTTCACGTGAAACAAAAAAGCCCGCTTGCGCGGGCTTTCTTTTAACGGTTGTACTGTTTGCGCCATGCCTTGAATTTAGGCTGGCAAGCGATGTAGGCATTAGATACCGGCTCGGTATTCATGCGGGCGTGTTGTCTCAAAACCTTAAACAGAATCGCCGCTTCGAGTTCGGCATCCGCAAGCGCAGTGTGCTCCTCCTCAAAGTTGGCATCTTGAAGAACATACGCGCCAACGCTGTTAGCATTTGTGCGAACGTTACCCGAATCACTCACAAAACCGCAAACCGTCGCAAACTTGAAATAGTTACGGCTATTGCAGATGGTTTGAGCGGCGGCGGCGTTGATGCAATGCCACGACATGCCAGCGGGGAGAAAATCGCCGTCATAGGTGGCATTCAGTGCGCTAATATCGGCCATTGCGTAATAGGCCCAAACCTGCGAAACGTTGAACGCCCTGCAAGCATCAAGGAACAGGGCGCGGGCGTTTTCACGTGAAACGACACGGGCCGCGCCCGTCTCAATTGCCGCGATGTAGGCGGGGAGCTTGTCCGCATAATGAGCGGTACGCATATCGTTTTCAAGGATAGTTTCGGCGATGATGGAGCGGGCGCGAGTGACAATTTCGCCCGTCTTGTCGTTCATGATACAAAAGCCAAAGTCATAAACGGCCTTACGCGGGACGGTCAAAAACTCGGTGTCGATGATTGCACGGTACATTCAAAACCCCTTTCGTTATGTTTTAACCTAGTAACTATGTTAGCAGAACGCCGACCAAAAGCAAGCATTTAGGAGGATACAAAAAGTTTAACAGTGAAACTGTTTGTATCTTGACATTTATGTAGTGCGGGGTGTAGAATTTTCGGCCGACCGCTATCACACTCTACTGTGATGGAGTGCAAATATGAATTTACAATTGTAAAGGTAAAGTTAACCTTGGTTAACTTTTTCAGAACCCCCCGATACCTATTCTACTACTATTAACGCTTGAGTACAATACCCTAATTCGGTTTTAGGAAAAATTTAAGTGCATTTAATATTAGATACGTTTGTAAATTTAAACTTGATAGGTAAAGTATAGATTTCGCGGCCGACTATGACATTTGTAAGGGTTCATATTTGTAATAGTTTAAGCTTTTCACGTGAAAACAAAAAAGCCCGCTTGCGCGGGCTTTTGTTGGGGCTTTTGTTTGGGCTAGATATCGTAGCTGGCATACCCAACAATGACCTTGCAGTCCTCGAAGTAGTAGTAGTTGTAGAAGTCCTTCTCGACCTTGTCCGCGCCCTCGGCGAGCAGTCGCTCTACGCGCGCGACGGCGTTCTCGTCGTAGTCGGCCATGGCCTCGTTCCAGTCCTCGTCAAACCCGTTGAAGTCCTCGACGGTAGCCCAAATGGTGTCCGCATACTTGCTGCCGCCCTCATGGAAGTAGACGTCCTCGCAGCTCTTCAGAATGGTAATGACCTCGTTGCGCTTCATTTTGAACCCCTTTCAATCTTTAACCTTACAATACTAATTATAGTCATTGCGGGTCTGATTGCAATAGGTTTTGGAAAAATTGTTTATTCTATTTTGAGAACAATGTTTAACTAAACTCAACTGCTTTTGTTTACTTTAATACTCTACTGTGGTGGAGTAATTAAACTTAATTGGTTTTGTTTACTTTAGCACTTTAGTGTGATGGAGTAACTAAATCCTAGTAGTTAAGTATACTTTAGCACTCTGCTGTGCTAAAGTGATTAAAGTAGATAGATATTGTTTACTTTAGCACTCTACTGCGGTGGAGTGAATT